GAAAGCCTTAGCCAGCATACGTTTGAGGCTGTCCAAGAGTGCAAAGTGAAATTGGACAAATTGGACACGTAGCCAGCAAACCCAATACCAGTAAGGCTTTCAGAGATTTGGGATTTGTCCAGTTTTTTTGGACCTCAAGAAAAATGATATTTTTGGTATAACAATATTGTCAGGCACTACCCTACTCGAAGAAGCAGCGACATTCTTTTAGCCCCAGCCTTTGGGGTTCACTGGAGATCGCTCATGGGTAAATTCCTAATGAAGCTCATCATGTTTGTGAAGATTGTCAAGGTTGCACTCCGGATCGCTACAACGATCCTGGAAGTAGCCGAGCATCTGACGGACAAGCTGAGCGAACAACACGTAGTATAAAGTCCTCGCTTAGCTCTTTTAGAACCGTGGGTAGTAACTACCCACATTAACACTGGTGCAATATGGATCTTTCATCCGTTAACTCGAAGAACGTACCAAAGTTAGCGACGTCTGAATTGACGGTCAAAGACAATTATTACGTTGTGAAAACCGGACAGTTGTACAACTATTATCCGATCAAAGTGAAGACGTTCACTGAGACGGATAGTATTATCCGCTTCGAAAAATCGCCACCGGTCTTGATGGAAGGTATCGCAATTGTAGGGAAAAAGCCCTACCGCGTTACCCCTCAAGATCTACTGCGGCAAATCATTCGTAAGTCACGAGAAGTTGCTGTACCTAAAAGAGACAAAGTAAATGGAAAATCAGGAAACGTTGGAACTGTCGAACCCGCCTCAATCAAAGCCATTCAACATTCAAACCAATCAGGAGTTAGCGCAAAAACTGAAGTGGAAGAACACGCAGTTGCTGACGCTGCTTGGGATGACCAAATCGGAGCATTATTCGATTTTATCGCTGCGAAAGAGGGGGAGTTCGAAATTACGGATTCTTCACAATCCTGATAATCTGATGCGAGTTATTCAGTACAAAATCCTGACCCAGGTGCTGAATAAGATTGAAGTCCCGGAGTACATTCAAGCTTTTGAGAAGGGCAAGAGTATTCCGAAGATGGCACAACGCCATGTGGGTAAGGATATGGTCGTGAGTATCGACCTTGAAGATTTCTTTACTTCTATCAAGCAGTACCAGTTGTTTGATCTGTTCCAGCATATCGGTTTCGGCGAGAAACCTGCCCGAACCCTGTCAGAGCTTTGCACCTACGAATCATTCGTTCCCCAAGGCGCGCTGACAAGTCCGAAGCTCAGTAATATCATCACTGCGCTTACGTTCGGGCCTGCGATCAAAGAGTATTGTGACAAGCAAGGCTATACCTTGAGTATCTACGCGGATGACATCACAATCTCTATGGATCGGGAAACAAGACTTAAACACGGGAAGGGTATTGTTAAAGATCTTCTCGAAGTAGTATCGCGTGAAGTTGGTCGGTATCGATTCCGGATAAATACCAAGAAGACCAAAGTAATGCGTTATTTCCAACGGCAGTATGTTTGCGGAGCCGTTGTGAACGTTATGGTCAATCTGCAAAAAACTGAGCGTAACAAACTCAGAGCTATGGTTTACAACTGCAATAAAAATGGTATCGAGGCAGAAGCTGCAAAGGCCGGTATCAGTGCAGATCAGTTTTACAGTAAACTCATGGGGCGATTGAACTGGTTCAGCCAGCTGAATCCCACAGCTGGTGATCGTTTAAAGTCAAAGCTAAAGCAAGTCAATGCGGAGCAAGGCCAACCCATTGCCACAGAGGAAACGTAAAAGTACTTTATGTCGTTAGACTCTGGAACACCGTAGAGCAAATATCAGACCGCATCTGAAAATCTCTGCCAGTTTTTATGACTAGTTTTCTGGGTAAAAAACTATAGTCTGCTTCTTCGAGCTTGGCCTGTACTACCGTAGTAGAAGTATTTCTTCAACGTAGTAGTATAAAAGGGAGAGTTAATATGGACCGCATAATTCCACACTTCACCGCAGTAAGTGAACTCGATCACTGCAACGTAGTTACATGATAACTTCTTAGGAACCCCCCACTGTATAAGGATCCGGCTTCGTGCCGGATTTTTTTAGCCTTTCAAGATTGGCTCTTCGAACTGGTATAAGTAAAGTAGATACAACAACTACCTTTTTATAGGAACTCAAGACCATGACCGCACTTGCCCAAACCCTTCGTGATGTTTGTGCCGCAGCCAATTCCGTATCCGACGGAAGCAAAGCTGTATACACGTTTAACAAATTTAAGGAAGACTGCCTTCAGCGTGCTCGCCGAGGACACACTTCCAATGAACTTACCGTTGACTGGACTGACTTATCGAAAGATGAGCGTGAAAGCCTCGGCGCTGATCTCGTCGCAATGATCAATCGAGAAGAGCTGAAGGTTCTCGAATATGACGATAGCAGCATTCGATATCTCACTGTTACCGTCTCCTGGCGTTAAGCCCAAAGTAAAAAGCCCAGCTAACACCGGGCTTTTTCTTTAGTCTTTTGCAGTGAGTCTAGTCAGTTCTCTGAACCAGGCTTTGCGAGTCTTCTCGTTGTATTCAGCAAGATTGTTGTGATTTCTATAAACCCAGCCTTGAGCACGGGCATAGATGTTTGCCACAAACAGTTTCTCTGCAATGTCGTTAGAGTCGTTAGGATCTGCGATGAACATTCCATCAATCCAATCTACTTCTTCCGACACGATAACAGGAACACCCTGAGAAACTTGATCAGCTGTTACAATATTGAAAGTTTCGGTGTATGATACTTGTAAACCGAAATCCATTGTGCCGACCAGCTTGAGGAACTCATGATGCGGCATCCAGTTATGTTCAACCAGTTCATGATCAATGTTCTGGAAAATCATTTGAAGGTTCTTAAGAACCTGATTAGCACCTGAGCCTTCCATGCGGGTAGAGTTGATATGGAAGTACAGTTTTTTACCCATACGATTAGCAAACTTGATAGCTGCAATTGCCTGGATCACGTGATTCTTGAGCGGACGAATTGCACCAAAGCAACCAATATGAACTTCATCGTGTTTGGACTTATAATCTGGACGATCCTGCTTAAGCCTATGAATAGGATAGTAGTTTGGCAGAAAAGGGCAACGCTCTTTAGCTTGCTGCAAAGTCCAATCGCCATGATGGTTATACGCTAGTTGTGCGATTTCATCGTTGGTAACTTCAGAGTTTGACGATACATATACGTTTGGATAGTCTGTATAGCGCATCGACCAGTCAAACGCAATTCCTTCATTCGCAAGGAACGGCGACTTACTATGGTTACGAATAACCCACTTCACATTCGGGTGAAGTTTTGCTAAGACATCGAACTTCTCTGGAACAACCCAGTAAGCTTCGATGATTACAACATTTGGTTTAAAGCGGGTAACTTCACGATCGATAGCGTTGTTATCTTCTACGTGTACGATTTCTGCTTCGTACCGGTCAGGCTCTTCATTGAGCATTTCAACCATAAAGCGTGCGCTGTTAAACAGGCCGCTCTCAAGCATACCCGAGCAGTTATATCCGTCTTCGTTTGTATATTGGTTCTCTCTGTACTTGAGAATGAACTGAACTTTAATTGGCACGATTTCTCCTTGATTCTTCGGCGTTGATTGTTTGTTGAATAGTACTCTCCGTATCCATTCTGTTAGTTTGTTGAGCATAATTATCCTAGTTGTACGCCACCTGATGTGACTTTCATAAAATGACCGCTATAGGTTGCATTTACCCCATTACTATCCAGAGTTACTTCAGCACCACTACTATGTTTTAGGTCAATGACACTTGCGTTGAGTGTAACAGTTTGTTGCCCTTCGTAGTCTAGGGTGATTTGTGACCCGTCCCACGTGGCTATGTGATTTCCGCCAAAATCAACTGTGACTTTTGTCCCGTCTTGGTACATCTTTGTTTGACCAACTATCTGAATGACGGCTCCACTGGTTCCATCTACAGTACGAGACATAGAACCCGCAGGGGCTTCTTCTCGGAATATGATAGATGAGGCAGATGGTAAAGACGTGACATTTTGGTAATTAGTCTTTACTGCTTGTGCAAGTGCAACATCGCCATAATACAGGTTATATCCGTAATTTTCAATCTGTGCTGCGGAAGAAGTTGATGCATATCCAGTATAGCGGTACACTCTACCTTTAATGTTCTTGATGATATCAGAGCTTACATCGGTGAAGTGTTCAAAGTTTCTGGAAACGATACGAACTACGTCGTCCCATTTGGAGATGAAGATTTCAGCTAAGCGTGAGCTTCGAAAAAGCAAAGAACCGCCACGCAAGATAGCTAACATGCCTCCGCCGCTTGAACCTAGAATTCTGTCGCCAACTGCCATGTCTCCAGGCTTGTTAATGTCATTAATTGCATTGACGCCTTCAGGACTAAAGTTGCCGGTATCAGCGACGGGATCTCCGGAATCGATATGCTTCGGAAATGCACTATCTACTGTCTGAGTCTTTGACATGAATAGAATAATCACCGGATATCCGAGGCCATACATGATAGCAACACGGTCTCCCATTACGGGCGTAACACGGTCGCCAGCTCTGCTGGAACCACCGGATGGCTGGCCCCATTGGACTTGATCCAAGTTCTGGCCCCGAACAGTTTTTACCTTGCAAAAACCTCTGGTCACGTCAACTTCAGTGACAAAGCCTTCGTCAAAGTTGGAATCAATTCTTGACGGATTGTTAAACATTATTTATAACCTCGTTTGGTATAAGTATTATAGGAGAACTTTATTATGATCGTACAACCTATTTCCGACCTCCACCTCGACTGTCTCAACGAGATGCACCTTGAACAGGTGATGGAGAACACTATCAACCCCAAGGCAGATGTCATCATCCTTGCAGGGGACACCTGCGAACATGCAGAGATCCAACTGCTGAAAGACTTCGTAGGACAGACCTCAAAGCCCTTCTATATAGTGGCTGGTAATCACGAATATTGGGGCGACGTCAATTGCAAAGAATTCATCCCTTGGTTCAAGAAACAGCTTGAGCACTTTCCTCATGTGAAAGTCCTTGAGAACGATCACGTCGTTATCGACGATGTGGTTATTTTTGGAGGAACCCTTTGGACGAATCTGCGGAATCCGATCAATGCCAACATGATCAGACAATACATGCGTGACTTTGTTCGATCTCCCGGTCTCACCACCGATTTCACGAATGACAAGCACGAGGAAACTGTTGAGTATATCCGTCAGTGTCTGCACTTGGAGCAGTGGAAAGATTTGAAGAAAATTGTCGTTACGCATCACGGCCCTTCTTTTAAAGCTGTCGATGATTTCTACAAGTTCGATACTGCGAACTGTGGCTATCAAAGCAACCTGGATTATATCCTGGAAGCTGAGTGGGCACCAGAAGTTTGGATCCACGGCCACAGCCATATGAAGATGGATCGCAGATTGGGGAATACCCGTGTAATCCGCAACCCAATGGGCTATAAATCGTACGGTGAAATGACAACTGGTTTTGATCCCAAGTTTTTGATTAATACCGATGATTTGACAACCGTTGATAAGTATCACCGTTCCATTATTGACATCTGGAATGAATTTGAAGACCAGTTCAAATAATCGAGGTGTACTGTGGCGAAAAAAGAAAACTTTTGTCTCCAGTGTGGGGTTACCCAATCCGATTGGAATCTCCTCCAGCAAGGAAAGCTCGTAGTAATAGGAGAAGTTCGAGATAACGGTGTCACCTGGTTCAATCGAAATCCCCATGCGTGGCCTCTTGGAACCCTGATTTATGCACAGGAAGTGAATGTCAAACCCAGAGCCGAAACCGAAACGGACGCGTGAAAAGAAGCGTATCCGTAAGTTGCTTAGAGAACAGTTACCACAACCAAAATCCGATAAGGAGAAAAAGAATGACCGAAGACCAAGTTAAGGCGATTTTCCTGCTGGCGAATGTGAAGTATAAAGCCCTTATCCAGACAGAGAATGAGTACTGGCCTAAAGCGTATGTCGAGGAGATCAAAAGTGATCCGTGGTGGCTTGTCGCAACTGATTTCGGCATAGTCAAGATCGGCTGGCGCAAACGGGTTATTAACATCGATTGGTCAGACACTAAAATGCGTCTTAGATCGACATTCAGTTATGACGATTTCGAATTTTGGGAACGTGGACTTACTCAGGATGACGTCACGAAATGGGAGACGGGTATTCATGCATATGGCTATGGTAAAGCCATTGATTATCTGAGGGAGTTGGAGGTGCGGTCTAGACAATGGACTTACGCACACAGCGAAGAAGGGAAGAAAGAACTCGTTGAGCGTCGTATCAGAGATGAGAAGTACAAAGCTGAAAAGGCTGAGAAAGAAGCAAAACAGACCGCGTAAATAAAAATCCCGGCATTGCACCGGGATGAATTCTCAGTAGAAAGGAGCGAAACAACTGAGAAGCGGAAGTTGTTCTAATTATTCTTTGAAGAATGTATTCAAATTTTAACACACTAACATGGGGTTTACAATGAATAACCGTGAACGCTGGGCTATGATTCTCTTAATAGTCTATACGATGTTCTATCTGTACACAGGACTCGTGGCTTTTTTGGAACACATGTACATTCACGCTGCTATTCGAGCGGCTTATGTATCGATCGCAGTGTGGTGTATTCGGGGCATCAATCACACAGTAGAGCATCGTGAAGATGTCTTTCAAAAATGGAAGGCGGAATATCAACGTCGACACTTCGTCGGCTAAAGGAATGCCCGGTTAGTACGACGGGCTTTTTTTAGACTGCCTAATTTTGGTATAAGGTATATAGTAACACCAGTAGTTTACTTGTTATAAGGAGGGAACACGATGTTGGCTCCATATGTAAAAGTAAGGGTGAGTACTGATGGCCGAGCCAAACTAATCTCGTTTGAGATACCTGGAGTTACTCTTCAGTTGTTGCAGGAAGAAGGGAAGCCTCTGCAGGCGTTCGGAGAAGGACCTGAGCATTCCGTTGAGAACCTTGTCCACGCTGCAAAATACGCTATCGATATGCAGATGGCGCAAATAGCCGGAGCACGTTATTCAAAACCTCGAATAGATGCATTAGAACAGGTTAAAAGATACATGGATGCGTTACTCACCCATAGTGCTATTGAGATTCTAAAGCATCGTCCGACGGTTAAAAGAAGGGTTGCAATGACCGTTCAATAGAGGTATTGAAATAGCCCAAAGTATCGGGCTATTTTTAAATTCCTGATGTCCAGACTGGTATAAGTAATGTAGAGGAATATACCTCTTTTCATAACTATCTTTGAGGACTACGACCATGAAACTCTTTTGCGAAATCGGCTTTTACGGCTATGTCGTTATCATGTTTTTGCATTTTATGATCCAGAACTTCCTGGCTCACAAATACCCCGAGATTGCGGCTTTCCAGAAGGAAGCCTACAGCAATCCCGACGTTCTGGAGGTATCAAGACAGATTATCCACAACGGGCCTATCTTCGTTCAGCCGTGGTTTTTCCTGTCGATGAACTTCGTGGTGATGATTCTACTCATCTGTATGGGCATTAAGGCTCAAGTCACCGTGTTGGCATGGGTTGCCTTCATGGCAGCAGCAATGTACATGTACATCTCTCTGTGGAACAGGGTGAAATACCTGTGGGCATAAAGCCCCCACAGAAAAGAAAAAGCCCAGTTTAACCCGGGCTTTTTTTTAGCTGTTGAAGCTTACTGGAACTGGTCGATCAAACTGAATCGAGACGTTTTCCGCGATGACTGGCTGTGCGCTTGCCACTGCAAAACTGTAGTTCTGGAACATACAGTATTCAAGGTACAGACCGGCTAGAGCCTGACCAAAACCATCTGAACCACCTCCACGAGTCTTGAACACCATCAGAAGACCGAACGGAACTGCAAACGTTTCCGAGTCAAGGTTCATCTGGATGTACGTATTCGGAGCATCAGCCCCAGCCGAACTAAACCCACCATTGTCCATTGCAGGACGATAAGCTTGTTGCGAAAGCGCAAACAGAACGTTACCCTGGTCAGCCAGGAACTTAGAAAGTGAAATTGCGTGTTGGGTCTTTCCGCGCGTGAAGAACGAACGGTTTGAACCGATTTCAAATAGACGTGCGAGACCAGCATCTGCGCTCATTTGAATGTTATCTGTAAGACCTATAGGGATGAGGTCGCCCACACCGCCTGAAAGGCCAGTAAAACGTGCCGGTCCTGCGAACAGGGCGGTTGTGTCTGGAGATGCTGAGAATTGTGAGAAACGCTCGTAACCGTCTTGGTTCAGGCGACTCATGTACTCATTTTTCCAGTCCCATCCTAGGCCGAATCCGGCTTCTTGGACGGTTGTTAGACGATCGTTTGTCGGATCTGCTGCCATGTTAATAATCCTTAATATGTGAATTCTTGGTACAGGTAGCCGAACGACACTGTACTCTACGGTTGTATTTTAATTGTATTTAGAAATAAAAAAGCCCAGATTTCTCTGGGCTCTTTTTTAGCTGTGAGTTGATTAGATAATCAAGTACAGGTTGATGTAATTCATAGGATAAACGACCGAAATATTCAGATTGATAATCACGCTATCCTTGTTATTCGGATCTTGAGCAAGGCTCGCAATCTTGTAACCCAGAAGAGGAGCACCGATCTTCGGCAACTTCTGACCCATTACCAGTTGTGAAGCTGAAATAATCGTCTGACGAAGAGTATTCAAGCTATCTGGGGTAATATTCCACTTACCGATAAACGAAGCCAGTTGCTCGGCGTAGAAATAGCTGAGCCAATCCCAATTCTTAACAACCAACAGTTCACGATACTCAAGTACCGACATATCTGTAGTCAGTTCATGACGGACGTAAGGGATAGAACCTTGAGTTTGTTGGACAAACAGGAACGTACCAGCAGCGGCCATCGTGTTCATTTGAGCACGCGTGAAGTAGAAGTTCGAATACTTCAGATCCGCAATTCCAGCAACGCCAACGTTAGTAAAGCCTTGTTGTACCGGGAATCCAGCAACCATGCCACCAAGTGCAGCGCACAGGTAATAGCCAGGCAGATACTTAACAACGCCATTCACAGTAATACCAACGGTATCCGGTTGAACGTGAGTAATACGCTTGTCAGTGAACGTCGTGCTTGCACCAGCTACAGCAGCGGCTTTTTGAGTCTTCGTCAGCGTACGAGCAACGTAGTAGCTAACAGCAGTCGCAGTACCAGTAGCAGCCACAACAACTTGCTGATTGCTCAGCACTTGCTGAACTTGCAGCGAACCAACTTGCGTCGGGCTACCAGTAGCAGCCGTAACGACAACTGAGTCACCCGGAACAACGCCATCAGACATGAACGTAGCATTCGATGCAGTCAACACGTAGTTACCATTGATAACCGTAATTGTGTTGTTGCCACCGTTTGCGTTCACGAAACCTGACGAGTAAGGGCCAATGTTCTGAGTCGTCGGGATTGCAGTATTAACCAGAGCTACGCGCCATGCAGCCATCTGCGGAGTTGACATTTGGTCAACGTGAGCCTGAAATAAAGCCAGGATATCCGTTTCTTGCGTCAGCGGAACCAGGGCGTACAGGGTGTGACCTTCAGCCAATTCCAAAGCGGTTTCATAACCAATCAGGTCATTGCTCGGTACAGCGATAACGTTGATTTGCGTTGTCGTGTTAGCCATACAAATAACCGAAGCCAGACCCAGCGGGTTCATATCAGAAGTATCGCCAAGAATACCTGTGATGTCACCAGTCGTCGTCAGAACTTGGATCGTCCCTGACAGATCGGTACGCAAAGCACGATATGCGAAGTGAACTTCACCAGTCACAACACGACCGTAGATGATGAACGGATTAGGTTCAATCGAAATCTGGCCAGTCGTAGGCGCATTCGAAGCATCGTAGTTGGTAGTACCAGTGCTAGGATTCGTTTGCGGCAGAAGCTGATTGTTGTAAACCTTGCGAGTCTTAACCGTGAACAGAGCCTTCTTGATTACGACAGCACCAGCGCCTACGGCAGTACCGACAGCAGGAGAAATCGTAAGGACGTTCGTTGATACAGCACTCACCGTAGCTACGAGGTCAGCATTGTTTGCACCAGCGCCACGAATAAGGATAGTGTCACCGACGATAATGCCAGTTGCGGAAGCAACAGTAACCGAAGTAGCGCCTTGAGTCAGCGTACCGGGAACAGTCGTTTGAACGCTCAGATCAGCCGGAAGCACGTCAGTCGTGTTCAGGGTAATAAGAGTCGAAGTCGGGTTTACAACTGCAGTGACAGTCGTATTAAACGTTTTTGCTACAGAAGAAGTATTCGTGTAGTCGATTTCGATTGCATCACCTGGTTCAACCAGAAGAGTCGAAGTCGTTTGGTTAACGTTAGAAACCGTTGCTTTCGTGATAGCACCTGACGTAACAGCCGTACCAGCTTGAGCCGAAATCGTGAACGTCGTTCCCGAAATGTTCGAAATCGTAGCCGTCAGATTAGCACCACTAGCGCCTGCGCCAGCAATGGTGATGATATCGCCGATAACGAAACGCGTAGCATTGGTAACAGCCGTAACTGAAGCCGAGCCAACCGTAGTCGTACCCGTGCCAACAGGAGCTGAAATATCCAGTTCGTTAGAACCAGAATAACCCAGGAAGCCGCTAACCAGCGTTTCGATTTTTGCGTTGTTCAGATAGACTTGTACAGAAGTCGGATCCACAACTTGGCCTGGCAGCGAACCAGGAATACCAAAGGTGTTAACTACACCGGAGTTGCTGATAACAGCAGTTTTCGTAACAGTAACATTGCTTACAGTAGTGCCTGCAGCAGTATCTGTCGTAGCTGTGAAGCCAGACACAGAAAGGACGGTTGCGCTAAGAGTACTACCCGTTGTGGAAGCACCTGGGATAAGCAGAACGTCGCCAATAGCGAAAGGAACCGGAGTGGTAAAAGTAACCACTGCAGAACCAAGCGTCATGCTACCAATTGCATTCAATGCAGGGACAGCTGCAGTTTGAATAAGGGATGCCGTCGAACCCGCGACGTAGCTAACTACGTTATAAGCAGGTCCAATAAGGCATACTTCCAGATCAGGCGTAGTGTTAGCAACACCGCCAGAACTTTGGAGTTGTTGATAAACGAGTACTGATGGAATTACATATGACATATTTGTTTCCTAAAAGGATTTTGTTACCTGCAGCCACATGGCTACAGGCGAGAATCTTGACACATTATGCTGGTATTTTAGCTTAAATTAACGCCGTCGGCTTGCATGTTAATAACGAAGCTTTTGATCTTGATACTGTCGTTTTTAACCTGCCATTCCTCTTCTTTCATGTAAGGTACAGAAATAGAAACCCTGAATTTACCGTTGGTTTCAGATCCGTCATACTCACAAGAACTTACTGACAGAGGAGAAGCGAAGTCTTTAAAGCCTTGTGTTTCGCATAGGTACGGACGTGACCAAAGCAAAAAGTGTTGAACCATGTCCGTCAAAATTTCACAGCTGCCTTGCTGGGCTGCTTCTATGATTATAGACGCCTGGCCCGAGTAGATAACGAAGTTTTTGATATCTTTCAAACCAAATGTTTCAGACATTGTTTTGCCAGACGACATATTGTCCGTAAGCGAAAACTTGTTTACTGAGTAAGAGCCTCTATCAACGAGAATCCGAGGACGCTCATTGAACGGAATCTTGTGCATATTATTAGAATAATCCAGTTCTACCGAACGTTTCTTTTCGTCGGGATCCCAGTGGAAATGACTAGGATCCGTATAAGTACTAAAAAAATAACGAAGAGGACCGAGGATTAAAGAGCTTAGATCTACGGGACTAAAAAATTGGCTCATGCTGGGTAAGGCTCCAAATATTGCGTTGGGAAGTCTGGTAGGTTACGAGTTACAAGTTGATACTCAACATCTCCCTTGCTAAGTTGAATCAAGGTAGTCATTTGTCTTACGACATTGCCTTGAAGCTCAGTGGTTGCAATTTTACCAACTTCGTAAATGTTCCAGTCGCCTGTCCGAACGATAACATCTCCAAGACGAATATCAGGCATAGAGATAGTCCACGCTCCAATTGTGTTTTCTTCGTCGTGGCCGATATAGGTTTTGACTTCCTGGTTAGGTGTCGGATCGTATTGTAGATACAAGCGTACAGGATCAAAAAATCCGCCCTGGAACGACGTTCCCAAGCATTGAGGACAATGATCGTCAGTTACCTGCTCAGTAGTAGGGTTCCAGCAGCGAGTGCAACGCATTCCATAAGTCTTTTTGCGGAATAGGTAAGAGCTGATACCTGCAAAACGGCTAAGGAGCCAGTATTCCCTGCGCTGAATTTCAATTGCTCGCAAAGTGACCCAATTGCGTTGGTATGTATTCCAGCTGACTGGATCAGATCTAAGGGCAACATTATTTTTACTTGTAAGGATTGCTTCAACAACATAGTAGCCCTTGTTGTATTTAGAGTATTCTTGTGTTGTAGTATCGGCAAACGTGGTTCCAGTAATAGGAGTTGAGTTTAGCTTTACAAAACCGGTATCCTGAACTGAAGAGAAATAAACGTCGAATAGGCAATTGCCAAAGGAAGCCGGTACAGACCACTCCACGGTCACCTGTTTGAACCACTGTGGGTAGACCTTGACTTGTATAGCCGAAGCCCTCCTAGCCGTTTCTAGGGGCAACTGACGGGTTTGAATGAGGAACCCTGGGGTGACTGAGAAGTTGAATGCCATATTTAAGGAGTGTCGTTCTTAAAGTACTCGGCTACTTTACGAGGAGTTGTAAGTTTGTGATGATCGCCAGGTTTGATTTTTCCAAATCTGCTTTCTATAGCCGTTACCAGTTTATTAGCCGCAATTGTTGTAGCAGCTTTGTTTTCACGATTTTTAGGGAAGAATTTATGGTCGGGCTTCATGCTTGAATCGAAGTGCTTGTGAGTCAGGTCCATAACGATTCCTAATGCACTGTCATCAGAAAGTTCGGCTATTTTTTCAAGATACTTATTCATGGTGTTATTTTAAAAGCAAAAGCCTCCCGAAGGAGGCCTTGTATTTGAATCGTTTATACATTACCACACGGGCATGATGGCCAAATCACTTGATACATGACCCCAACCACTTTCCATGTTCAGATTAATCTTCAGCTTAGTAGCTGCTTCCATAAACTGTTGCTGAAAGTTAGCCGCCAGGCTTTGATACAACTGGGTACGTTCTTCAATAGGGATTTGTAATCCGCCATCGCTATACTCCATTGTATTACGAGCCAACAGCAAAGCTTTACCGTTGTATGCATGCCAGAGAGTTCCCCACAGAAGCACAGCTTTTGAAGGGAAGTTCTGAATACCCATATTACCCATAGGTGGGATAGAATTAAACGAATCAGCTGCGAAGGTCATGCAAAGTTCAATGAAGGTATCCGTCATTTCCTCACCTTCAATAAGGTAATTGTTGTCAGCATAGTCTGACGTATATTCTCTCACTTCTTGTGCAGTGAGGACTTGAGGCATTGACACCGACATTTAATTACTCCGCAGCGTCTGCTGCCTTATCTGCCGCCTTGCGGCCCTTCTTTGCTACGCCATTTGCTTCTTCTGCAGTCTTACCAATTGCTACCGAAACTGCTTCACCTGACTTTTCTATTTCTGCGTTACGGCCAATTGATTCCGTACGTGAAGTGCTCTCTTTCGGAGCGTCAGTTGACTCTTTTAGTTCATCGGCAGTCATACCGCGATACGAGTCCACTTCGATAATCGGAGTCGGGGCTTTAGGCAACGAGCTTACGTCCGGTTCCGACGAATGGACTTCAGCCCATTCTTTGTTAACTGCGTCGATCACATCTGGATGTTCCAGATCCGATTCCATGATTTTGGCGTAGCCGCCAACCTTGATTGAAATGTAACCCGCTTTCAGAACCAGACCGGTAGCCAGTTTGTTAACGAGGTAAAAATTCTTGAATACGACTTTTGACATTTGTCATTCCTTTCTTAAGAGTTTGTAGTTTATTGCTTATTGTACATTTTGTCAATTCTGGCCAGAATCTTATTGTTCTGATATTGCATGTATTTATGCAAGCCTAGAAGACCGCCAGTCAAAGCAACACCTCCACCAACGCCAAGTTTTACACGATTCTGAAATGTCCTGCCATTGCTGACCTTTGCCTTACGCGAGGCGCGGGTAGCCGTTAGACCTGTGACTTTAGCTTCATTAAGCACACGTGCCTTCGTAGCCCATTCTTTGGACGTTTTGCCATGTACCGAATCTAGCATGTTAATAGTCTTGGATAGGTATCTATTAAATTTACCTGCCATGTTGGTTTCCTGTAATTTACAGACGTATTTTAACAGAGAAGACGAACCAATGAAATTGGTATAAGAAGTATAGAAACACCCGTAGTCTATAACTCTTCCAGGAGAGACCATGAAGATTAGCGAGATGACAAACTTTGTAAGCAGAGCGCCTTGGCCTATGGTCGTGTCCATAGACAGGTGGGGGGAGAAAGATCCAGAGATAAAGAGGAAGATAGTAGCGGTAGATCGTGCGTTGAGTATGAACTACGGGGATAAAGTTGTAAAGGCATTGTTAGAAGAGTTGTTTGACTATGTAGAAAAACGGTATCTGGTAAATAGAAAACAGATGGAATCTAAAGTAGTTATGTTCCTGGCTGACAATAGGAAGAAATCAGCGTGAGAGACCCGTCCCGGCTAGTACAGCGGGATTGCCTTTTACAAGTAAATAAGGAGAGTATTATGACTGACGAGAAAAGTGGGGATCACAGCGTTTTGATGGGTATTCTCGGAATCATATTGCTAGTTGCTTTATTCGGCAGGAAAGAAGAGAAAAAAGATGAAGACAATAAATCCTCGACACCTAAATAAAGGAGGAGGTATGCTGACGCAAGAAGATATGAGAGATATTCGTCAGACGGTTGCCGAAGAAAATACAAAGGCTTTTGCCGCAGGGCTCATTTCAGGAACACTCTTACTTTGCATAAGTATTATTACCCTTGCGTACTTGGACTCCAGAAATACAAGAGCGATAATTACACGACTCTAGTAAGCAGGGGAAAGTCCCGCTAGTACAGTGGGCTTTTTTAGCTTCCAGAAATGAGAAAAGCCAGGCATTTAACCTGGCTCGTCTTAGATAGGACCACCTCCTCTCGAAGGCTTCCAAACACTGGGTTTAGAAGTTTAGAACAACTGCACCGTTCACGTTACCGATACCTGCACCTACAGCTTCGTATGCGTGGAATTCGATAATGTCTGCTTCAGTCTTCAGGAAGACCGTAGGAGCTTGCAACTCATAGAACTGACCTAGGTAGTTCTGCGGAGCAAACACAAGTGCTTGGTTCGTCGGGAGGATGTTAGCCTTGTTCGTCGTGATGATCTTGTAACCGAAGAACGTATCGAGCGTACCTTCACCACGGAACAGATCCGAAGCGGCAGGCGAACCCACGTCAGTTGCGGCAAAAGTCAGCAGATCAGCATACATCGATTGCGTCATAAGGATACAACCAACCGGCAGCTTATTCAGAAGCATGAACTTAATACCAGCCATCAGGTTAGCTTTCGTGAAGCCACCACCGATGGTGTGAACATTGCTGTTCGCCGTAGCGATTGACAGAATGTTGTTGTAAAAGTTTACGTCTTCTTGCTCTTGGATATCCTTAACGCTGTTTTCCTGCAGGATCGTGCGAATGTCGGTACGATACGTAGCGAGTTCGAACTTGCTCTTGCGGAAATCTTGCGACATGATCTTTTGGAAAGTCACCGGATAACGTGAAGTTTTCCAATAACGAATTTCCGGACGGCCCAGGAACGGAGCAGTAGCTGCAACCGAATCCGGTTCTTTTTCAACGATAACCGTCGGTTCTTCCGTCAGTTGGCGATCCAGCTCTGAAGCTGTGATTTGAACCGGAGTAAGAATCTTACGGGTAAAGCCGTCTTCACGAAGCTTCTGACGTACGAAAGCTGACATAGCAGCTGAAGCTTCTTTAGTGTGACCTTGGTCAATCTTGTCGAGGAAAGATTGATTCAGGAATTGTACGTTTACGGTTTCTGTCGAATATGCGCTCATTTTAATTATCCCTATTACGCTACTTTGATTGTAAGGTGAGCGGTTTCCGTCGTAGCAGCAGCCACAACGTCAAGTACGAAACCAATAACCGGGTCAGTAGTACCGTTAGCAAGTGCCAGTTGACCACTCTTCACCGTCAGCGGCGAGCCAGGAGCATAAGCACCAGCTGCATAGTTCGAAACTTTAGCCAGGAAGTTACCCCAAAGAACAACTGCCTTACCTGCATACGCTGCCGAACCACTATCACCATTACCGACGATTACCAGGCCTACATTGTTTGACGCCGACGCACCGGTTTTATTAACAGTGTTATCGCTCTGTTTGGTAACCCAGTCACCATTTTGCAGAGTAGCAGCAGCTGTAATCGGTTCGACGCGCTCTAGAGAACCATCGTACGGCCAGCCACGGATGATCTCTGCGTTACGTTCCATTAACATATTTGTTTCCTTGTATATGTTTCTTTTTTAAATAAGCCAAGTAAAAGCATTGTTCAACTTGGCTCTAAATTTGTTCACAACATTCCTATTTTAATGCGTGATAAATGTAGTGTGGGAAAAAGGATAATTTTCTTAGTAATAACTCTGTGAGTTATTGCTTGAAGAAACTCCTTTAACTACAGCTCCTGTCAAAGCAGCTCCCCCGAGGGCGAGACCAACTTTATTACGGGCTTTAGTCGTTTTAAGCTCAGCTTGATCGATAGCTGGTTGGAGACTGTTAGCGTGAGCCTGAAGCTTGCTAGCGCGGTTTGCATTATGGGATGCGATGTCTTGGTTCAAAGGACGGGCAGAAGCTCCGTAAACGCGTCTAGAAGCGTCACCACCCCTATTATCCGCAAGACTCTTGAATACGTTCGCCTTGGCGGTTGCTCTATCAGCTAAAGAAGCTGTTCGAGATTGCGTTGTAGAAAGACCCTTAAATTCAGCGCCTGTCGCATCTTTAAGAACACCAGGAACAGTTTTAGCTACATTTTTAGCTGCCCCGATAATCCCTGCGATACCTGCGATCTTTTCGAGGTATTTATTCATCATGTTAACTCAGCATGAATTCAAGAAGTGGGTCGGTCTTAGGACGTGCTACACCTACTCCATTACCCATACCCCACGGTTCTTCGATAGCCGATGCAACCTTCATCAGAAGCTCAGGTGAAACGCTTTGTAGTTCAGCAAGGTCTGCTTGGGTAAACTGGGCAGCAGAAGCAATTTTGTTAAGCTGTTCAGGCATATGAGTCACAGCTTCGATATGATCGAGTTCTGACTGATGTACGGAAGCTTGTTTTTCGATATCGCCCTTAAGGCCAGCGATTTGCGTTTCAAGAGCTTCGATGTATTCAGCAGCCTTCTGCAGGAGTTCCACAGTAGGGTTCGATTCATCTGGAAGTGCAAAGCTCGTAAGTTCGGAAATGTTGAGGTTAGCAGCCTTGACCAGTTTCACAGCGTCTTCAGGGTCAATGCCTTTCATGGTCAAAGCTGAAGCGGCTTCTTTTTCCATGATGTGCTGAGCTACTTGATAACGTGCGTCTTTATCGCTATAGCCAGCTTGTTTAAGATGTTCTACAGCAACTGCTTCCGGGGTCGAAAGACGAACGTCTTCCGCGTGTTGCATAAGAATTGAGGATAGTTTAGTCATTTTCGTCTTCACTGTGGACTCTGCTGAATCCAGCATTTTCGAGTCGTCTATTGTAATCTTTGGTGTTAGCGATACGGGCACCGAGACCTAGTCCAAGCACTGCACCGAGAAACTTATTCTTGAAAAGCCGTGACTTTCCAATATTTGTCAGTCTTGATGCGTGAGTTGCAATGGACGGATCCAAATGCGCATTTGCAGCGGTACTAGCCAAATAAGGAAGCATAGTTGCCTTCGTATAAAAATGGCCTGCCGTTCCGCCTAGCGTAGCTCCACCTAGAGCCCAAGCCGCAGTTTGAACCGGATGGATGCCTTCTGCATTTTCAAGTTTTGCAAACTCTTCCCGATTCAAATGGAGCTTATCGACACCATACCAACTCTTATCATCTGGGTGCGGAGCCATCGCATACGACTCAGCTACCTTCTCAAGATACTTGTTTTTCGACATGTTTGTTGATCGCTTTATTTAGTTTAACACCGGCGTAATCAGCAGCCAAACTTGTAGCGCCAGTCAATGCCAAAAGTTTTGCATTATGCATATGTCCTGCACCTTCCCCTATAATTTTGGGAGAGAGTTTTTGCACTCCAAAACCTGTACCTGCACCGATACCTCCGATTATTCCAGTATCAATAGCGTCGTGTTTCCAATTAGATTCCTGTTCTTGAGCAGCTTTATGTAATGCTGCGCTAAGAAGAGTTTTATCCCCGCGAACTAATTTTGAACCTGGTGAAACAACTTTAGATGGTTTCGCAACTTTGCCAAGTCTTGCGCCGACTCCCTTGGATGCCAAATTCGGAAAAGTCATTCCTGCAATTTTTTCCAAATACTTATTCAATTATTTTCTCCAAGAAAAAAACCCCGCCCGTAATGTTGTACAGAGCGGGGCCTTAATTTAAGTCAGACTACAGATTAATAGCCGTACAGTTCGTTCGATTTAGCGTTAACCATTTCGATTGCGCTGTCGAAATCAACGCCGTTAGCGATGAGCATATCGAGAGCAGCCTTCTTTTCACGGCCAACAGCGTATGCACCAGCAGCACCGGCAGCAGCAGCGCCAGCACCCAGATGAACAGCCTTGTTGTTAGCCAGAGCCTTGAACGAGCCTTGGGTAGCTTGGGCCTTAACGCGGTTAGCGTCAAACGCTACGCCATTAGCAGTCTTCTTAGCAGCACGGCCTACATGTTCAGCAGTCGTTGCAGCCTTACGGGCAGCACGAGTTGCTGCACCACCACCGACCGAACGTGCAGCTTCGTTAAGCATCTTTGCAGCGCCAGAAGCAGCAGCAACCTTCGTAAGCTCAACAGCTTGGTCGAAATCAAAACCAGCAGCTAGGAACGAGTCAAAAGCGGCTTGCTTGACTTGCGTTTCTTCTTCTTGTTCGAGTTCAAACGCAGCTTCTTTAACCAGGTTCACAGCGGCGTCGAAGTCGAAGCCTTGGCTAACGAGTTCAGAAACAGCTGCAGCCTTTTCTTGTTGGTCAGCATCGACCCAACCCGTAACACCACCTTGGTTAGGAGTCTGAGCAGCAACTTGTGCGCCTTCTTCCTTAGCAATGCCAGCAGCGGGGTTTTGATCAACCGGAGCAGCACCATGAGCCATAGCATCTGAAACGATTGCATCGAAAATTTGGTTGATAGTACCACCATTACCACGACCATCCGTACCCGGTTGGTTTTGGATAATGCTATCTTGTTCTGCTACTTGAGCAGCCAGGTCTACCTGGGTCTTGTTCGGAACACCACTGGCAATGCCATTCATGGTGTTTTGGTCACCGACTGAAGCCAGCTTCTCAAGAAGAGCTTCGGCCAGAGCCTTACCTGCGTCAGCAGCTTGTTTGTTCATAGTATCCTCTGTATTAACTTGATCAAGTTTAATGGATGCAACTTTTTGCATTACTTCTTTAGCCAAGGCGGCACCTTTTGCAGCTGCTTCCTTAGTTTGTTCGTCGTCTTTCTTCTTGTCGTCTTTTTGTTCGACGGCATTTTCTTTCTTAGCAGCTTGGTCGGCTTTGCAAGCAGTATCTAGTTCTTCATCTGCTTTACAAACTGCCGTCTCGGCTTTTTCTTCATCTTTCTTTTCATCCTTCTCTGACTTTTCGCTGGCGGACTTAGTAAGACCGGCGCTTTTTTCAAGATCCTGGATGAGATCATCAAGACTTAGATTCATCATGACTAATATCCCTTTTTGAACGAGGCCACTGGATTGTAGCCTTTTGAAAATCTTCAGTCAATCTATTTATTCTGAATCAACTTTAGCATTGCCGACTTGGCTAATTTGTAAGTCAATTTGTAGTCAGAAGCAGATTTAACTAAAGGTATTTTAACACCATCTGAAAGCTTGTTCAATTCCTGCTCTTTCATTTTCTTCTCAATTACTTGAGTAATGAACCACTTTGCAGCGAGAGCAGCACCGCCGATTGCTACGATGGCATTGAACACACGCAAGAGTTCAGACTTTTGTGGAGCGTTAGCCAGATTCTGTTCTCTGAACCTTTCATAAACCGTCGGTTCGATATGATGACCATTTCCGCTGTACCCTACGTTTGTACCTTGCATATATCCATACATCGATGCTTGCTTATTCATAGCTACACGGCTTTCTACATAATCCGGCAGATACGAAGAATCTTCCATGTGTGGAAGAAGCGCATGCACAATTCCTATATTAGGTTCTGTAATTTCACCGAAGTCACGATCAAAGTCCATCAGTGCAGAAGTACCTGATTTATTCACATAAGCAGCAGCCATAGGGCCGATGCCCTTAGCTTCGTCACCGAGGATCTTGCGACCAATCAGTTCTGCCAGAAAACCCAATGAAGGGCTAATACCAAGATGACCCAAGGTGCTAAGAACTTCATTAAGCTTATAGTTTCTAAGAACGTCGATAACGTCACCTTTCGGATCAGAAACTCGTGATACAAGATTATCAAAACTAGGATCAGCAGATACAACATCACCATCGACCTCTTTTAGTAATTCTGATAGCTTCTTTAACGACGCGGCTTTGTGCATCGTAATTTCAGATAGGCCAGCCATCATGGCTTCATCTACAGAACCAACAACTTCAGCTGTTGATGCAACTTTCTGTAGAACAGAACTCGTTACGTCGGCAGGGCGGAATACGATAGAGATATCGAAGAATCTAAGCGGAGCCAGATTCAACGCCATAACCTTGCGGCCATCTGGATAAATTCTGCCAAGCTGTTCGCTCAAGTGTTCACAATACTCTTCACGAGTCTTAGCCTTGTTACTGCAAATACTGCAAACGTCGAATGGAGTACGGCAAGCCATAGAAGTCTTAGGCCAATCACCGCTTTCGATCTTGTCGACGATGTCAGGGGCCTTGTCATTCCACAGTTCGGCAATAAGCTCAACACGATGCATTCTATCGTTATAAACGGAATAGATAACACGCCCGATAGCAATTTCAGGGTTCTTGTTTACGTGGTTGCGGAAGATATGGGCGGGTGAAGTCTCAAAGGTATTGTGATAATCAATGAGATTCGATTCAGGGAAATAGTCTGCGTTACGGTTGGCACCATAGAATTCACCCGCGCCCATAGCGAGGATGTGCAGATATGTCTTTCCATGAATAGGAGTGATTTTGGATGCGAATTGTTGAATACGAGAATCCGCAGCCTGTTTGATGAGACTGCCTGTAAGGTCTCTGTTGTCAAGAATCGTAACCTGGGGTTCGTCTTGGTAAAAAGAAGAGGTATCGATCAGTTTTGTTAGCATATTTATATTTTACAGGCAGTTACTACTTAAATACGAATGTATTTATTTTTGGTACCAGCAGCTTTCTCTTGTTCGGGCAACTTAACGTGAACATTAACGCTCTGTCGTTTCTTCAAAGCCTCTGCGATATCTTTCAATTGATCTAAAGATTTACTTTCCACATCCGCCATGTGATTTCCTCGATGTTTGCTCTCTATACCATTGGCTAGATTCGCAACACCTAGCCCAAGACCGGTAGCAGACATACCTAGACCAATCTTGGAGGTTGTTGAACTTCTCTTCCAGCCTTTAGCGAAGCTCTTTCCGAACTCACTTAGACTGGCAATTTTCTCTAGGTATTTATTCATGGTTAAACAAACGCTTTAGGATTAACCGAACCGTTGTCACGATAGCGGCCTTCAAGATCCGTAAGACTCTTAATAGTCATCAGATCGATACCGTCACCTTGAACTGCGTTCGTAAGGATAGATTGTAGCAGATTCGGATCCACTGCAACCAGCGGAGCAAATCTGTAAATCGTATCAGCATACTTTTCAACCTTAGCAGGGTTCTGATCACGAAGGAACGATGACGAAGCAACAGCATGTTGCAACGACTTAAGGAAGCGTTGGTATCTGAACTGATCCGTTACGAAACGATAACCAATCATTGCACCGCCAACCGCACCATGAGAGACGATACCACCAATGCCCTTACCAAGTTGGCCAGCGATATTGTCTGTGAATTCACGACTGATGTCTTGCTCTGAACGTGGGTTAGCCGCTTCTTTTTCCAGAAGTGCTTCTTTTTCCATCAAAACATGAGTAATGAAGCCTGCTACGAATTGGTCAGCGAGATCTTCATTGCCAGCGAATTTTTCAAGACCTAGCTCTTTAACTTTTTCTAACATTTGAATTGTCCTTTGTTTACTTTAATTAATCACGTTGAAGAGCTGACCATACGTCATTGCTTCTTCCGGTATGTGAATCTGTACCCGGGTCATACAGAGCTGCATCCATAACTGGGTTAGCTGCTTTCCATACTCCCTTCAGAGCAGAACCTGAAGTCTTGCCGACAGCCTTGGTAACTGCAACCGCCTGTGACTTTTCGCCAGCACCCATAATAGCTTGGGCATTCGTTTTAACACTTTTTATTGCTGCATTTCCGACGGCTTTACCGGCGTCAATTGGAGTCTTTGCAACTCTGCCAGCTACGTAACCCGCCGCATAGCCAGGAGCACCAATAGTTTTGTTAACTACGTTCTTTGCACCGGCACTAACATTATTCATCGTATTAACGAATGAATTTGTTTTGATACCTTGAGTCGTTTCTGCAGCTTGCTTTTGAAGACTCGATCTTTCACGTTGTTCACGAACCAGTTCACGAGCTTGCTTATATAGATTCGAGAAATTAGTAACGTCCTTCAGTTGGGCTTCTTTGAAAAGACCAACACCTGCGAGGTCACGATACTTTTGAACTGAGCCTGAAACAAGGACCGACAATTCTTTGAATTCCTGTTCGCTCGTTACACAAGCCAACTTATCCATCCACTTCTCATCCTTGCCAATAGCCTTAGCCGTCTTGACAAGAGTATCAGCAACAGTAATGCTTTCTATTTGTAGACGTTCAAGTGATTCTTTATTAGCGGAAGCTTCTTTTACGAAGTAAGTAATCTTTTCACCGAATTCCAGTTCACGCATTTGATATGCAGAAGCTGTCTTTTCGATACTTTTACTTTCAACGCTAATGGTTGCTGCCACTTTTTCCTGGAAGTTATCAGGAAGCGTAGCCGAAGCCATGACTTCAGCGTATTTTGCAAGTGGGAATTCTACCGTACGGTCTTCGCTCAACTGCAGTACTTTCAGATAAGCGATGTTGTTTGTTGATTCAACAGCACGCTTAACTTGTTCTTCATTAAGTTCATAAGCTGCCGCTTGTTTAGCCAAGCCAACGCTTAGTGGAACTTTGTTATTTAGAAAATCTTCGACCGCGCTGATCGAAAGATCCCTAAGTTGTTCTGGCGAGATGTTTGCCATGTTTATCCCTTGCGACCTTTTTTGGTCCCTTTAGTCATGTCTATTTTAGTCTTGAGACTCATGAAAGGCTTACTCTTTGGAGCCTTAAGGGGCTTCTGACCAGCTCTTACCTGAAGCTGGCCTCCTTTCTTTCTAGCAGCGATTTTCTCTAGGTATTTATTCATAAAAGCTCTTCAATGAGTCTGTTCTTTTTCTGCATGTTTTCTTTTGCAGGGATAACACGTAGATTGGTATGAACATGGAGCCCTGAAACCGTTTTACCTCTAAGCGGAACTATATGATCAACGTGGTGAGGTATGCCTGTTTTTTCACTAAGTTCTATACTCAATGCGTAAATTTCTCGTATCTTTTCAATATCTGCCCAAGGAGGGGTTCTATCCTTTATAAACTGTTTACGTCTCTTAGAGTATTCTTTAAAGTAGGCTTTATTATCATGATAATAATCTCGCCCTTTCTTCAAAACCTTCTCTTTGTTTCTATTTGCGTACCGGATTGCCCACTCACACGCTTTTGTAGGATTAGCCGTATGAAATTTATCATTCGCAATTTTTCCGCATTCAAGACAAGTTCCCTTAGCTACATATCTTTCAGAAACATGCCCATTTTTGCAAGGCTTACCTGTGTAATATTTAGTAAGCCCTTCCTCTTTAGCTTTCTTCCGAGTTATCAGGCTCATCTTCACTATCATTTAGTTCCTGACTGACGTCTCTTACAGGTAAATTATTAAATTCAGAAATGTCAAATCCATCCAATGAAGTAAACCCGTCAAAATCGGGAATAACTTCTCTGATGGCAAGCTCAAGGTCTTTCTTAGCTGCACCTGAATCAACTGTCCACAATTTAAGAAGTCTTGAAATATCGACACTTAATTTGACCCATTTTGTAGCTTCTTTGGATGCTTCTGCAACGTTACCGCTGAACATAGCCTCTTTACTTTTATACATGCAAGTAGTAAAGAGATCCACTAATCCATCCACTGGGGAAATTTGAATCTGTTTACCCATACGCCAAGCTATGAATTCAAGACCCTGGCTTAGAGCCCAGAGTTTAAGGTTGGCTTCATTTTTATCACGAACATCTAGAAGCTCCATCTTACTTAATTTATCACATTCAGTTACATCGTAGAAAATAGCAGAATACATCCGAACTACTTCCACCGGAAGTTCTAGAATGTTGGAGATAGCTTCGAAATCATTGGTACATAGAAGGCTAGCTTCTACATACCCTTTTTTTAATTTCGATTCTTTAATAGGACACGCCTGTAAATAGGCGTCACGCTCAGGCCCTTCAACCCCCGAGAGAATTATATCTACAAGGGGGTCTACATTCCGAACGTTGTTACGAATATGCAGCTCTCTCTGATTTGGTCTCATCGTTCATGGTTACTCTTTAACGGCTAATTGTTTTCCAGGACCTTCGGTGTCGATAGAGTCAGCGGTAGCGGAGTATTCTTTAAGTTTCAGGTAATTATCACCTAGCAGACGATATACAGTCTTCAGGCCTGCAAGGAATGCATAAACCTGGTCTGCGTCGTTTGCTTCAGCAAGGCGACTAACGTGAACACGAGCCATGAACAAAGTACGGCCAAGTTTGTCAATGGCTTGTTCGATTTCCGGAAGATATTCTTCGATCAGCTCGAACATGTCAGGGGCTTGAAGCAATTCCGAGATAATGGTTGCTTCTGTTACCTGGGCGTCGTTAGTAGCCAGTGCATTCTGAATGTTAGGGATAAACTGACCATTAGGCTGATAAGCCCCGTTCATCGTAACTTCATCAGGATCAATACCAGTTTGATCCTCGTCACCATACTGAGGCATGTTACCGTCGTCTTGGGCATTCGTAAATCCAGCACGTTTAGTCATGTAAACCTTAACGAACTTGATTTCCTTAGCCTGCTTGACAAAGCTCGATGCCACTTCAGGATCGATGCCTTCATCAACAACCAGACGTTTCATAACATTAGCTTCAGCGCCAGCACTCTTACCGTTAATAGCGAATTCAACACCATCGTAACCGATGTTCATTTCATCGCCGAGCCATTGAATGTCATGGATATGACGCTTACGACTTGCAGCATTAACGTTGACTTCCAGTTCGGAACTCAGATTCTTCTTAAGTTTGATAACGATTGAGTTGAAAGGAATATAGATTTCCTTACGCTCGTACGTACCACAAACATTGATACTGCCTGGAACATTACGATAACCGAATAGAGTCAATGCGCCATATCCAGAATCATATGATGAACCCTTTACTTCTACACCGTAGCTGCTCAGAGATACTCGGCTTACCGAAATCGGACCAAGGAATTCACCTGAATTTAGCACGATGACAATTGTATCACCGCTCTCAACGTCTTTCAACATAAGGGGCGGATTGTAATCAAACATTGTTTTAAGAACGGTTCTACGATCAAGAGTTTCACCTACTGCGATAAAACCTTCATCCAGAGCGTAATCACCAGTTGTAAACAATGCCAGAGTCGAACGCGGTGCGTCGTAATCGCCACTCACACCTCTTGGGCGAGAGCCCAGAGTATACATTTTAGGAATGTATGCTTCACGAGACGTACCATTAGAAAGCATAATTTCAAAATCTCTATCTCCATCAAGATTTGTAACGTTACGGAACGTACCTGAAGTATTGAAATTTTGCACTGCAACGGCAACACGCGCATAAGGCTGTTCGCCCGATACGTGATAACCGTCGTTCAGGATTGAGGAGATCTGATCTTGGGTCATTGCCGGATTTGCATCCGTAACAACTGAAATAGGTACAGCATTAGTAACAGCGGCCAAGCTTTGCGGACGACTTTTCAGTACGTCGAAAATGGCCTTGAGTCCATACATTTCATCAAGGGAGTCATATACCGATTTTTCGGCAGCGATTTTCTCCATTGTTGCTTGTTTAAGATAGTCAGGCAATGCGGCCATGAACTCGGTCAGACGACTTGAGCTGGCGTAAACATGCTTGCCTGTACGCGGCGGATTAATCATGTCCGCAACGCTAGGATTACCAACGACAGTCTTAGGAATGTCAGTAGGCTTACCTTGGTCCATTTGGCTCGATGAGGTGACGAGCATGACCGTTTTCTTTGTCAGCGGGAAAAACCGCTTTTCCGAGTCAAAGAAGATAGAGTCGATAGGGTATACGTTATCGTTCTTTGAAACGACAGGGATGAAGAAGATTTCAGTACCGACTCTCAGTACGAAAACGCCGACCTGAATACCAGTGTCATCTTGGAGTTCTTCAGAAACGTCCTTAAACGTGATAATGTAATTTCCTAGCTCCGGAACGGTTTGAAGCAGTTTTGCAAGAGCGATGTCGGAGAAATCCATTTATAACAGTCCTTTGAAATTGAGCTTAATTATGCACGTATTTTAGCAGAATAAGCCATATTTAGTCTACGCTGATTTTAGCACCCAGGCGGATGCTGATTGTCGCCAGAAGCTATTGTAATAGCACCTGTACTTGTTGATCCTGGATTTGATACCACAACGCCACCTGATCCATTAGCCTTATTAAAGGCATCACCATAATAAATACTGGCTACATAGGTAGATGTCAAACTCCCATTGCCTCTATCTGTAGTAGCAAGTCCGATATACGCCTGAAACGTTGCTTCCATGCGACTATTATACGTGAACTGCCCGATACTGAATTGATTTCCTGACTGTTTCACCGCTTTATACTTGGATTCCAGAACGACCAGACCAGCAAGGATCTGGTTTGAAACTGTAGCTGAGCCGTTGAACTTTACAGAAAGGCTTTCGCCTGGATTCACACACAGCACGGATACAAGGTCAGGCCTTGCTGTTTCAATAAGGCACTTACCCGTTTTCTGGGATGCGCCCTTAACCTGGTTCCAACCCATCGTTTGAAGAAGACCCCATGCTCTAAGACCTTGATCGACATTGACGGATTGTTGGCTGATACCCCTACCGATAATAGTTTGAACTGCGCTAGAGTTCATATAGTCTCTAGCACCTGACGAATTGATAACACTCAAGGCTGGACCTTGAGCATTAACGTTGAAGTGACTTTCGTATTGGATTTGAGCCAATATCAGTTTAACGATGTCGGTCTCTTTCCCCAGTGTGTTCGCAAAATATTGGCTAAGGAGTTGAGAGATCGTAGTAGAGCAAATCTGTTTAATAGAGTTGTCTACTACTGGACCTGTAACTGCACCACTTGCCATTAGTACTGTCCTCCTTCACCTTCGCCAAATTCATTACCGATAATGTACGGAGTAATAGGCTCAGTGCTATGAAGATCAGACTCTGCACCAACTGCAGCGCTTTCACGAAGCGTATTCTTAAGACCGGAGAACGACAGTTTCGAAACCCAGTTATCGTCAAGCAATTTTGCAGTCTTAAGACCGGGAACGATAGGGATTACTTTCAGTCCGGTCGATGCTACTGGAACCTTTGTGACACCACGTTCACGCAATTCCTGGATGTGGTTACCGTCAAGCAGCGTACCTGCTGTAAGCTCATGCACGCCTTTGGCCAGAAGCTTACCTTCTGCGTTTTCGAGAGGCACGTCACCATGTGTATCAGAGAAATATTTACGAACCGTGTTTACATCAATCTTTTGACCGGGTAGGAAGCCAGTTTCACCTGGATCTACGACTTCAACGTGCTTGACCAGATTCTTTGCGATCATTTCAAAGTGACGAGGATCTAGATCTGAACCGTAAATACCACGAAGTTCATGACTCATATAAAGTCTTCCTGCTCCAAGGCCTTTAAGACCTACGAGCTTACGGGGATTGACAACGCCAGTAGAAAGCGAATCGCCTTTCAGAACCTTATCACCTACTGAAACTTTTAGGTTTTGGATGCGCGGAACGAAATGGGACTGTTCATTAACAAATACCTGATGGTCACCAAGAGGAGTTTGCTTGATTAAAGAGACAGTTCCGTTAATACCCGAAATAGTAGCTTCGTCCTTGAAGTTTTCAGCCGGATTGCGCAGAAGATTAGAAGCCTGTTCATACGAATTGCCTTTACGAGCGCCTACCGATGCTTTGTGCTTAGTTGCAAGCATAGACTGCGTAAGAACTTCTGACACAGATTGTGCTGCGATAACGCCGACGTTTTCGCCAATTTCAGCAGGTTTTCCATTCCCCATAAGACCGTAGCATTTCTTGCAAACGCCTTGATGAGCTTCGCAGGTAAGAACACTACGAACCTTTATGCTCTTGGCTCCAGAGGCAACCTTTTCTTTGTAGTAAGCTTCGTCGATAAGCGTGTTAGTGCCAGCTTCATATCTACCGATAGCACCTTTTTTGTCGGATATCGGAAGAAGAATGCCATTGGTGGTTCCGCAATCATCAATAGTGATAACTTCGTGGAATACAGTTGGGGACAGTTCCTTAAATAGAGCGCCCGGTAGAGCCGTTGATAGTTGAGACAGAACCGTAGATCCACGTCCCATGTACGACATCGCTATCAGTTCAGCTGGAGTCATACCTTGGGCAAAAGAATGCTTAATAACGAACGGTACTAGTTCGCCCTTCAAGTTAATCGACATAAGAGGCGTTGAAGTACCAGTTGCAAGCTGAGTAGGATTACCACGAGCACCCGTCTTGGCCATCTTTGCCGCAGTAGAGCCTCGTGACATAAGGTAGTCTATGTTCTGTTTTTCAATCTTCCCATTGTACTCTCCGGTTAGATTGCCAAGAGCTTCATTTTCTTCTTTTTTGGCTAGTTTCCTGGAGAAAATCTGATCAACCTTTGTCTGAAATTCATCGATAATTGCCTGACGTTCATCAGATTCGTTGATGTAGTCAGTCAGAGGCGTGGTTGCACCAATCTCAGTAGCCTTGTTGAAGAACTTTTTACCAAGATCATTTATGGATTCGTGGGAATCAGGGCCGCCATGTTGCAATAGAAGATTCACAAGATCACTGATACCCCGTTTGTCAAGGGGTTTATATAGATCGAAGTGTTCTCTGGCTTCAGGCGTAGGCAACTCACTTTTCAGTTTGATAGCCCCAGGTGTAGTATATTTTTCAGTCATAGTGGTTGGCAAAAATTATTCCCTATTTTAGTGTTTACGGCATGTCAGGCCAGTATCTGTTGTTCTTGATAACGTTGACAGATTTAGACAATATAGTTAAGTTCTGTTCACAATGTAGGCCGCATACCAATTTTGACTGTAAGGGTACGATGTGATCTACTTGCCAAAATTCCCCAGACAGTTTAGACCACGTTTTTGCACGAAGGTAGTAATCCTCAACTACTTTGGTATTTATCCATTTGGGAGTTGCTTTTTTATGAACAGCTCGTCTTTTAGCGTTAGCTGCAGCAAATTTTTCAGGATGCGCCTTTCTGTACTTTAAACTCTGAAGCCTATCTGAGAGAATTCTCAATTCTAAATTGTTAAGCCTGTATTTTTTGCTGTATGCCGCAGATTTATCTTTTCTAATTTCTTTCAAACAAATTTTGCAATAATACTCATAGCCGTCTTTTTGGGCTTTATTTTTGTTGAACGATTCAAAAGGCTTGCTTTCTTTGCATTTGGAACATATCTTCATACCTACATATTACACTGAATCTTGGTATAAGAGAAGTATGGAAATAATATCCACCTCGTTTTAGGGAGTTATCATGAATGGAGCTTGGCGTATCGAAATGATAGAAGTAGAACATGGTTGGGGTCCGAGACCGGATGGCTATATCTATTCTTTAAACAAGGAAGCACTTCAAGTCCACGTCAAAAGCCTGACGGATAAGAAGTGGAAAACCGTGACCATTGAAGCTGGTCCTGCGGAGTTTATCCCCATCTCGGCGGAACTTCACAAAGACCTGATGGAAACCGTGTGTATCACCACAGCTGTTGGCAAGAAAAAGGGCGATCTCACGATCGTAGGTTAATCGCAGCAAAACATAGGGGTGAGCTATGTATGCGGTATATAGGACTCAGATTGAAGAGTATCAACCTGGCTTTGGCTGGATCGACGATGGCTGTATTTACAGCACGGATCAGATCAAGTTGAAGACTGAAGTCGAACGTCGCCTTACTTCCTGCTATCACAATCAGGAACGTGTCCGTGCAGGCACGTCTCAGATCGTAGTAGTTCACGAAACGTTTCTGCGTGACTTGAAAACCACGCCGGTTCTTTCGACCATGAAGGGAATGCACCCGGCTGACCTTGGCCCTCTCAAAGAGTATAAAGAGAAGGTAAAGCACGGCAAAGTTCCGGCTGCACAGTTTCAGCATCTCAGCAATACCCGAGTATAAGAAGCAGGCTGTGAGACTAATAATCTCCAGCCTGTTTTTTTAAGTAAATTGAGAATCTGTTGGTATAACGTATGTAAAGCCCATTTACCTTTCTTTTACTTTTTTAGGTTAATGGAATTTCATTTTCTGTAATTGGATTATAGTATGGCTTTTAGAAAACCTGCACCAACGCATAAAGATGCACCTGAAATTGCTAAAGCCGTTCTTCCGGCTCCTGTAAATCCGCTAGCTGCAAATGTTAATCATTGGGTCCCCGTTCCTAAATTTCAAGCGGACTATGAAAAACTTTGCAATGATATGCATTCGGAGATCAATAAGACTTTTAAAGAATCTGGATTTTCTTTTTACCTCAGACCTTTGTATAGATTTACAGATAATCCGTCTGGTGTCAGCTACGTAGAAACTATTACATTTTCACTTGAAGTTTCTTATTATAGTTATGGAAAACAGCAAACTATAGAATTCATGAGTTTGATTATCGACCATTTTAAGCTTGATACACTTACGGCTAGAATGAGTCATAACAACAACAGGATTGAATTTATGTTCAAAGGGACTAAAGTTGTACTTCATAATTTTGGCCCTGAATTCCGTGAACTGGGTTGCTACCCTGAAAACTATATCATTTCAATGCTCAACGGGTTTGAGGGCGAATTCCTTAAAGTGGTTCAGCATTTTATTAGAAAGTTTGGTTTTGATGTTGACTACATGGGCCGTACTGAATTCATCCTTAAAGATGAAGACGAGGAATACAAGCGTTACCTCGTAAACACTAGTAATATGGAAACTATCACTAAGCTTCTTGGCGCTTCAACTAAGAACTACGGAAGCTACGGATACTTCAGGTCTAGAATGGAGATAGCTCAATGGTTTATGGGTTCGAAATATATCAGTAAGTCTTCGTTTGATATTGATGAAGACAACAATTACGTCGGCCCTGCAGATTACTACGGATCTAGGCTGTTCAAGGAACTCGTCGAAATCATTCGGACGAAATATGCTGACCATAGACATACTCCCGAGAGTCTGCCTGAAACCATCCGTAAGTATCAAATGAAGCTTTGGCAGGAACGGAATCCGAATACGCATAAGGCAATGATCTCCGACTCCACAAACTTCAAAGAACTAAAAATGATCCGGGCCAAATACAACGACGATCTTATTACTGAAGTTACCGGCGTTACGGAACCGGAAGCAGTAGGTATCGTTAAGAAGGCATTTGAGAAACACATTTCTCAGAAAGAAGATTTCGCTTTCTTTGTTATGAGTTCTTCGGATGAAACGATTCGTGAAAAACTGACTTCGTATCGTCAGAGCTTTGTAGCTTAAGTTTTAAAATAGTCTAGACGTGGTATAATGCGTCTAGGCTTTTTTTAGCTTTTCAAAGGCACTTTAGAATGTTACAACCCAATGATGAATTCCTTTTCACCCGGCAACGTCACGAAGCTGATGTAATGGGCCTTCACTACGATCTCCGACTAGTTCATGGAGATAAGGCGTACTCCTTCGCAACGCTCAAAGACATGCCTGGTCCAGGTGAAATCATTGCAGTCTACGAACAACCTGTTCATGACAGAGCGTATGCGCTAAGCAAGAAAGTGGTTATCCCTACTGGCCAATACGGTGCAGGTGTTACTCATTTAGATTGGGTTAGAAAAGCAATCGTAGCTCCACACAGTACAGAAACCTCGCTGGTTATATTCACCAAAGATGGTCAGAAGTTCCTGCTTAAGAAATCTCCGACTAAAGAAAATGAAAAATCGTGGATTTTCAGGAACATTACGGGAATGGGTAAAAGTCAGAACCCTTACCTTAAGAAAATAGAAGAAGGTATGGATAAACAAGCATCGTTTATCGGCGGTGCAATCGCTACTCACTTACTTCAAAATGTAGCTACGAATGTGGCTTTGGGAAAACGTCGTGTGTCACGCTATCTGGCCAATTCGTTTGCCCAAGGCGCTCACGGTGTCGTAGATAATAGCATCAAGGCAAGAGCGCTGCGTACTGCACTTGGCGCAACCCTGCCGGATATCTCAGTGGCTCATAAGTCGATGCATGACTTAGGTCGTGCTGTAGGTGGACTTACTGCCCATGCAACTCCTCGCCAACGCGTAGCTGTTAGGATGCTTACGCAAGGTCGCTTCAACGATCTAAAAAAATACGATTTGCATAGAGACCCTGTAGTACAAGCAGTTCATAATCATGTCAGCAAACATCTCGGTCTGCCTTCGCTTGACCATGTTATGAGTAAAGCCGATGACGTGGCTAAGTTATGGAAAGATAAAACTCATCCGTTGCTTTCCAATATTGCAACCAATATTACGAAAGGTGCAAAACCACAGGGCAAGCATTTTGTACCGGGGCATCTTACTGCCAAACCAGGTTTGACGGGCGCAGTTGCAAGCTTTGCTATCGATCCCGCTGCGGGTAGTTTAAACACAGCCAAAAATCTTATGGCTAGTAAAAAAGTGGCGAATAACAAGTACGGTAAGAAAGTGGTTGATATGTTGAATAATCAATTTATCAAGAAACCGATTAAAGCTGGAGTGGAATCTGAAGGTCGTATTTCACAGCTAAAAAATAAGGCGTACAAGTTAGGGGTTAACCCTCTTTCAGCTCATCTAAAAAGAACATCGTCGGCGTTAACCGATGTTCTCAAGGATTAATTCCAGCATATTAATACCAATATAGCAATCGTTATTATTACATCTATAGGATGATGTAATAGAATTTGAAGTAGTGACATGATAACCTCCAGGTTTAGTACATTACTTATACCAATTTAGCACATAGGCAAATGAATAAGTATCTAGAAAAAATAGCCCGGAAGCAGAAAAGCGATCTTCGTCCAAATCAGATTGACGCACTTGAGCATCTTGAAAAAGAGAAAGGTGTTGTCCTTCATCATAGCCTTGGTAGTGGCAAGACAAAAACGTTCCTTAAAGCGGTGGAACATTACCAGAACGAAAATCCGAAGAAACGAGCATTGGTTATCGCCCCGGCGAGCCTTGTTACTAACGTTGACAAGGAATTGCTCAAGCACAAGATCAACCTTGACAAGAATAGGCTTGACGTCATGAGCTACGAGAAGGCAGTAAACGAAGCTCATAATCTTCGCAAGAACGATTATTCGATCGTAGTTGCCGACGAGGCTCACAGACTTCGCAATACGAATACTAAACGTACCAAAGAGCTTCGTGACATTATCAGCGGAGCGGATCGACGTCTTCTAGCTACCGCTACGGGTAACTACAATAAGCTGTCTGATATTTCAGCGCTCGTTAACATCGCTGCTAATGACGATGTTCTTCCTGAAGATTCTAAGAAGATGGAAGAGCGTTACACTAAGGACGAAATTGTCAAGCCTGGGTTTAAAGAACGGCTTCTTGGTGCTAAACCTGAAGCTGTTAAAACACTTGACCGTCGTAAGGAACTTAAAGAAGCGCTTCAGCGGTATGTGAGCTATTACGATAGCAAGGATGATCCTGAAGCCAAAGATCATTTCCCTTCCAAGACTGAAAAGAACGTGGATGTAGAAATGTCCCCGGAACAGTTGAAGTATTACAAGTTTACTGAAGGTAAGATTCCGTTCCTGCTCAGAATGAAGATTCGTCACAACCTTCCGTTGGACAAGAAAGAGAAGTCGAGTCTCAATGCTTTCTCGACAGGCGTGAGACAGGTTTCCAACGGCTACAAGCACCTCAAGGCTGATGGCAAGGGTGAGTACTCACCTAAGATCCAAAAGGCCGTAGCGAGCCTCCAGGACGGTCTGAAGACGGATAAGAACTTCAAGGCTCTCGTATATTCAAACTATCTTGATGCGGGTCTGAAGGATTACTCTAAACGACTGCAGGAACTGAAAATTGACCATGCTATTTACGACGGCTCCCTTTCACGTAAAGAAAAGGATGAATTGGTTAAACAGTACAACTCTGGTAAGAAGAAAATTTTGTTGATTTCTTCATCTGGTTCAGAAGGACTTGACAGTAAAGGCACCAAGCGTGTACAAATTCTTGAGCCTCACTTTAACAAGAGCAAAATCAATCAAGTAGTTGGCCGTGCGGTTCGGTTCGGAAGCCATGACCATTTACCCAAAGAAGAACGCAAAGTAGAAGTTGAGCATTTTCACAGCGTACATCCTAAGCCGCTTTGGGGTAAGACGCCGTACAGTATCGACAAGTATCTGTCAGAGAATTCTGATACGAAGCAGGACCTGTTTGACGAAGTTAAAGATTTGATGAAGAAAGATGACTAATAAATACCTAACCAAAATTGCTTCTGACCTAGCTACGGCAGAGAAGAACGAAAAAGACGAAAACGATGATGTAAACAAGTATTCGGAAGAATTGAAGAAAGCCAGAAATCCGAAACTCGTCGCAGCGTTGAAGTTTGCGTTACCAGAAGAAAAACAACACAGGGCTAAATTTGAGGCTGCTGTTGCAGCTATCAAACAAAGAGATCACTGATGAACAAGTACCTAGAAAAAGTAGCAACCGAACTTAAGGAACCAGCTAGCCCTGAGGGGCTTGGCTTTGACTTGTCTAAGGGCGATGAAAAGGAACTGTATAAATGGCTTACAGCGGTGACTCTTTTTTCTAGACCTATTCAGCGTTCTGTAGCAGGTATGGCTGCAAAACATATGGCAGAACAGGGGTTCCACTCACCTGAAGCTGTTGAATCAGCTGGTTGGGAAAATCTTCGTGACAACCTGGTCAAAGGACATTATGGCCGATTTGATGAATCCACAGCTACGACGATGCTTGCACAAGCAAGGCATCTAAAAGAGAAATACGGAACGATTGGTAATCTTATCGATAGCCGTACGCCTGAAGAGATTCGTGCTGAAATTCAAACGTTCCGTGGAATCGGTCCACTTGGAAGTCAGCTATTTGTCGAAGGTGTCAATCCGTATCTGGGTCAAATTCAAAAGCAAGCCTCTGCTGAAAACTATCAACGTCACAAATACGTTGAAGGTGATTGGACTAAGCTTGAGCATCCAGTTGCATCAAAGAAATGGGACGGCGCTCACTTTATTTTGACAGTTCAGCCTGACGCTTCTCTTACGTTTCACTCACGTAGAGAGAGCGTTAAAGGCGGATACCCGGAGCGTTCTTCACAATTGCCTCACCTTGCAAAGCAGATGCCTGACTATATCGGTAATCAATTTGCAGTAGAACTTGTGCATACCGGACTTGCTAAATCCGAAACGGAATCACATCCGACGGTTTCAGGTATTCTGAATTCGCTTGCACCTCGTGCAATTGCAACTCAAGCTGAGAAGGGTCCAGTTAGAGCCGTGCTTATCGATGTCAAGAATCCCGATCTTGCTACATACAAGGATAAGATTGAGTACATCAAGAAATTCGAAAAGGATTTTGGAAATAACGAAGTGATGTTTGCACCTCACCTTGAACATGGCGTTGAGAATATCAACAAGTACCTCGACAAGATTAAAGGGGATAAAGGTGAAGGCTTGATTGTTGCTGACTACGAACAACCAGAAACAGAATCAGTACGATACAAAGTTAAAAACTATGTGACATATAATCTGAGAGCACAGGGTCAGCAGCAGGAAATCGACATTAAGGGAAATCCTAAAGATAGTATGGGAGCTTTGTATCTATACGATGCTTCAGGAAAAATGGTTGGAAAGGTTGGAACGGGGTTTGATAGAGAAACACGAATCAATGCACGCAAGCATCCAGAGATGTTTGATGGAAAATTGATCCAGGTTAGAGCGTATCCGCCAAGCGTACCGGGAGGCCAGATAAGATTCCCGGTCTATAACGGATTTGCTGATGGGGAAATTGACCGAGTCCATCTTTGACCTTTAAATTTGGTATAAGAAAATTGTAAGGAAATAGATTTATTCCTTACGCTATTCTAACTATACCTTTTTCGAAGGACCAACAATGTCAACCTCTATTGCCAAGCAACAAGTTATGAAGGCTCGCAAGCCGAAGGTGGTCAATGTGGAATCGCTTGAATACGTAACGAACTCTCACGCCGTGTATCAGTTGCTTCAGAAGTACGGCGGCGGTTTGTCCCGTTCGGATCTTTGCACCGGGCTTGTTCATGACAAGTCTGACATCAAAGAACAGGCGATTGATAACGCTTTGCTCCATCTGAAAGACAATGGATTTATCCGCGCAGAGATCAGCGCTGGAGGCGGAGGTCACAAGCTGTATTACATCAACGAAGACGTCGAGTACAAACCTCGAAAGCTGGCGCACAAGGTCGCTCGAAAGGTCGCACCTAATGACGTGAAAGCCCAGAAGGCTATCCGTCGCATGACGAGAGTCAAGCCAGTTTTGGCCCTCGTCGAAGCCCAACAAGCCCTTCCGTTGGAGAAAGTCAATGGTGCCGAGCCTGAGAAGGAAGTTACCGTATCGCCCGAGGCGCAGCCTGTTCAACCTCAAGATGCGAACCTTAAAGTCACGCCGAAGGCTCAGAGGAAATTTGGAAAGTTTGAGTTCGTTCAAGGGATGGCTGCACTGGATCCGGACAGCCCGCACTTTGGACAGACGGCGCGTGAGCTTGCTAAGAAGGTGGTCGGTAAAGACGGAACTGAATTCGAGCCGAAAGCCTACATGTTCTTCGAATTCGGAGAAGGATCAGTAGTTCTGACCCCGAAACAGGCGTACAGTTTGTACAAGGAACTTCACAAGGCATTCGGTCAAAATTAAGGTGGCTCTCAGGCAGCGGTTCATCAAGGCGGATTCGGCCCCGAGTCCCGCTTCCGCTGCCCGAGGAGGTTGAGGAGTACGTCCCCCTCCAGGACGTATCTCCTCTTTTTTTAGCCTTCTATTTTGATAGGCGTTCTATCGTTGATTTCACCACGTTCAAGCGCAGCCAAAACTTCTGCTTCAGAAGCGAATGTTCTAGGCGATTGATCCATATCTGGCTCAGTCAAAGCCATAGATCCAATAACTGCTTCGTGACCCGGTGCAACCATCGAAGCACCCTGACCTTTACGGTAATCGTAAATGTGTTGTTGTGGCAGAAGTTTCTGCTTGGCTTCTTCAACAGCTTCCGGCGTCATCGGAACGTGCAAAGTCAAAGCATCCCCGTCAAAGTCGCCTGCATACATCGGCAAGTGCAATGGATTAATACCAAGCGTCTTACCTTCGATAGGCACAGGATAGTGAGCAGTAATGTTCGTTCTCATCAGAGTCGGAGCACGGTTAAGAATGACCGGAACTTGTTTGATCATTTTATTAAAGCTATTCGTTGCACCAACATCACGATTTGCTACTGCCTTCCTTGCGGCCATCATGTCGTAGCCGTTACGAACCAGATCCCGGATTATGTGAAATTCATACATTGTCCACAGCATGTCTTTCGGAGCAGCAACTTCGTTAAAGCCGAGATTAGGCTCAGCATAAATCGTTGCACGGCCAGAGAAGTCTTGCTTCTTCTTCAGTAGCTTGTTATGGAAGAAACCACCTTTAGGCCCGGTATCGCCAGCAATTTGCTGGATATATCCTTTCAACTCCTTACCACGAGCGCCACCTGATACTGCGTCACCAAGACCGAACACAGCCTTAAGACCGTTGTAAGCGTCTTTACGTTCATTGATAAGCATGTCGTGAGGCAATATATCTACGTTGCCTTTCAAGCCGTTATTAACAAGCATGTGGTCACGATAAAGCGTATTAACGTCAGCAAATTCGATACGGTTACCACCCATTGGGATGCTTGGACGTACAAGCGGCGGAGTAACAGGAACATTGTGAATGACGTATGCAGTTTCAGGACGCAGATCCACTTTCTGCAAACCTGCGAGGTACTTGATCTTTTTTACGATTGTGTCTTTTTTAGATGGCGACTTGGTTTCTTTAATTTCTGCTTTAAGGGCTTTAATCTGTGCATCTACATCGATAGTAGAAAGCATTTGGTGCAAAGCATCGCCAGACACCGCAAGGCTATCTGTATCAATTGTGTCATTAGGTTTATTCATGGTTTTAATTTTAAAGCGTTAAGAGCTGATAGTCAAAATTCGTCTTACTCGTGGAATTTTAGATGCTGTACCGTTTAGGTATTTAACTGCCCCTATCCACACGTTGCCATCACTGTCAAGACCTATTTGCGTAAGTGTTAAATCTATCTGCAATCTTTGATTGGGAGAATTTGCGTTATATGTAAGAGTTGAAGAGTAATACGTGGACTGCCCGCCTGGACTTGTCGCAGGTTCATTTTGAATAAAAGGCTGGGCGCTACCGTCCAATAAAGTCGCAGTTAATCGGCCAGCACCGCTATACGTTCCCCAATAGATTACAGCGGTACGAGAGGTCATATCTGCAGGCATAGTAAATCTAAGACCTTGACCCACTATTGCCGTGGTATGATCTACTCCAATCCCTTCTCTGACAGCCGTTCCGGAAGCTACTGGAGTTCCACTAGTCCAGGTATATCCTAAACCAAATCCGAATCCGCTAATAGTTCCGCCAGTGCCTAGCAATGTCGGTGAGCTTATAGTAGAACCTCCTCCGCTCTTTCTATTGTAAGTAAGAGTTTGTGCAAATTCAATCCAGTCGGTTTGTACAGGACTTACAAGACTGAAAGTTTCAGTGCCAGTAAGTACTGCAATAGATCCAGTAAGTGTACCCATTATGTTCTTGTTCCCACTAGGTTAAATCGTACGTTTGCAAGCGTAGTGTCTGCCGTAGCTGGTCCCACGATTTCAAAAATATCACCGATTGCAAAACTTACAGTGGATGAAAAAGTAAGAGTAGCTACACTACCGCTTGCTGCAAATACGGCAGTTCCGATAGATGTGCCGTTCTTTGTGAACGTAATAGTTGTCGATGCAGTAGCAGAAGTTTTAGCGTCTACTACACTTCCAGTAAGGTTTGCCGGTAACGAAAATGCTCTTCTAGTATTTATAGAAGTAAGTGTTTCAGCATTTGCAAAACCGCCTTGAACGAAAAGAATTATATCAAAGGGCGTACCTGGAAGGCCTGCAGCTAAGGTTACATCGCCAGTACCAGAATCAGCACCAGTGAATGCTGAAATTGAAATACCAGTTCCAGCCAGCACCTTTGTAATAACAGCGCTCCCTGCGGTTGTGGTATTCAGATCTGCTCTTAATACAGTTCCGTCAGCGCCTTGGGCTCCAAGATTAATCTGTGTGCGTGCCATTTATTCTCTCTTTCGTCGTTCAGGCTGAATAGTCTCTTTTAGCTCTGTATTAGCCTGCTCTAATTTTAGAATTCTTTCCTTGAGATGGGCAATAAGTTCCGCATCTTGAAGAACACGATTAGTCAGGCGCTCCTTCTGAATTTCCAACATCCACACGTTAGAATATAAAACGCCCAGCTCGTTTTGCATCTTTCCGAGCCAGGCGTCTTGTTCAGGTACTACGTTTGTATTATTCGTCATTTCCAGTAATATGCTCTTAGCTTGTCCCCGCTCAGCGGAGCGAACAGCATAGTTATGGCTGTTCCGCTAATAGTATAGTCGTTTCCTGATCCGGGTTCAAGTAGCATACCGTTCAGGAAAAGCTCAAGAGATGAAACCTGCGGAGTGCTGACAAGCGTAAATGCAGTGTTAGCACCGTTAACCGTTCCGCCAGGAGTTTCATTGTTAACCATATTCGTGTACTTCGTGAAACCAGTGCCAGCAGTGTTGTTAACAGTGAAAACGCCAGCATTCGAGATGGTTGCGTCACCGCTTGCGCTAACCCATGCAGCTTGGTTTGAAGCGTTGGAAACAATTAGCTGGGCGGCAGAAGAAGAGTTAGTAATACCTACTCCACCAGCAGCAACGGTTAGCAACCCTCCAGTAGCAGGAGAAAGTGTAACGTTGTTCGAACCGTCGAAAGTCATACCGTTACCGAGCTTCACAGCAAAGGTAGAGCCTGTAAGCGAAATACCCTGACCATTACTATACGAAGCGCCTGATGTGTCCTGCACCCAAGCCGTAGACGTTGTATCGACCGTAATTGTGCCGGTGTTAGTGCAGTACCATTTACTGTTCTTGTACGTAGTGCCATCAGGATCGACGAGAACGTACGCTCCTTCCTTTTGTGTCGTTGCTGCAGCCCAGTCTGAGGGACGAGTCCACGAGCCCGTCTGAACCGTCCATAGACCGTTCTGTGAGCCTGTTGTCTGTGCAGTTAGAAGCACACGATCATTAACAACGAGAGCTACGCCGTCGATAGTCTGAGTACCCGTAAGTGTAACGTTTGCAGCAGATAAAGCACGTACAGCATTCTTGAAGCTAAGGCCGTTTGCCAAAGCATCAACGTAAGATTTTGTAGCACTGTCGGTTCCATTGACAGGAGTACCGAGGTTTGTGATTGTAAATCCACCCATGCTGAGTGAAGCACCCATAGCAACTGAACCGGTCGAACGAATAAACGTTGCGCCGTCTTGAAGTTGTGAAGTGGCGAGATTAAGGCTCGACACAAAAGCTGAAGCCGGGATTGTCCCGGCCATTATCTGCGTCGAACCGCGAATTAGAGTTTGGGCCATATAAGGCTTCCTTTATTTAAAAGAAAGGCCCTATATTAGCCGGGCCTTAGCTACATCTATTATTTTAGAATCCGCAACAGACTATTTCAAATATAGAAATATTATCAAGTCTCCCGCAAACAAATTCAAAGAAGAAGGGAGAATTAGAGAATCTCCGCTAGTATCATACGATGTTTTCGATTGAATAAACCCATTTATAAATAACATAGAATTGGATCCTGGGGTTTCCCCTATGGATAAAATCTGAGCGCCGTCTATGGTAAGAGTTTGTTCAAATTGAGTCAAAGATGCGATCGAAGTTACCGTAGAAGGTGCAGGGGACGGCACCACCAAGGGAATAACGGTTGTTTTATGTATTACTTCAGGCCCGTCATTACATGGAATATCTACAATATCTGAAATATCAGATAGTCCCCTGATAAACCGATTAGGATTCTGCATCGTTTAATCTCCTGCATCTGCTACATTAGCGCTATTCACCTTAATGGTTTTAATATGCTTACCGTCAGACGTATTATGCAAAGCAAAAGATCCGTCACCCATATTTTTAACACCGATAGTGCCTTGAACGATTCCGTCGAATTCACTTGATTTCAAGCCTAGCAAACTCTTGATCGGACGCTCAAACACAGGATTCGGTAGAGCTTCGGCCAATTCATAATGAGTCCATTTATTACCTCTCAGTCCACCCGTAGTTGCTGGATCGTACAGACCGCCCTTTTCAGGTTCAAGATTCTTTGCACTCAATAGTTCTGGAGATTCGATCTTGCCATTCGACATGCCGATAATATCCTGGTCAGTCAAAGGAGAAGCTGTAAGTTTGCCATCCTTGATGCTAGTCTTAATCCCCGAACCGCTCAGATAATCGAAGAACTTCTGCGTAGCAAAAGTCATCTTTGGCTTCGGAAGAGCGTGACCCATCTTGAAACGAGTCCAATATTCTGAATTATCCTGGGACTTAAGCGTTGCGATTTCCTTAAGGTTCTTACGGGCGTTCGAGCCAAGCAGACCAAGCATTTCCATGTAGCCGACAGACTTCGAACCTTCTTCACCACCTTTCTGCGGTTGTAGAACGTTGTCATAGCTACCAACGTTACGTGCAGACCAGTTCTGGTCAGTCGTCTTATAAAGCTTCAGGAAGTACTGTGGACCTGTAAGAATACGTCCAAGGTCTTTACCTGTCTTCGGGTCGACCATCATGTCGGTATCGCTAATACCGATACTGTCAAGTTCCTTCTTTAGATCACTTACATTGCTGCCTTTGCTGAAGTTATGCACGAAGTAAGGAGTACCCTTAGCTTTTGCGATCTTACCAGCAGCAGTTTCCATCAACTGGCCCAAGTTAATACGAGAAGTAACAGAAGCCGGATTCAGTAGAATATCAACTGGCTTACCATCGTCTTTCTTGTAAGGCATTTCGTGATCTTCGAGGATCTTCGAAACAATACCTTTGTTACCATGAAGTCCGGTCAATTTGTCGCCAATCTCAAGCGGTTTGATAGAACGGACGAGAATACGGATATTTTTGCCTTCCGTATGCGCATCAACCACTTCCCCATTCTCTTCGTGGGTCCACAGTTCTGTAGCAAGACGATACGGGCTAACTAGCGATTTATGCAAACGAGCCAACATTTTATCTTCAGCCGTAGGTTCACGCTTTTCAAGCACAGTGTAGACTGGGTCCCCGTGTTTGATGATAGAACCGACTTTAGCGAAGCCTTGATCGTCGAGGTTGTTCAGTTGATCCTTCGTGAATTTACCTGGAAAGTGACGCACAACCAGGGTTTTGCTCATTGTCGAGATCGGCTGAACCGAATAGTCGACCTTGTATGCGTGATGACTGCTCAGACTATCCGCGCATGAACGGCTGATAACTAAACCGTCTTCGTGGTTGTAGCCCTTGTACGGCATGTAAGCTACTTCAAGATTCTTACCAAGCGCAAGCTCTCCATCAACCGTGTAGTTGTTATCGGCGATAGGCTGATTCATATCCACTTTATCGCCAACCTTTACCAAAGGCTTTTCATCGTCAAGGAAACCTTTCATGTTGAATGGTAGATTCTTAACGAGGTCAACCTTGTGGGTTTTACCGTCAGCATCCTTGATGTGAATCTGCGTCTTGTTAATAGTCGAAATTGTGCCTGCTACGGGAGCAACAGTACTTACAACCTGGCCTACAGCTTTGACGAAACTCGTTCCAGCACCATTAACGGTCTGGACAAGCGGTTTTTCACGCTCGACCAGAGACAAGGCCTGAGGGATAGCTTTACCCGCCATCGTCAGACGACCCGGGTGGTTACTATTCAGGAACGGTACGAGGTTAGTCGTAATCGTGTACATGTCGGTCGTGTCGCCAAGCCAGTAATCAACTTGGCCAACCGGGACTTCTTTCAGGTCGCCGTGAACCTGAGCCTGCACAATCTTCTTGCCTTCTTGATGCGGGAATCCGACGGTATGCGTCATCATCTCCTGCACGGACAGATAGTGCTGTTTGCCCTGTTTGTCGATAACACGAGCGTATAGATTACCGCTGTCGTCACGACGCGCAGAAATAGTGAAACGTTGGTCAATACCAGCGTGACCCGATTCCGGCGTACGGCTCGGATCGATAATGCCAAGATGCGAAGGATCAATATCTCGGGCAGACATAGGCACACCACGATCAGAAGCAATACCGCCTTCACCGGCTCCAAGAACTGTTACTTTACCAACGCTTTCCAAAGATTCGATAGGGTTCGTTTCCGATGGAGTTGAAACCAGGTTACTTTCAATGATGTAGTTTGACATCACCTTGTTGTAAGGCTTGCTTACTACCACGTCACGGATTGACGGATTTTTCGTCTTATCCAGATTAGCTAGAAGTTTACGACGAATGCTAGGCAGCATTTCGTGTTTGTTAAAACGAGTCGTAATAAAGTCAGGCAGATTCTGAACACGCTTGAATTGTAGCGAATCTCGGTTATCTTCGGGCTTATCGCCAGCATGGACCTTAACAAGATTTTGCATAGCACGAAGGATGGCATCAGAGTTAACTGAGGTAACCGACTTACCAAGCGTAACCAGAGTCGTTTGCGGGGAAAGTGACGAAGCTTCCATCGACTCCCGCAGTTGCATCATCTTTTCTTCAAGTGATGCTGCAGGCTTCTGTTTACCCGTCGACACGAGTTTAGAGTATAGATCGTTGACGATCTTAGCTTCCTTGCCCGCCGAAGCCGCAAGGTTAGCTTCCCACACCTGTGCAGGAATATACTGACTTACTTCTTTCAGACCAATGCCAAAAACCTTGGAAACTAGCGGGCCGAGGGGAATTGACGAAGATGAGCTTGCCGGATGAACCGAGAACTGGAATGTCTGAGGATCAAGCGTGATCGAAAAGCTTCGGCCAGAGCCCGTGTTAAAGTGGGACTCAAGTTCGCCTGTTTCTTTACTACGTGTGTATACCCCAGGATTCAACTGGAGTTGGTTGGCAACTGAGTAGTTGTTGCCTTTATACACCATTGTGTGCTTCGGTGTAATGTAAAAAGCGTCCATCAACGAGAAGTTCTTATTCTCGTCAACGACTTTACCCGTTGCCTTTTCAATCAACTTGATATGGCCTTTGATAGGATACGATAGTGATTTGGATTTCAAAATCGCATCCTTTTCATCAGCGTGGGTAAATTCTTTAGGTTCAGCCTTAAGATCCGAAATGGTCAAAATGTAGTTTTTACCTTCGATCGGAAACTGGGAAAGAATACCCTGCATAAGCGAACCATCAACACGGGTATTAATTTCCCGTGGTGACGAAAAGATTAGTTGAAGGTTATTAGCGGGTGTCGGCATTTGTATCTAGTTCCAGGTAGCTCACTACCATATAGTATTTGTCCATGAAGGTGAATTTATCTTTAGTCAGAATAACCACACCTTGATTTTTAATTGCTCTAGTTTCGATGATTTCCAACTCTGCTCGTGAGCCTGGATCCATGATATCGATTTGAGCATATCTAACATGATAGTTATTGAAGTCGTTTTCATCGACCTTCTTCGGGCCGAAGCCCGGAAACATACTCTCTTCTTTACTTGTTACGGAGTTTGTAACTCCATTAGACGCTGCCATTATTTATCCTTACTGTTGACCGGGATTTCCACCAGCAGTTTCTTCCTGCTTTTCTTCACCCGATCCATTTTGACTTTCTGCAGAACCAGCGCCGTTAGTGGCTTCTTCCTGTTCTGCACCACCGCTTTGACCCGGCTGTCCAGGCTGCCCTTGTTGACCAGGCTGACCTGGAATCGGCTTACCATCGGGTCCGACTTGTTGTACTTGAGAGGCTTGCTCTTCTGCGTATTCTTCCAGAAGCTTTCCGACGAGCATGTACATTGCATAATCTTCTAATTTTAGACGGTTAAGTATAGCACGTTTTGTGCCATCATCAGCTGTATAAAGCTGTTCAGCGATTTGCTGAGCCTTAGCCAAGGCCACCTTATAATCGTTGTTCCGGTCGAAACTATCGCCTGTTTCTTTAGCAGCCAGATACGTACTTTGATCCACTTCGAGCTTGGTCTTAACTTCATTAACGGCACGGGCTACAGCGTCTTCACGCATGTTATCCAATTCAGTACCGAATTTCATACCGAACGATTCGTACAGACTCGACAGAGAACCATTATTGGTCTGTACTGTTTGCAGAAGCATCTGTTGCAAATTAGGATCATCAGTAAGTTTAAACGGAGTCAAGTCGACTTCACATGTTTCGATGCCTAGATACTTGGAAACGCGGGACATGATCCACGAGATAAGCTCAGTAATTTGTCCGGTGTAACAAAGCATCGTGTTTTCAAGCAAGCGAAGTCCAGTCGTGGAGCTGGTCCAGTTCGTCGTACCTGCAAGCAATTCTCTTGAAACGCCAAGCGCCAGAAGAATCGAATCTTCAGCTTGTTGGATTTCCGTAGCAACCAACAGGTTCTTACCTTCGCCACTAATGGCTTGGTAACCAATCGGTGTCGGTGCTACAACAACGTGATTGTTATCCTGTTTGTGCTTGACGAGGTTAGCCTGCATCCGTTCAACGAAGTTACGAAGACTGATGCTTGATACTGGATCGCTGTTTCCAGTCTGTGCTTGTGGAAAAATCACACGAAGCGGAGACATGAAGTCCGTAGCGATTGACTCATTGGCTTTACGAAGCGTTGCTTGATAGAACACAAGGTAGAACAGGGACACAAGCGGAGGCACAGCCACGCCGTTGATCTGTTGTCCTGCCGACAGGTTCTTCAAGTGGAATATGTTATTCGGATCAAACTTGAAATCCTGATTATTTTTTACAGCCTCGATAAAGCCCCAAGGAACCGAATTGACAAAAAGCTTGTCACCTTCACGAATTCTACGTTTAACGTCATTCGGAATCTTGTAGTAGTACTCGTATTCGCCTGTAATTGGATTGAAGTTAACGTTGATATTGATTGGATCCCATTGAATCAAATTCATATCATCGATGTTCATCGACTTCGTATCACGACGTGTAAACGTAACGCCTTTAGAGTCACAGAACGGGCAATCGCCTACGAAATTGTAGTTTTTGAATTGCGTAAATTCAGCATTCTTTGCAGTAACGTTGCCGTTGCAATGCGGGCAGAACAGAGTTCTATGAATGGGGAAATAAATCGAAACGAATACATTACCAACTGTGTAGTACTCGAAACCGATATTATGCAAAGCAGATTTAAGCTTGAAGCTTTTGAAAATGCTTTCATACTTGTTTTTAGTAGCCTCAGACTTAGTTTTGATAACGAAGTCCGTGATCGGATACGTAGCATATTTACGGATGACTTCGGTCGTTACCGGAGATTGAACGGTAATGTACTTAGCCCAACGAATTACGTCATGCAGATTTCTAGGCAGGAATTGATTCGAGACCGAAAACCACGGGCTACTTGCAGTTGCTAGCGTGTTATCCCCGGGTAGTCGTCCAGATGTTCCTGGAATCGGAGGAGGTTGGTATGGCGTGTAAAAACCGTTATTTGACATGTCTTGACCAGATTGTTAGATACCCGTATTTTAAACTGACCTCTAGTTTAGGTCAAGATAGGAAAAATTCAATTTTTTAGCATAGGAATTGGTATAAGTAAAGTACCGGGAAACAATTATCGTTTTTGGCCATCCAAAGCGTGATTCAATTTTCGGGCATCAGGCTTGGTATAAGTGCTGTGTAGTTAAACATACATTTTTCAAACCTCCTAGGAGAGCAAATCATGACGACCGCAAAACAAGCAGGACAAGGCGCAACGGGCAAGGCATCGGACGACGTTCGTGAAACGACGGACATCCACGAAGAACAGATTCGTGATGCTCGTGGCCATGCCGACACCGTCGAACGCACGGTTCATCATCATGAAGTTTACGGCGATCCGCAAGGTCGCTTCAAGCGTGCCGTGAGCCGTATGGGTGCGATGTGGGTTGGCGCAGCAGCAATGGCAGTCGGCGTTGCAGCAGGCGTCGGTGGTACCGTGCTGGTGCAGAAGCGCATGAACCGCACCGCAGTTGGTTCGACGCACGACGTGCCGCAGATCACGGAGTAAAGCAGTGCCGGGGTAGGGTCAGGAAACTGATCCTCCTCATCGTCGCCTAAAAACCGGATCCCCCCGACCGGTTTTTTTAGTCTTTCAAGGCAGACCTGGATTTTTGGTATAAGTATATTGTACAGAGATACTTTTGTACGTTTCGCCTATCGCAGGTATCAAAAATCTAATAGCGATAGCGTCAACTCAAATGACTTATTGTTGGAAGGTCATAATCTAGGGAGTTTGCCATGTTTCAGTCTAAACCCATTCATAAGGAGCAAGTTCCGGAAAAATCGAATCAACTCTTTAGCAACGCTTTTAAGGAGCTGTTTCACTCAGCTGGCGTTGTTATTGGAGGGATCCTCATTTCGGCACTTCTAGTTTCGAGAGAAGGGCGACACTGATAACAAAGTCAATTGACTTAGAGTGGACTGAGAGCCTCTCGCGGGGGGCAACAAAACGCTTCACCAGCAGTTGTTGTCCTTGTAGTACTTTGTTGTTGAACTTTGTGGCCGAAAGGCTTAACGTTGGATCGGGAGTATCATCATGCCAGGTACAAAAAATACTGAAAGGCCTGTTTACACTGGGGACGAAGAAGTATTTACACAGAGTAACGTCTCTGTGTTTGCTGCAGAAGGTATCAAAGGTTTGTTGCGAATTACTGGATTCGCAATGCTTGCTGTAATCGCTGGATATAGCGCTGGTTTTGCAAATGCGAGTTATCACGACTCCAAGAATCGTAACAACGCTCCAGCGGGTCACTAACCGCCGCCCTGACATTAATCCAATAAGCAACTTGAGTCAAGAGGTAAAAACAATGTCAGGGGTTCGTAATCAAAACACCGATTGGCAGGAGAAGCTGTCTAGCATCAAGAGCACTCTTGCCGATGATATCGGTTACGATAAAGGTGGGTTTGTACCAACCCGTCATCGCCGAAAAAGTAGTAGCCACGAACGGATTGATCCGTTTGGGGAAGTAGTCGTAGTTAAGAAGCGCAGGGACCGCAGTGGTAAGTCTGAGGATGCAAGCCGGGGGGCTGAGTTGCTGTTTCTCACAAATCCTGAAGACATCGGAGGTATGGCCACTGGTATTACTATTGGCGACGAAGAGGTTAATACTATGAGTCAAAACAACGACCAATCCTCGGAGAATGAGGACCACAGTAACAATCCTAACTATGGGAGTAAACGTAGTTCTGGTAGTAAAAGGGAGTATGCTGAAGGCGTATACGAACAAGAACTCTCCCCTGAGCAACTTGCTGAGCGGGCGAGAGTCCAAAGAAAGAACGCCAAAATCAAGAAGGTTGGATTTTGGGGCGGTTTGCTCTTCGGGACTTTAGGGGTCACCGTAGCCACAGTTGCCGTAGCAGCTGGGCTTATGGGGAAGCATAAGTCTAACATCATGAATATGTGATGTTGTAACAATGGAGAACCTGGGGTAAACTCAGGTTCTCCTTCACGTTAATACGACCGGATTTTTTATGCCTATCAATGATTTCAGTTTTAAAAATACACAGATCAAAGCCTATTTCGAAGGCTCTGACAAATACGTACCTTCTTCAGAGCTTATTTATATTCACTCACATCCGCTTGTGAAACCTAATTTTTTAGATGAACTGGAAGCCATTATCTTGAAGACTATGGATCTGATTCAGAAGAAGAATATTCGAGGCGCAATAATCGATAAGATTGGCAACCTCACAATGCAATTCGGAGCTGAACTCCCAACCATAAGTCAGGAGAACGCTCCGAAGATTCTCAGTCACTTGCGTGACATTTACAAGCTGTGTACAGGTTTACTGAAAAACCACAATATCGTGTATGCGTAGGTTACCAGTGTTGGTATCCAAGCCATTTGAGCCGAGGCGATTCAGAGTCACGAAAAGTTTCTCTGAATTGATCGACCAGTTATTATTCACGAAGCCTGAGAACGCAGTTGCAGGAATGATAGCCGTTGCTGTAGCGTAAGTTTGCATTGCATTCGCAGATACGTTCATTGCCACAGTTTCGATACCCGTAGTCGTAAGTCCAGCCGTAGTGCTAGCCCCAACGCCTACTGCAAGATACGAAAGTTGCAATGCAAAGTTATTACCAGCAGCATCGCCTGAAAATGCTAGACGCAGTTTGATAGGCACGTAAGGATTGGTTCCTTGACTTCTCAAGGGAACAGGAATAGCCAGTCCTTGCGTTGAGCCATCAGCAAAACTCCACGAAGGAATACCTGCCACGTTAACCTGAGTTGCAGAAGCAGCCGTAAGCGCTTGACCCATTACAGAGTGGTTAATACCCTTAATTGCAGGAGCGCTTGCTTGTGCGTATACAGTAGGATTCGTTACACCGAATGTGACGACAACCGTGTATAGGCCGAACCAACCGGGATCAAGCGATGGCTCTACTTGAGTTCCGGTAGGAGCTTGAGTACCTGCTTTAAGTTGCAGTTTCAGTTCTTTATTAAGAAGCAAACATGGAAGGAACGTATTAGTTGCATCAAGGAACGAAGCGGGAAGACCTGATGTAGCCATGTTAGTTGCCGACAAGTCAGAGAACTGAGCTTCGATAACGTACGCAATAGAAGTGCCTGCGCTTGAAGGCGAAACAAGATTAAACGATACAGGTGCAAATAGAAGCGCCTGTTTTACAATGGTTTGAGCGATGCTATCGTTGGTTGACTGTGCTTGATACACAGCTCCAGCATTCACGGTAAGAATGTTCGAACCAGGATAGCTAACAGTAAGGCCAGACATAACCAGTGAGTTATTGGCGTTGGAAAACAGTTCCTGATACACAGAAGCCATTGCTAGTTGGTTAATCAGGACGCCACGTCTAGCCGAATCCCCCCCTCCAGAGCTGATCGTGGTAATATTTGTAGCGAGATCTGTCAGCGGTCTGTTATCGACTGCGTAATGGTATGGATCGAACTGGGTATAGTAACGCACTTGCGCTAGAGAGTTACTGTCCTGTGCGATGAAGCCTGGGGTAGACATAAGAGTTGAATTCCGATTTGGTTATGGTACAATATCTGTGGCTTATTTTACAGCAATTATTTTTGAACTTCAACAATGAAACTTACAGAAAAAGGCATTGTCTTCGAATACCACGGAGATACTATTACGCGGCGATGGCCCTGGAGAAATCGTCAAGGGGCTAAGTATTCCAGCCAAGAATACTCTCTGTATTTTAACGATTTCAATACGTACTGGAAGCATGTCGGCGCAGGACAGGCTGCATTGGTGAAGTCGGAAAACAAGCTGGAAGGTTTTTCGTACACTGAAATGCTTGGGCAGTGGGTTCGTTCCCGCTATGCCAATGAGACGATTGTGGTATTGAAAGACGTTAACGTAGAGGAAAGAGGCTTGTCATTCTGGGCGAAGATCCCGAAGGATAAACTGGAATATATTAAGAAGGACATTATAGTTCTTCGTTGTGGTAGTAAAGAAAACGCATGTGAAATCGTAGATTCGATTGAGTCTAGTTTTGCAGAAGCCTTTGCGTTTTCAGGCGGTATTTTGATTAATTACAATTAAATGAAAGGTTACGCTTTTTTGGATGCCGACTTCAAATTACAGTTCAGGCATAAAGAGTATATAGACTTAGATAATCCTTTTTTCTGGCAACAGAATAATGCTGAGATTCTACGTAAATGGGAATTTGATACTGAAAACATCGAGTCTATGCATTATATGTTCAGACAACTTCGTGATATTTTCAGAGGTAGTAAATTAAGTCAACAGACTATCAAGGATTTTTGTGTAATGGTTAACTTCGATATTAAAGTCTTAAAAGATGCGTATAAAATTCAACCAGAACAAGACTAAAGTCTACTTCATCAATGATGATGCCAAGGAATACAAGTTCCTTATGAATTACCCGGCCTTTCTTCGTGAAGGGCCTTATTTTTTCGTACCCTCTAAATGGGCTGTGGTCCGTAATGTCTTTATGCGTCTACGCAATGATATGGCCAAGTCAACCAAGTGGGCAATAGATAAAGACGTTCACGAGTTTATTAATGAAAAACCAAAACTTAGAGAAATTCCTGAATCATTTCGGTTCTTTACTGAGCCAATGGATTTTCAGCGTATAGCTTTACGCTTTTTGTATACTGTGGGTAGTGGTGGTATTCTTCTCGACCCTGGAATGGGGAAATCGAAAGTAACGCTAGATTACATTGCGTTAATGGCATTTAAGAAGGTCATTATAGTTTGTCCTAAACCCTTGCTATTCGTTTGGGAAGATGAAATCGGTATTCATCGACCAGACCTTAATTTTTACACAGTTAAAACAACTGATTGGGAAAAAGAGAAAGAGGGTATTCTCTCTAAACAGGTAACGATCATTAACTACAACAAGGCGATTACTTTTGCAAGCGAATTGGCAAGTATCGGATACGATTATATTCACCTTGACGAGTTTCTGATTAAAGATCCTAAGACTGAACGTACTAAAGAATTAACCAAACTATCCAAAACTATTCCCTATCGTTCTGGTGGTTCTGGTACGTTGATTAATAACAGTATTATGGATGTGTATTGTCCCGTACGCTTCCTTGAACCTTCACTGGTCGGTGGTAATTATTCACACTTTCTAGATAGGCATGCAGTGAAGGTTGCTGTTAAACGTGGCGAAGATTCATCAGTTAGGGCTATCGTAGCATTTAAAGGAATGGATATTGCAAGGTCTATCCTTGAATCATGCTCTATTGTAATGACGAAAGAAGAATGGCTTAAAGGGAAGATTCCTGAAAAGCAATTTCACGATGTATACGTATCTCCTTCACCGGAACAAAAAGAAGTCTATGATTCGTTGATGCGAAACTATATCGCTGAATTTAAAGGTGAGTTTATCGAAATCGATAATCCACTTGTCATGCTTAGTAAGCTATATCAAGTTTCAAACGGATTTCTTTATAAAGCGGATAAAGATGAAACCGAAATGAAGAATGGCGATGCTATGGCCGTTAACGATATGGATGAACTGTTACAAGACAATCCTCGTAAACGCAGACCAAAGCGTAAAACGTTGTTCTTCGAAGAGCAGCCTAAAGTTGAAGCGTTGAGACAGATTGTATGCGATAAAATCCCAGAGCGTAAGGCGATTATCTGGTTCAATATGTCAGCCGAGCTTGAACTGATTGAGGCTATGTTAATTAAAGAGAATAAATCATATGAGGTTATTAAAGGCGGCGAAGCAAATATTGGCAAAAAGGTTCGCAGGTTTAATGCTGATCCTTCAATTCAGTATCTGGTATGTCAAGCCAAGGCTGTCAACTATGGAATTACAGTACTTGGAACGACAGTTGAAAAACTCGAAGAAGAAGATAATGAATTTGAAATAATGCCGAATATCAATCCGGAAGTTCATACTGAAATTTTCTATAGTATGAATTTCAGTCTTGAAGTATACCTGCAACAACAAGATAGAATTCACCGTATTGGTCAGAAGCACGTATGTGATTATTATCGGATATTCCTGAATACGTCTATTGAGCACCAGATCAGAAAAGCTGCTATCGATAAAATGAGTATCCGTGAAGAGATGCTCGTGGACTTCGCCCATAAACTTAGAGAAACAGACTCTAATTTGGTATAAGAGTATTGGGTTAAACTGTAACTTTTTCGTCGAGTTGAAAGGAATGTGGATTTGTAAGTTTTGTATTATGCGCTTGAACCGTGAAGTTCCTAAAAGCTTGACATTCCATGCGTGTCGTACGTGTCACAATCCTATGGTTGAATGCGCTGCGGAAGCAGAAGTTTTCAATATTGGACCCTCGAATTGGCATAAGTATGCTGAGGACAATAACCATTCTCTTAGCCCTAAGGAACTTCCGATTCCTGAAAATGGATTGTATCTCTGGCTTAGGCCAATAACTCAAACCAGTAACAAGACCGACTCAAAGGCTCAAAATGAATAACGCAGAAGTGCAACACATCTTCAATCTCGGCTCGATCACCGAGGCAGTCGAAGCGGCCATCAATGGCTGGATCGTGAAGAACCCGAACGCAACTTCGGAACAAATCCGTGAGAAGCGTGCGGACATCGCAACGAACATCACGGAGGCTCGGACCAAGGACAAGTTCCTGAACTCCAAGGCCAATCGCACGGCTCGTCGTGCTCACATCGCAGAAGAAGTTGCGAAGCATGGCCTGGCATTTCTGACGGCCAAAGACCTGACTACGGTAGACGACATCTTCGTGATGCCGGAAGAAGCATACCGCAAGACCCCGCTGATTGCGGAGTTCTTCGAAGAGCTGATCAACTCGATCGGTTTGAAGAAGGACGTGGAGCGTGCTGTCACGTTCTGCTACAAGACGGAAGATATCGGCTACAGCCACACCGGCGTCAAGCTGTCGATGGCGTTCCAAAACCCGGCAGATGAGCCGGATGCATTGATTGCCCGGGAGTACGCACTGGCGCGTTTTCTGGAAGGCAAGATCGTCGAAGTCGCAGCACCGAACCTCCTCCTGGAAAAGTTCGGGCTCAACAACTTCATCCGTGAATGTTTGAACACCGACATTCCGGTGCAGTACGCAGCAAAGCATCTGTAACAAAGTTTCGGGGGTGGGGAGACCAAAATCCCCTCCGGATTGCTCTATAGGACCGCCAAACTATAAGAGTGCAGTTTCCTTGGCACAAAACCAATCTCGTAGTTAAACGTTTGTTAAGGAGAAGTACCATGAAACGCAATTTCATCGCTGCAGTTATCGCATCCCTGTTCGCAGCTTCGGCATTCGCTGGCAACGGCAATGACAACGGCAACAACGGTGTTTCGGGCTCGGCTTCGGTCGGGGGCCAGTACACCATCGGAACCGTGTCGGCAAGCATCGGTGCGAACAGCGTCACGTCGGGCAATGCAGTCTCGGCCACGAAGACCTTCGGTCCGAATGCGTTCAGCACGCAATCGACCGTGTCGACGGGGAACGGTTCGGCAACGGCAGGCATCAACGTCACGCCGACGTCGGTGAACGCCAACACGTCGCAAAACGCATCCACGAACGTGGTTTCGAAAAGCGATCAGTCGGCGCAACTGCCGACGCTGGATAACGCAGGTCTGCTGATCAACGGCACGGCTGGTGTGTCCCAAGTTATCAACAACGCTGCGGCTGGCGTCACGCAAACCATCGTCGGCCAGACCGGCCAAGCATCGATCGACGGTTCGATCGCTGTGCAAGGCATTCACGGCTTCTAAGCCGAAGTAGTAAAAGGTAAAACGGGCTAGTCGGACCGGCTGGCCCGTTCCACAACAACAACGTAGTTCGGAGTAGTGAATCATGAAAAGTTTGAATAAATTTGCTCTGGGCATTGCTCTGAGCTTGGTTGTTACCGGGGTGTTTGCACAGACCAACGTGAATGCCAGCACTACCAGCACGAACAACGCAGCATCGCAAAGCACCTCTGCGAATCAGGGTGTTAACGCAATCAACAACTTCAACACGACGACTCCGTCGGACACAACGTTGCATGAACACATCAGCGGAATCACCGGCTCGAATCAGTCCATCGGTCTGAGCGGTTACGCCGGCTCGTTTTCCCCCAATTACTGCGGTGGTACAGCACAAGCGGGGGTGAGCGCCCCGTACGTTACCATCGCTGCAGGTAAGCCCGTTCTCGGCGAGCCTGGAGTAGCTTGCGTTCTCGAAGTTGCATCTGTTCATACGATGGAGTATTCGGCCACGTATGGTAATGCTGCTGCAAAAGCCGCACAGGCCGGTAACCCGGACCTCGCAAAGCAGTACGCTGAAATGTCTGGTAAGCTTGCAAACGCGGCTGTGAACATGCAGTGCAACGTTTCGGACATCGTCCGTAAGAGCATGCGTGATGCTGGCATCGACTGTCCTCTGTCGGATTCCGAGCGGGTGGCAAAGTCCGCAGCGGATGCAGAGCTGGTCAAGAAGGAAGTTGTAGCACGCGGCGAATCGCTCGATCCGTTCGTGCGTCGTCGTGAAGGTCTGCCTGTTCTGGCAGCGCAGTAAACAGGGCGTGGGCAGAAACACATAGGAACTTCTGCCCTGTCTCTGCATTATAAAATATCATACTTGTCAAAGGATCTATCATGAACATTCTGAACCTGTTTACGCGTAAGAGCGCTCTGATTGAAAACGGCGCTGTTGTGACAAAAGAGTTTGTTCCGACTCTTCCGCTGGACATTTATCAAGATCTCCCGGCCATGCCTTCCGGCAACATCGGCCCGAACGGCGAAGCTCTGTACAGGATGATCGCCGACGCATATCCTGAAGGCGTTCTGTATCCCCACGCCAAAGAAAATCGTATCAAGTTGTATCGGTCGATTTACTTTCTCCGCACGCAAAGCTCGGAGCCGTGGGTGTATGACAAGGTCGTCGCCAATGAACCGAAAGTATTCTTGTTGCATCGTGTTGCTAAAAAACAACAATTGCTGCACTGAAGCAAATCGAATGGGTTAAACTCATTCAAAGGGCTCACGACGAAGGTCGTCGAGCCTTTTTTTATTTCACTTAACGGAGGTTCATCCAATGGCTTACATCCGACGATGGGTAGGTGTTGTTATCCTCGCACTAGCAGTACCGGTGCTACTCTCGGCGTGCGGCTCACAAGAAGTCAAACTTGATACACCAATCAATACGCCTGTTTTATCAACATCCCTTTCCACTCCAACCGACGTTCTCACAGTTTTTCAGCAGCAAAACTTCTCCCTGACTGGACTTGGTGAATTACCAGTTCAGATAGATCCGGAAGATCAGCACACTTTACGTTTGATCAAATTTGTTGCAAGTAGATTCAACAAGCCTGAATCGCTTATTTCGAAAATCGTTTACGCAGCACAGAAATATGCTCGTCCAGATTTTCCGAGAACGGAAGACCTTCTCGCTATCATAGCGGTAGAGTCTACTTTCAACACCAATGCACATCACCGTGGATCTTGGGGATTGATGCAAATCGAGGCAAAGTCTCATCGTGATAAAACACGGGGAGAAGCTTTGACAAATATAGACACGAATATACGTGTCGGTTCTGACGTGCTCGCTGAGTACTATTCCATGACGGGGTCTTCCTCAAAGGCTGTCATGGCGTACAACGTCGGGATAGGAAGCTTCCTGAACGGTCGTAGACCTAGAGGGTACCTGACTAAGGTAAACCGTGAGCGGGAGGCTCTAAGGCACGTTTAAAGCTCAATACGAGTACCTCTACTTGGTATAAGAGAATTGGGTATAACAATCTTTTTTGGAAGGGTGAGTTCCAAATGAATATGATCAACATTGATGGTCGCCATATTATCGAACAAAACAAACATGCGAAGTTTGATTCTCGCATGCGTGCAGCGTTCCTGATCGCAGCTCTAGCTTTGACGGGCTACGTGGCAAACCTCTACAACAACCATCTGAGCCTTCCGGAAAAAGCCGTGTGTGCGGACACGGTTTCCCACCAGAAGTCAGACGATCGCTACTCTGCGTATTACGTCGAGTGCCATCGGTAGTCAGTCAGGAGACTGAAATGATAACGTTTTTCCTTAAAGCGATAATAATCATGTTTTTTGTGATTATCGTCGTCGTGATCTGTGCGTCGATGGTAGTTTCTGCAATCGCCGGTATGTTCGCCGGTATCTTCGGAAAGAAAGACAAAGACTGCAATAAGTGCTAAAGAGACGCTCCGAAGTTCGGGGCGTTTTTTTATCCAGGCTCTTTTTTTAGCTTAATAACGAAGTATAGGCTAACCTGGAGATCAAGAGATGGACAAAGTTAAAAGCCCGAAGTACAATAAAATGCCTAGTCAAGTCAGGGTGTTAGGCAAAGTTTTCAAAATCGTCAAAATGAAGGACGACGAATATGAGGACGCAGATGGTCTTTGTAAAACTGCTGCACAAGAACTACACGTAAGAGAACAGCCTGCGTTGGCATATAGGCAGGACACTCTCCTACATGAAACCATTCATGCTATAGATGAAACGTTATTTCTTAAAATGACGGAACGACAAGTAAGCAATCTTGCGAGTGTACTGTTGGGAGTTTTAAAAGACAATCCTGAATTCACAAAATGGATTTTGCAAGATGAATAACGAAACTAACAATAGACCAGAAATTTGGTTCATACACGGTGCTAATGCCACGCCACTATCATTTACTCATATTCAAGCCAGTCTGAAGTTGGACGAACGGTTTGAAGGCATGAAGTTTGTAAATGTACGATACGATTGTCAAGATCCTATCTCCACAACCACAGAAATTATCGCAGAAAATCTCCCTGATAATACGCCTATCTATTTAGTAGGTCACAGTCTAGGCGGTGTACTGGCCGTAGCTGTGTCTCAACGAGTAAAACACTTTGCTCTTAGCAAGGATATCAGATGTGTAGTCACACTTTCTTCCCCGCTCGGTGGATGTGAAGGCGCTGATTATCTGCAATGGATGTTTCCTCATTATCATCTCTTCAAAAATATCTCCACGAAGAATCGAGTAATCAATGATCTCCGTTCCGCAGGTGCAGTAGTCCCTACGCTTAACTTCGTTACCACTTCCGGTAACAACCCTATTTATCCAGAAGCTAACGACGGTGTTGTAACTGTTAATTCTCAACGTGCATTGAGAGGAGCTAAGAAGATGGAAGCCCCTTTTAATCATTTCGAAGTTTTGCTAAGCGAGGATATTGCCACTCATATCAAGAATGCAATCTCAAATCCAGAGGCTTTCTTCGGGGTTCAATTTGATCTCAAGGAAGCTGATTAATTTGGTATAAGCATCTTGTAGTAAAACACTCATATCGAAAGCCACTTGGCAAGGAAGTCTTAGTAGTATAAGCTGTTGTTTTTGAGGTAGTTATGGAAGAGATTCACAAGTTGACATCCCGAGGTCTCGAAGAGTACCTCTCTAATGAAAAGTATGTTCAGGCTGAAGATCTGATCTCAGCTTGTAACGTTAATATCATCGGTTCTGTTTCAGGCGTATTGATTTCTATGTACGAAGTCCGTGGAACGTCTGAAACCCCAGATGAAAGCAGCATTCGGAGTGATTTACAGATTATTGTTGAGCACATCGGCATTCTAGCTCACTGCCTTGATGTTGAGCTTCCAGAGTACGATGAACTACAGGAATACTTTGAAGAAGAAATAAGCGTTGCATTAAGAATGGATGTAACTCTAGCATGCACGAATCTCCTTTACATTAGTTCGAATATCGTACTGGAGTATTTCGCATCGGGATTTGATGAAGACAATCCTTTAGATATGGACTTACTAGATGTTGGATTCAGAGATATGCTCGGCTCGGTTATGGGTATTTGCAGTCGTCTCAAATATGACTTTACAGATGTAATTGTCCGAGGTTAATTTAGACTTCGGTTTTTGGTATAAGAGAATTGAGAAAGACCACTGTCAGGCATTAGGATTCTAGGCACTCACCCTGCCTTCTCTTAATCGTTGATGTCCACGTAGGCCGCATAACCTCGTGCGCAGATGGCGGTCTTTCTCCTTAATCTCATTAATTCGGTGAAACAGCCATGCAGGAAAATCAAAGCGATATCCTTTCTTTTTTCCCTCTCAAAACTCCGAGATCAAATCAGAAAGCCGTTCTGCTAGAAGTAGATAACGCATTTAAAGAGGGTAAGAAGTTCATTATCCTTGAAGCCCCGGTTGGTTCAGGTAAATCCCCTGTAGCCATGACCTTCGCAAGAAAGTTTAGGGACTCTCACATCCTAACTCCGCAGAAATCTCTGCAAAATCAATACTACGAAGACTTCGAAGAAGACTCTGTCCTGATGAAAGGACGGAATGCTTATCCGTGTACTCGTGGTCGTGGTAAACGTATTTATTTGAAGGTTATTAGCGACATTCATAAAGGTCAGGTCAAACAGCCTGCCCGGGGTGAAGATAGCTGTACAACGGCTCCGTGTCGTAATAGTCAGACTGTGTATAACCTTTGTGTAGAATCGCAAGGCGCTTGTCCGTATACTGCAGCAATTGAAACAGCTCAGCAGCATCACACGGTTATTCACAACATCCATTCTTTTATCTTTCAGACAAATTTCAGTGGTAAGTTTGAAAAGCGAAAACTATTGGTTGTTGATGAAGCTCATTTGATTGAAGGCATTATCCGGGAATTCATCACCAAGAAAATCACAGTCCGAGGCCTCGTTGAAGCTCTGGATATGCCTGAGGAAGTCAGTGTTGATGCCTGGTGTGATTTATTTGAATCAGAGCGATTCCTTCCGGCAATTACGGCTTCAGAAAAAGCGTTGAAGGAAGTAGACGAAACCTACGTAACTGAACAGGATAAGTATCTCGAACAGATTCTAACGTTTCGTGAAAAGGCTGACTATTACGGTCATGCATTTACTGTGCGTCGTATTCCGAATTACGTAGGTGAGCGTTGTATCAACACCACGTTTGAGTTCATCCCGCATAGTGTAGGTAATGCTCCGACGAATCTGATCTTTAACTTTGGTGAACACGTCTTGTTGATGTCAGGTACGATTTACGACAAGACCATGTTCTGTAAAAGCATTGGTATTAACCCGGATGATGCATACTTTATCCGTGTTCCGTCGACGTTCCCGTTAAAGACTCGTCCAATTTATTTGAAGCCTGAATATCAGGTCGATACTTCGTTTGCAAACTGGGATAGTAACTTCAAGGATATGATTGCGAAAATCAGCAAGATCCTGAAAATCTTCCATGACGTTAAAGGGTTAATCCATGTTCCGTCCTACCAAGCAGCTGAAGAAATTGCTAGTTGGTTACCGCCCGACCGTGTCATCTGGCATGACAAAACTAATGCGCAAGAGAAACTGCAGGAGTTCTATAGCTCTACCGAACCTAAGGTCTTTTTATCTCCTGTCTGTCAACAAGGAGTGGACTTCAAGTACGACCGTGCGAGGTTCCAGATCGTACTACGTATCCCGTACTTGAACACGTCTGACGAGTATGTGAAGCATGTTGTAGAGAATGATTTTCCGAAGTATAATTATTGGGCTCTACTTACCTTCGGCCAACAGATCGGTCGGGTTAACCGGGCAGAGGACGACTTTGGGGTAACGTTTCTGATGGACTCTCGTTTCAACAAGTTTATCCAGAAGAATTCAGCGAAGCTTCCGAAGTGGCTTAAAGACGCATTCATTTACAAGTAGGAACTATGTTTTTCCACATCAACGAAAAGACGCTTAAAGATATTATCGAACAGCAGAAGAAGCGAGAAGAAGCTGCTGCTAATGCTGAACCGGTAATTGAATATGACGGTCATAAACTTACGTTTGTTGATTTGGCTGACGGATCCGTTATCGTGGATTCTAATCCTCCGCTTGTAAAAGAATTAAAGGAAAATACAAGCGAGTAGGTATGTACGTAATGTTGGTGATTTATCTAATTACTTTGGCTCTATGCATTTGGTTCGGACCAAAGGTAGTAGCAGTTATAGAGAAACGTGATGCAAGGGCAGAGGTGGAGAATATCCATGCTATCGCTGCTCTTATACTGGGCTTGATTCCAGCTATGAATATCATGTTTCTCTTTTTTGGAGCGAAACTCCTTTTTGATGTCGACAAGTTGCTTAAAGCAAATAAATACAATGACATATATGAATTCAATCGAAAACTAAAAGAACTGTTCGATGAGTAACAATCACGCAAAGCATATGGCTCACGCAAAGTTTATCGGTGAGCTGTATAGTAAAGATACATCAAGTAAGGTCGGTGCCTTAATTCTTGATGCACAAAATAAGCCTCTGTCATGGGGCTATAATGGTTTCCCGAGAGGAGCAAATGACAATCCAGAAGATCATCCAGAACGACACGACAGAACAAGAGAAAAGTACCAGTGGGCCGAACACGCTGAGCGCAATGCTATCTATAGCGCTGCAAGCTCTGGTCACAAGCTCGATGGTAGCAGAATCTATGTTTCCACTTTACCTACCTGTGTTGATTGTGCTCGTGCAATAGTCCAGTCTGGTATTAAAGAAGTCTATGTCGAAGCTAAAGTTCTCGATGTAGAACGTTGGAAAGAAAGTTGGGGCTTGGCTCAAAAGATCTATGCTGAGACAGGCGTTAAAGTGATTCCTATGCAAGATACTTAAAATGGACAAACCGCTCCACTACGAAATTCACGTAACTGTAAAAACAGATGATGTTAAGAAGTTTATTGAAGAGTGTGGAGCGATTGGCGTAAAGCCTATTGTTCTGGACTTACAATTGCAGGATACGAGTAGTATTCAGGACGTGATGACATCCTCTAAATTATCAGGGGATGATACAGACGTATGGACCAGGATGAAGGAAATCTCCTGGTACTTACAATCAAAAGGATTTAACGTTGTTCGAGAGAAGATCGAAACTGTTCCTTGGCATCCGAAAGCGCTTTTACATGGCGAGGATTCGAAAGAGGGTTATTTTGAAACTCACATACCAGTTGTTGTAAAAGAAGAAGGCGTTGCGTTTCTAAAAGGACTGTCACAGGGTCTCGGATTGCACTGTAGTCGTAACTCGTTTAAAAAGCTTCACAACGGAAACGTTGTTCAAATGGTTACGTTACGAAAGAGCTGTACTTTAGTAGAATACAGAAGTCATTACGATTGGATTCTGTCCAGCCTTTATAAATACGGATATTCTTTGGCTAAGGAATCTGAAATTGAATACGCTCTCCACGATTCAAACGTTTCACATGACGCAGCATGGATCGGTTCATAATCAATATAGCTTTTTGGTATAAGAGTATTGTGAAGTAGTATTAATCTTAAAATCAATACCTATTTTTTGGCCAAGACCAACTGGAGTCAGAAGTGATGCAAGACCTGTCAATGAAAGAAGGACTGGAAGAATGTCAAAGCACAAAGAAGAGCCTGACGAAAAGTCTGAAACAAAACCCGAGGCCTTCCATTGGCCATTTCCACGATTTGACTTCGGGAAAAACTCGGGCAAGGTTTTTTCAGGACCGGGGGCAACCGAGAATTACCGCCGAGATAAAGAAGGCGACAATTCCTCTGCTGGAAGAAATAGCGCTGGAAGAAGTAATGTCGGAGTTGAATCTTCCGATATCGTGTCTGAACCTCGGAAGAGGCGAGGACGACCACCAAAAAACGCAGGAGTATTGGACGAACCTGGGAATCTACAGGTAAGTCAACCGTCTGAAGCTACTACAGTTCAGGCGGCTAAGGAAGTTTCGTCGGAAACTTTAGCCCCTCAAAGCCAACCCCAAAACGGAGAACAGCCTGTCAAACGCGGACGTGGCAGGCCTCGCAAGATTAAGCCTCTGGATTAGACTGAAAGAGATTATGGGTTTTATCGTAGGTAGAGACAACATGCCTTGGAACTGGGACTGCTGGCCGGTACCCCCGACGAAGTAATTACTTTCCGGGAACCAGCTTTTCCTTAAGCATCTCCATTGCTTCTCGTTTATAAGCACGTAGTTGATCTTTGGAGATGTTAAGGTTTGATGCCATCTCCGCATGAGTTTTTTCTTCACCGTCTTTGACTCCATAGGCCATGAGGACGATTTCTTTGTGCGGGCTAGGCAGTTCATCGATCATATGATGAATACGCTCTTTGTCAATTCGGCTCTCTACTTCTGTCCCAATTGGGTCAATCTCAAATTCAGGTCCGTCTGAACCCATATCTTCTATGTAGTATGTAAGGAATTTCGATTCGGAAAGTTCCCTGAGGTCTTTATCTGAGACGTCGGGGAACTCCTGTTTCAAGTCTTCGAAAGAGCACTTGTCAGGATTGGCTTCCATGTATTTCTGAATGCGTTGTCCGAGCTGTTGCCTCCAAATAGGAAGAGACACAATGCGAACCTTTGACATTGCATAAAGGATTCTTTGATTTACCCACCACCCGCTGTAGCTCAAAAATCTAACCTCTGTCGTGGGTTTATATTTTTCAAATCCTACAAGCAGGCCTTCATTCGCAGCGCCGATCAACTCTTCAAATAAGTAGAGGTCTCCTTTACTAAAATATTTTGCTTGTTTGAAAGCAAAACGTAAGTTACTTTGAATAATTCTATTTTTAATAGCTTCTTTTTTAGCCTTAGAAATAGCTGGATCATAGTATTCTAAAAACAAATCATATTCTTCTTCGCGGTTAAGAAGGGGTTGCGAGCAAATGCTCTCATAATATTTGGATAAATCTGTCATGGTTTCCGTTGAGACCTTGCGTCTCCTATGGAGGTAATGTATCATGAGGAACGTTAATAAAGCAAGAGTAATGTAAATGTCTAAACATCTAATCACCATCACTGGTCCTAGCGGATCGGGAAAAACTGAACTACTTAATAAGCTTTGTGAGACTGGGAAGTTTTCCCGTCTCGTAAGCGTAGCAACCCGTCCTATGCGAGAAGGCGAAAAGGACGGCGTCGATTATCACTTCACAAGCATTCCTATTTTTGAACGTCTCCTTGAACAGGACAAATTCGTACAACACGTTAATTTCCGTGGGCAATTTTATGGCACCCTTAAAGAAGACGCATCTAACGCAATTCTATCGGGGACAATCCCTGTTGTTATCGTTGAGCCCTCGGGTATACCTCAGTTTAAAGAATTCTGTGATGAGAACGGCTTTGAGTTATTTACGATATTCGTACAGGCCGAGTTCGAAGTCCTCATTGAGAGATACCTATCCCGGATGGAGCCTTCTGATCTTGGAAGCTCGGAACGTATCGCATATCATTCGAAACGAGTTGCCGCAATCCACACTGAATATTCTGACTGGGGACATTGTCACCCATTTGATATTACTTTCCACAACTCAGGAAACAACTTGAACTACATTCATGAAATGGCTACAATGGTAGGTACTTTTTTACAAGAGAATGAAAATGGCGGTTAAGGTAGAAATGGAAGTGAACGAAGAAGCAAAGATGATTGCTCTTTCGTTTACGAGTAGTACGGATACGGAACTCGATGTGCTTGATGCAATTCGCACAGCAATGTTTGGGGACTTCGACAAACGCGGCTCGTATGTGAAATCCAACCAGCTTATTGTGCAAGTTAAGACCGAGTAAACAATTCCAGATTTTTTGGTATAACAGTAGTGAGCATATAAATGCTTGAAAAGCAAAGTAAAGTTGTGTTGACCGATGAAGACCTCGAAGAGTATAATAGAGGTCAAGTCTCATCAAGAGTTCAAGAAACATGGGGTCTATCTTTTAGTGACCTCAAAGATGTAATTGCAACGAAGCAATACGTAACGATTAAAACTAAAGGTGTATAAGTAATGAATCTCGATTCACTGAAAGAACTGGCAGCAAAGCTCCCTGAATCGCATAAGCAAAATGCTCTAGACCTCCTGGAGCGTATGGAATCAGTTGTTGAAGGCATCGGTGACGAACCGATTCGTTGGCGTGCTCCCATGCTTCGTCTGCTTCAAGCGACGTCGGATCGTAGCAAGCTTCCGAAGGGTGTAGGCGCAGGTGACTTCATGATTGGCGAAGAAAAGGTTGACCAACCGCTTCCGCTGATTATCCTGACGATCTATAACACTCGTCAATATTGGAGTCCGGATAAGGACGAAGCAAAGATGCTCTGTTCGAGCCCTGATGCAAAGGTTGGCTTTATCGGCCTGGATTGCAACAAGTGCCCGCACGGTAAGTTCGATGAAGAAGCACGTAAGTCTGAATGTGGTAAGGTCAAGCAGGCACTCGCAATTACTGCTGACTTCAAGGAAATCGTAGTCGTCAACTTCTCGAAGACGAACTACGCTATCGGCACGGAACTGGAAGGCTTTCTGAAGAAGGCTGGTGTTGCTCCGTATCGTCGTATCTATAATTTGAGTTCGAAGACGAACGCAAAGTACAAGAACGTTGAACAGTATGTCGTTGAACCGGCAACTGGCGCAGAAAAGAACGTTGCAACTGAACTCGTCGATTTCCTGAAGGAACTCTTCGAAGTCGTTCGTGACGATCGCAAAGAATCGCTTGAGAAGTTCTACGAAATCATTCAAGTCCGTCGTGAGCAAGGTACGACCCCGGCTCTGACGAATGAGAGCGCAGATTCGGTCGTGATGATCGAAGGTCCTGTCGAAACCGCTGATGCTGGCGGAGATGATGGTCTGGCGAGCAAGTACTCGGTTTAAGAAAGCGTAAGATAAGGCTCCGTTCGCGGGGCCTTTTTTCAAGGTAATTCGTCGTGCAAGAAATTGAAAATAACGTTCCAGTCGAAGAGAACGAAGAAGAACTCAAAACAGTACCTGAGTACATGAAGACCTGTATTCAGCTATCTATAAATACAGAGCTTGGCGAGAACGAAGTCCGAGATAGATGCTTCCACCTATTGAGTGGCGGTGCTATTTTCGGAATTTGCATCGGTGAACTCTCGGACTCTTTTTTAGTCTCTAACAGTTGTCAATTAGTTAGTGAATCTGGAAAAGTATCTGGTAAGCCCTTTGCAAGATCGAAAATTATCCGGTTGTACCGCAATGCTATTGCGTTTACTTCAATCCCGGACAGGGAACATCGGTACTATTACTTTAACTGGCTAAAGAAGCAATTTGAAGGTCAGGAAGAGTTCTTTAATAAAGACAGACGTGACATTATTGAGAAATACGTGTATGCTTACGCTAACAGCAAACCAAAAGTTTCGCAAACAGCTGCACCAGAAGATGATGAATTGCCCGTAGAAGAGAAAAGTGCTTCGCCTGGTAGTCCGGACTCGTTCTGGTCACCATTCACAAGCACGGAATTTCACTAAATGACTACAGAAGTTGACAACGTACAAAGCGTTGGAGAAGACGATGACAAGCTAAAGACGATCTCTAAGGATTTCCTCGAAAGTTTGTATGCTCAAAGCAATGCATTAGAAGAAGTAAAACTCGACGATATCTCACTTGGACCTTGGAGCCATAGTAAGCTAAAGGTTTTGGAGAAGTGTCCATTGCAGTTTTATTTGAAGTACATTCTTAAAGTTAAGCTCCCAGCAGAGCTTTCCGCAAATCAGGATACTACGCTAGCTGACGTGGGTTCAGCAGCACACAAAGTTCTGGAGTTGATTTTTGCAGGTCATACAGTAGCAAGTGCTTATGCTATGGCCAAAACGGAGTTTGTCCCTTCTAAGCTCACAGAAGAACTGTGGACTGAACGGATTGAAGGTGTTGAATTTAACATCACGCAATTCAAAGACAGAATCGACGCATTCAAGAAGCGTCACAAGGTTAAGAAGATTTATACAGAACTTCGACTTGGCGTTACCCGAGACTGGAAACCCACGAAGTTCTTCGCATCTGACGTATGGATGCGAGGAGTTGTCGACTTTGTCGTGATCCTGGAAAACGGCGATGCGATGATCATTGACTGGAAATATGGTCCTCCTGCAGCAGCTGGCATTCGTAACTACAAGCAACAGCTGGATAGCTACAAGCCTTTGATCAACTTCGGTCTGAAGCCCATTCGTGGAGCTACTTCTGGAGTCGGATTTATCCGTGAGGGTGAGATCGTCCTGGATGAGTTCACGACGCAGGAAGACATCGAAGGTAAGATGAAGAACATGATTGAGTTCAACGTCGAAGGAGCTATCGAGTCAACCAAGACAGATGGACTGTTTGAACATCGTGTTGGAAATCACTGCAAGTACTGTGAATTCGCACCTTGGTGCAAGGCCAAGAAAGCTGACGGTAACCTGAAGGATCTGGAAGCTGGCACCAAGAAGTTCTTTAAAATCGAAAAAGTGGTATAAGATCAACGGCTTACAGAGCTATGATCAAAGAAGCGGACTTAGGTTCGCTTTTTTTATTTGGAAGTGTGGTATCCTAGTTGACTTGATTAAAGCGACGGTGAAAGATGTTTGAAATAATTAAAAGTAGCGTTAACCTGCTTGAGCAAATAGCAAATGATACTCAACAGGCCATTGTGGAATGTGGTACGGATACATACAAATTTGAAGAAGATGAAGAAGTAGGTTGTTTCTTTTGTGGTCACAAGGGATGCCTGAAGCTCTTCTATAAAGAAGACGAGCCAGAAAAAGCAGGCTACCATTGCTTCTCCTGTGAAGCTCATGGAGATGTGATCGGTTGGACGATTGAATTTGCAAAGTCGAAGAATGAAGAGTTGAATGCTCGTGACGCATGTCTAAAACTTGCGAAAGAGCACGATATCAAACTCCCGTCTGGGTACAATCCGGTAGCGGAGATTTTCCAGTTGGCAGCAAACTATTACCAGACCTGTTTCTGGGAAGAGTGTAACAAGCCGTACATGGAGTTGGCTAAGCTTACCCCGTTGGAATATCAGAAGACTGTTCGGGGCCATAGCGAAGAAGTCTTGAAGGGTGAGTGTGTAGGCTGGTCGGATGGTGGTGTTGTAGCGTATCTTGAAGCATTGGGTTTCGATGAAGAAATCCTGGATGCGTCAGGATTGAGAAGTCAAAAGACTGGCCGAGATTTTCTCCCGTCCAGAGTGTTTATCTACCCTCACTATGTGAAAGGTAAGGTATCCCACTTTACATTTAAAGATCCTTTGAAGAAGCTTGCGTATCAGCTTCCTAACAAGTATTCGATGAATGGACATGAGTTCTGGGGTCAGGATACCGTCAACAAGAGCGACACGGTTTATATCGTAGAAGGTGAAAACGATAGACTGAGTCTGCTTGATGTTGGTAAAACTGCAGTACTGGCGACCATCGGTCAAATCTCAGGCAGTCAAGCAGATTGGCTTCGTGAAAACCTGTCTGATAAACATATCGTCACATTCTTCGATAACGATAAAGCAGGCGGCAAGTATCGTGAGAAACTTGAGAAGATCCGTAAGTTCTTCAAGAGCCTGACTCAGGTTGTGCCTGGCGTTGAAGATGATGATATTGACAAGCTTATTCATGAAGGAGCAAACGTAGATGAAATTGTTGCGGCATGTAAAGCGGCAGACTCACAGAACGTTTCTATCGAGTCCGGGACTACGAAAGTACCATTCGATGTGGACGAAGCTCTTGAGAGAATGCGAACTGCAGACGGTGAAGCAGATTCAGGAAATCGAGGATCAGAGGTTTCTGGAAGAGATTCAGGTGATTCTGAACAAGATGTCGATATTGAAATCTTACCGCCGGGAAAAGACCTCTCTCAAAATTCCGTCGTACAGAAGAAAGGTGCGTATTGGCGGGTAACGTTCAAGGATGGTGAACCTCAGTACAACAAGATCAGTGACTTTGTAATTGTCCTGAAGAACATCTACATTACAGAAGATGGAGATCGTCATCGTGAAGTTGTCATTATTCGAGAAGATGGGCAAAAGTCAAATCCAATGCTCATCGATTCCGAAACGAAAGTTTCCCTTAAACCCTTTAGAACGCTCCTTGCACGAGCAGTGGATGCAGATTTCAAAGGGAACGAACGTGATATGTCAGGCGTATGGGACCTCGTTTACTCTCAGTCTGCGGAGACCCAAGTCCGTGTTACAAGAACTGTTGGTCGACATGAAGGCATGCGAGGCTGGATTTTTCGGAACAAGTTCATCTCCGACACAGGTGCCGTCATCGATCCTGATAAAGACGGAGTCTTTTGGTTGGCGGGAAAAACGGTTGGTATCAGACCAGAGTCCCTTAACGTTGCCTCGAATCAGCCTAGTACAAATGGGGACAACACCGGGAAAGTCGACATCCCTTTTATTGACCCAGATGTTTCAAGAGATGACGCAGATGAACTGATGAAGGGTATTGTTGCTAATCTCAGTAAGAATCTGAATAGTCCAGGTCAAGCTTTGACGATTCTCGGGTGGATGTATGCGTGTATCTATTCAAATACAATCTTCTCCTTGAACAAGAGTTTCCCATTCTTGTTTCTATGGGGGACCAAAGGTAAAGGTAAGACTTCGATTGCAAAGTGGGTTCAAGACTTTTATGATATGCGTGATTGTGGATACACCTCGGTTTCGCAGCTTCGATCAGCCGTCGGTTGGGGTCGTAAGGTCGAATACTATTCTTCGCTTCCAGTTTTCATTGACGAGATCCGAGCGGATAAAGAGACTGGTGAATATCTGAGTTTGTTCCGTAGTTATTTCGATCGGGCTCCGAGAACTATGGGTGTGAAAGACGGTTTCGGGGTTAAGACTCAAGAAGTCCGTTCGTGCTTTATCTTTGTTGGTGAAGACTTGTTTGATGATCCAGCAGCAAGAGAACGTTGTATCCCGGTTCGTATTCCGGTTAATAATCGAGAATTGACTGACTCGTATCGTTGGCTTGAAGACCATCGGCATCTGTTTAGCGGAATGACTTATCGCTGGATCCTGGAAGCAGCAGATGATGATCGTGAAAAGCTTAAAGAGGAGATTCGTGAACTCGACAAAGAGCTTGTTCGAGAAGCAAAATGTTCTCAACGAGTCTCAAAGAACTGGGCAGCAATCGGAGTGTTCGCACAACGGCTTGCAGAGAAGTATCTTCCGGAGTTTGATTTCAAGAAGTATCTGTTCGAAGCATCGACTGAAGAAGCAAGCAATCAGAAGTCGGACACGACGGTCATGCAGTTTTTCGAACATGTAGAAGCAATGCAGGCAGGAGAGTTTCCGAAAATTACGCATCAACACATTATGGCGGATAGCAATCTTGTACATATCTGGTTTCCAGCCGTGTATAAAGCTGTGATTGATGATAGTCGTGGAAAGTTTCCATTCTCGAAAAATGCAGTTATCTCAGCGATCAGAGAAGAGCCTTACTTTGTCGCCGACGATAGAAAGGTGAAGATGGGATTGAACGGTGCTCGGAGAATCGTATTGACGTTGGATATGGATAAGGCTCCGGACGCAATTAAGAATATTGGGAATTACAATGATTAATGAATCTCTGACTATCGCATTGTCTTTGTTGTTTATTGGAATGCCTGTTTTGATTTCAGTTGCGTACTTCAAAATAGAAAAGAAGCCACATTCTAAAACGACAAGAAAGATGTGAAATAGTTGTTGACAGAAGGCTTTACTGATATTAAAGTAGAGTCTTCTAAACAACTTCTGTCAATCTAAAATGATTAAGACACACAACGCGGAACGTCCGTTTCGCAAGCCGCATCGTAGTTTTTATGGTTCTGGTAAATTCAAGTGGGCAATCTACCCGGACTATTGGAAGGACACCTGGGGTCAAAAACCACTCCTGGGTTACGTTTGGGCGGATGATGAATTCTACGCCGTACGGGAAGCTTATTCGAAGAATCTGCTTACCATGAATTACACTTTTAGGCCGAAGGCTGTAAAGATTCACGCAGCTTCAGCCTAACCACTTTAGAATATATTGGAAACTAAATGACAACCAAAGCACATCTCATCAACTCGATCAGCGCCGATCTCGGTATTACCAAGAAGGCAGCAGCTGGTTTTATCAACTCCTTTGCCAAGTCGGTACAAGCCGACCTGACAGCAGCTGGCGAAGCTCTTATCCCGGGCGTCGGTAAGCTGAAGACTCGTGAGCGTTCTGCTCGCTCGGGCCGTAACCCTCGCACGGGTGAAGCTCTGCAAATCTCGGCACGTAAGACTATCCGTCTCGCTTCGTCGAAGGGTCTCAAGGCGCTGGTTAACGCCTAAAGAAAGTACCAGTTATTGGTATAAGAGTGATGTAAAGCCAGGCAATTTTGTCTGGCTTTTTTTATTGGTATTTACGTATGAAAGAAGTTAACGAAGTTGTACTTATTTATGCAGAACTCGAATCAAGTGAAAGCTTCGAGAATGTAGATGGAACGACAGGAGGTGGTTGTGGAGAACATAATCGTATCCTCCGAGGTGTAGCCGATAGTATTGCAGCAGCAACAGGTTTGATCTACAAAGATTACCTGCAGACTTTGCTTGATGCTGGACTCGATCAGACAGAGTTTTCGCTGCTGTTCAAGGACTACGATACTACCGAGTATTTTGAAGTAACCCTTACTGGTACTAGCGAAGGCGAAGACGGATCCAAAAACTGGACCAATATCGTTCGTTGGTACGTAGAGCCCGCAATTCTTAACGAACTCATAGAAGAAGAGTAACCATGAAACTGAATCAGCCTTTTACCCGTCGCATCATTTCCCCTAACGAAGAACGTGTTGCATTCAATACACCGGAGCCGGTAAAGGCTGAGGTTTCTGAGGTTCCCCCTCTTACTCCGAAAGAAGACGATGTTCCTTCGTTAGTTTCGAATAAGCCTGAAGTGCCTAGACTTGAACGGGCTTCGTCGTCTAAGAAACAAGTTGAACTCAAGGTTCCGGGAGAGGAAGAAGTTGAAGCTTCAATAGCTATGACCGATGGCGAGGTGCTTTCGCCTGAACTTCGTCAAGCGGCAGAGCCGGAAGTTCCTGAGCTTCAGCCCAAGAAGTCTGTTGAAGATGTCCTTGCAATCCCTAAGCTTGTCGTTACTAAACGTGAGCCGGTAGCTGTAGATCCGATTGACATTCCGAAACTCGATGCGTATAACACGATGGAGGTAGTTCATCTGTTGATCGGTCGTTCACCGGAAGACGAAGAGATCATTTTGCTTCAGTCGTTTCCTGAGCGCTTCGTTCGCACCAAGAAGACGGAGGAATTTCACGCTTCTCTGCTAGCCAGGGTAAGCAGTCACTACTCAAGTATGGTGGATGCCCGGAAGTATGATTTTGAGGAGCGTCAACATCACCATGTTCTTGCCCCTAAGCCTATTTCTGCTCTCCACGCTAATAAGGGCGTGGAATGGATGGCGTACGTGCTTGATGATGGTAAAGCTGCTGAAGCGGATATCATTGGCTATGCATTACAACATAGCGTAGCTGATACAGTAGCTATACGGGAAATCAATGAGGCAAAACTGTATCAGAGGGATCCTTCTTACGTTTTCACCTGGGCATTGGTGAAAGTGAAGATCGGCCACGACTTCGGTTCCTACAAGTTGTCTGAACTGATGCCTTCGCTGTAACCTTGAAGGGGCCGAATCTGGTCCCTTATTTTTTAGCCGCTTGGAGCCTCTCTTGAAGGCAGGACTAGGTTTGGTATCGACCAGGCAAGCCAGCCCGTCAGAGAGGCTGTATTGAAGTCTAAGAGGTATTCCAGTCCGAAGTTTGTGGTAGTTTTTCAGACAGAACTAGAGTCCTGAGAAAAACTGGACAGACGATTAAAAAATTTCTTATTTAAAATCAAAGACTTAAACTAGAGTGTCCAATTTGTCCAATTTCACTTTGCGCTCTTGGACAGCCTCAAACGTATGCTGGCTAAGGCTTTCAGAGGATTTGTCCAATTGTCCAGTTTTTTTTCTCAACCATACCTCACTTCCTTTTTCACAATAAATTTACTAGAAAATAAAAACATAGGGTTTACACCTAGAGTCTAAGAATCCGGGGGTCTTATATATATATAATATTTGAACTTTTTAAAAAATATATTTATATATAAGAGAGGTATTGTGGGTTTTGTAAAAAGATGTGTTACTCAATTAGAAAGTGAGGTATGGTTGAAAATTTTTTCTGGACAATTGGACAAATCCTCTGAAACCCAAGCTGGATAAGGCTTTGCGGCTGTCCAGTTTCATTTTATTTTTTGGACAAATTGGACACGAAGCTCTGAAAGCCAAGCTGGGTAAGGCTTTGCGGGTTTTTGGGTTTGTCCAGTTTTTTTAAAGTCATCATTCAGGTCCTCTTTTGGTATAAGTAAAGTATGGAGAGAACTGTTGATTTCGCCTTCAGCAGAGTTCCCCTTACCTTGAATTGGGCTTACGATTTCGTAGGGCCTTGACAAGTTGGTCTTTTACCGGAAGCTGATCCCCAATCTTCATCCGGTTTTTTTTGGTCAATTGAAATGAACGACAACGTACAAACTATCGAACAAATCCGTCACCTAGACTTCAAGGCGCTAGGTGACATGCATAAGAAATATGAGAAGAACTACTTCAGTGAAAAACTGATGCCTGGTCTTCCCACGGTCATCCGTTTCGACGGCAACGCTTTTCACACGTTCACAAAGAACCTTAGCAAGCCTTACGACAAGGATCTGGCACAGACATTCCAATGCACGGTCGACGATCTGATTCGAGATTTGAATCCTGATCTCGCATATCATCAAAGCGATGAGATCAGCCTCTTCTGGTTCAATCTCGATACTGAGAAACCTCTTGAGTTTGATGGTAGCGTTCAGAAGTGGTTGAGTGTGTATGCAGCAAAGTGTTCGGTTATTTTTAACTCGTACCTGCAGGGCTTTCTACCAAACAAGTTTGCTGAACGCCCAGTCTTCGATGCTCGGGTATATCAGTATCCTCGTTGGGACCTGGCATACGATTATTTTATCTGGAGGCAGTGGGACGCCAGAAAGAATAGCGTAAGCATGGCTGCACACAGTGTCTTTTTTCATGGTGAACTTCACAAGAAGAACACTGCTGAGAAAATTGAAATGTTACGTGAGAAAGGCATCAACTTTGCAGAGTACCCAGAGTCGTTCCGTCAAGGCACGTTCACCCGTAAAGTTAAGAAGATCATGCTGATCGATGACGGAACCTGGAATCGTATCCCGGAGAAGCATCGCGGTAGCAGGGAAGTAGAACGTAGTGCGATCGTGAGGCTCACGAACATTCCGAAGCTTACGTCGTTGACGGTAAGCGATGGTAGTTTCAGGCTCTTCCACGATCAAGCCAACGTTGCCTAAATTAGTAGCAACAATTGCGGTATAAGCGTACTGCCGGGCAAATAGCTTGGTGGTACAATATTGTTTTTAGTGAGGTAACACAGTGGTAAAACTCGCCGACATGGCGCTAAACGACTTGTATGCAAAACCAAAGATTACAAGTACAGTAGAGGCAGTTATTCATGTTAAAGAGGATTTCAGTAAGATCAGCCCGACGTATTGTGAGAAGGTCTGTAAGCTGAAGTGCAAGCAATACGAATCTGTCTTTTTAGCCAAGAAAGAAGTAGACATTCTTATCATCCAGGATCATGCAGCACCGGACGGTAAGTGGGATAAGTTTGAAGGTCAGCAAGAAAAGCTGATGCAGGACATCATTTTCCATCTGTGTAAGGCAGCTGGGTTCGGGAACCTGACGTATCGTATGGTCGATCTGTTGAAGTGTTCTCCGACAGAAGCAGACTTTCCGAATGGGAAAGCTCCGACAGCAACAACGCTGATGAAGTGCAGACCCTATCTCTGGCAGGAGATTGAATCCTGTAAACCTAAGGTGATCATTAGTCTGGCAACTGCAGTGACTAAAGCGTTGGGTTACAAGAAACACAGTAATACAGGTAATCGTGGTGAGTACGTAGATAACGTCGTGATTACGATTCATCCAAGAGCACTGACGATGATTCGTCAAAACGCTTCAGGAGCCTTCTGGGGACAGGAATTGTATGGAGTGATCCTCCGTGACTTCAAGAAGGCAGCAGCGATGGTTAGAGGTGAGTTGAAGCCTCCGAAGTTGGAAGATGCTGTAAAGTTTTATCGTGAGAATAGAATTCGAGTAGCAGAGTCGATTGAAGATGTGAAGAAATACGTCGATACGGTCCAGAGTCTTCCTCCTAATTCGATCATAAGTTTTGATACGGAAACCACTTCGCTCGACGGTCTTTCTGAAGATGCTCGACTTTTAACTATCCAGTTCGGGTTTAGAGATCCCGTAGACAAAGAGGTAAAGGCAGTGGTTATTCCGTTATGGCACAGATGTAACACTGCTTATGATGCCGGTGAAGCCTGGGAACTTGTAAAACCGATTCTAGAAAGTGACCGCGCAAAATGTGGCCACAATTCGAAGTTCGATATTCTTTACATTTGGTTTACAACCGGGGTACGGGTTAAGAACGTAGCTTTTGACACCCTTCTCGTCCTTCATAGTCTTGATAGTGGGGCGCAAGGAACCTTTGGTCTTAAAGCTGCAACGTGGGATATTGTGCCTTGGACAGGACTTGGTGGATACGAAAACAGTTTGCCCGCTCTAACCAAGGCTAAGAATCTACCTAGCGAAGAAGAAGAGTCAGAAGAGGTTGAAAGTGAAGAATAGATACATCGACCTGACGGGGAAAGTCTTCGGAAGGCTAACGGTAAAAGGTGTCGATACATCTAGGGTTTCGAAGCGTCCTTTTTGGATTTGTGAATGCAGTTGCGGAAATACTAAGTCGATTGCCGGGGCATCGCTAAGAGGTGGCGATAGCAATTCCTGCGGATGTTTTGCTAAAGAGTTGACTGTAGAGAGAAGTAAGACGCATGGCTTGAGTAAAAGTAAAACATACAAAACTTGGTCTGGCATGTGGCACAGATGTACTAACCCTAAAAGTACCCAGTACTCAGTATATGGTGGAAGAGGTATATCTGTAGACGACAGTTGGAAGAGTTTCGAAACTTTCCTAGCCGATATGGGTGAAAGACCGGAAGGGATGACTATAGATCGGAAAGATGTAAATGGTAATTATTGTAAGGATAACTGCAGATGGGCCACCGACAAAGATCAAAGTAATAATCGACGCTCTTCAAAAGTAATCACTTTTAGAGGCGAATCCCTTACCCAAGTACAGTGGGCGGAAAGACTTGGCATTTCAGTTACTACTTTGTATACCCGCCTGTTGAATAACTGGCCGTTGGACAAAGCGTTATCTGCAGTTAATTACAGGAAGAAACATGGTTAAACGTATCGCACAGAAAGCTAAAAAACCTATAGCAGAATTATTGGAAGACAAGATTGTAGAAAAAGCTGTAGAGGCTCCTGCTGAAAAGAAGAGCAGGAAAAAGAAAGAGCAGACAGTAGTTGAAATTCCTGAAGAGAAAAAAATCTACCGTACATATGAAGACTTCGATTTCTCCGATTTGAATACATATGCGGGTATTGACTGTATTGTCACTTCTGAGATTTTGACAGCGCTTTGGCCTGATCTTGTGAAACCACAAGAGTTACTAATGCCCAATAGATCAGGCCAACCTACGAAGATAAAAGCTCCGGGTATTATCAAGTCTGTAGTTGAAACGGAAATGATGTGCCATGAGTTCATTATAAATCTTGAAATTAATGGCATGCTTTATGATATAGAGCGTAATAGGGCTATTTCAAAGCAGATGATTGAAGAGGTCGCTGAGTTTGATGAACGTATTTTTACTGCACTTGGTAAGAGAATAAATCTGGATTCAGGCGTTGAAGTTTCGAAACTTCTTTATGATGAACTTGGATTTGAATCACCTTTCAAAACCAAATCAGGAGATGATGCAACGGATGGGGCCGCACTTTTGACGTTGGCTGGATTAAATCCCCTGGCCAATATCTACGTAACTCCAGATCCTAAGCTTCAGTTCCTGGCGGATATGGCTAAGCGGAAGGATATTAATAGCGTCCATAATACGTTCATTAAGACCTATGTAGAAGACTTCGTTAAGAGAGATGGGCGGATTCATCCTAGTTACAACTTGTTTGGAACAAGTAGTTTTAGGATCACATCGGATAATCCTAACTTAACTCAGCTGCCACGCCCAAAGCACGGCTATAATGTGCGGGAGTGTTACACCATACCGAATGGATATGTCTTTATCGCCTTTGACTTCTCCTCCGCTGAGGTGAAGATTCTAGGGGCGATTTGCAAAGACAAGAATATGCTTAAGGCAATTGCCGAAGGGTTGGATTTCCACTCGTATTCGGCAAGTGCAATGATGGGCGTACCTTACGACGAATTTATTCATATTCTTGAAGATGATTCACATCCGTTGAAGAAAGAATATAAACGGATGCGTCAAGTTGCAAAAGTTTTAACCTTCAGTTTGCTTTACGGCTCTTCTGTTAATGGTATTGCAATGCAGCTAGCTCTTACTAAAGAGAAAGCACAAGAGTTGATGGATATGTATTTCAAGGCGTATCCGGGTGTCAAGGACTACATTGAGGAGTCGCATCAGATGGCTCTGTTGAATCAGAAGGTTTGGACTCCGTTTGGTCAGTACAAGCATGAGTATGTTGCCCAACCTGCATTCAAGCGTACTGCAGCATATAATGCATCTCTGCGGAATGCCCAGAATGTTCGTATTCAGAGTGCAACGTCTACGCTTGGTCTGGTAACGTTTGCACACCTGGATCAGGCTATTCAAAAGATTGATCCTCGTTGTAAGAGTATTTGTACCGTATATGATTCGGTAGAATTTGAAGTACCGATTGAACGTGCAGCAGAAGTGATCGAAACAGCGTTCTATTACATGAACGAATGGCCCGTAGAGCATTTCGATTGGCTGGACCTTCCGATTGGCGTGGAAGGTGAAATTGGTTTTAACTGGGGTCAGGTAAAAGAAGTGAAGCCTGGCATTACGCAGCAAGGTGTGAATGATATGTTGATGAAGATGAGAGCGTAATATGACTGAACAAGTAACTATTTATACGGATGGGGCTTGTTCAGGTAATCCTGGACCTGGCGGGTGGGGTTGGATCAGAGTAGTTGAAGGTATTGCACCTGCTATTATGGATCCGTTAAACCCTTCAAAGACTCTTAAGTTGTATTCAGAAACAGCACGTGGTAGTGGTGGAGAAGAAAATACTACTAATAATCGTATGGAGCTTATGGCAGTAATAAGCGGCCTATATAATCTAAATCATAAACCGGATTTAGACATCACAGTAGTAACTGATTCGAAATACGTTTTACAAGGCATTACTGAGTGGATCAAAGGTTGGAAAGCAAAAGGCTGGATTGGTTCAAATAAAAAGCCAGTTAAAAATAGAGACTTATGGGAACGACTTGACTCCACAGTTAATCAGTTTAGTAATTTGAAGTGGAAGTGGGTAAAGGGTCATTCAGGCAATACCTGGAACGAAGCGGTAGATCAGCTCGCAGTATCAGCAATCCCAGAAAAGGAATAAGAAATGATTGAGGTTGGCGTAACAATTACCGGTGCAGACGATGAAGTTAATCCCGAAATTCTCGATGAAATTGGTCGAGAATACTCTGATGTCCTATCTGTAGAATGGGGCATTCTGTTTTCAAAATCACGAGAAGGCCAACCGCGTTATCCGACTGCTCAATGGAGAGAGCAGTTTTATGGAGCAACGTATCACCGTGGTAATTTCTATTCGATTTCTGCACATCTGTGTGGTAAATCAGTAGACACATTTTTAGCTTCATACGATTACTTTGAAAATGAAGTAACAATGGGCTTTAATGCGATTCAGTTCAATAAGCTTACTGAAGAAAACAAGAGCCAGATTTTCACATTCGCTAAAGAGCGCGGTGAAAGCTGTGATGTAATTTTGCAGTACAACGCTAACACCGACGTACTTTTGAATGGGATGTTTGACGATGAAGTTCCTAACGATATCAAAATCTTGCTTGATGCTTCCGGTGGACGCGGTACTTCTTATATTGAAACTGGCGGTTGGCCAGACGCACCTGAACCGTTTGCGAGTAGGTTGGCGGTTGGCTACGCAGGCGGAATCAACCCGCAAAACGTAGAACAGACTTTGTTTGATCTGCTTCAGATGCATCGTGACGAAACAGAAGGGTTCTTCTGGATTGACATGGAGTCTGGAATTAGAACGGAAGACAAGTTCGATATCGACAAAGTAATTGACGTGCTTGAAAAAGCCAGAAAAACTCTAGCGGAGAATTAAAGTGAATGAACCCTTATATTTCACAATAGCTTTTTTAATTTGGCTAGGATTGACTGCGGGAATTGTAAAGATTCACAAGTTGAAATGGCGTATGTTTGAAGATAGAGAAGCTCTGATTTTCCCAATCGCAATTGCATTGATAATTTCAGTAGCATGGGTGGTAGCTTTGCCTATTATCGCAGGTATCGCCGTTATGTACGGAATCGTATTGTTACTTTTAAAAGTTATCAAGTGAGGTAGTCATGGGCGGTAATGCACTCAAACTTCAAACAGTCAGATTAGAAAAAAAGTACTATGAACACGTAGCTGCTGGGACTTCTGATGTTTTGAAACAGGCTTTTCCCGATGCTAAGGTTGCAGTTATTCCTGCGTATGAAGAAAAGGAAAGCTTTGGAGATTTGGACATTCTGATTTCAGGCATCCCGATGGATAAGCTTCAGGAGTTTGTGGAGAAGGCTTTAGTTTCTCCTGAATATCATCAAAACGGTAACGTCCTGTCGTTCGGTTTAGAAATCACAGCTCTGTTGATGAAACGGGCTATTTTTCAAATCGACTTCATCACCGTGCCTGACGAAGATTTCGACTTCGCTTTGAAGTACTTTGCCTATAACGATTTAGGCAATCTTATCGGCCAGACTGCTCATGGCGTTGGACTTAAGTTCGGCCACGATGGTCTGTGGTATAAATACATTGTAGATACTCAACTTGTCAAAGAAATTTGCATCACGAAAGACTTCGCTGTGGCCCTTCATCTTCTGGGCTACAGCATGTTTGAGTACAACGCTGGTTTTCGAAATCTGGAAGACATTTTCGTTTTCACTTGTAAAAGCAAATTCTTCACTACGTGGAATTATCAACTAGAGAATCGAAACGCTGTTGGCCGTGTACGGGATAAGAAACGCAAGACGTACATGGATTTTCTGGAATGGATGAAAGACAAGGATCTTCCGTCCGAACGTATGCCGAGGGATCATGGATTTCTTATCGCCGCAAAAGAACGTCCAGACGTCGCAATGGAATTTATCCACGCCACGTTTGACTACTTCAGAGTCGAAAGAGTCAAGAAGAAGTTCAACGGTGAATTCGTTGGGCTCTGGACGGGGTTACAAGGCAAAGAGCTTGGCGGATTTATGGCGGACTACCGAGGAAACGACCGTGAAGCGTTTCTGAAGAGAATTGAGTCTATGACTTCAGAACAAGTTGAAGTCCATGTTAAACACGTATTCGAAGAATGGAGAAAGCAGCTATGACAATCACTATTCACTTTCAATGGTGGATGATACCTACGCTGATAACTGTACTCAGTTTCAGCTGGGCTTTATTCTGGCCATTCGAGGATGGTGCTGGGTTTCTTTCTGGACTTGCTAATCTATTTGCATTCGTACCCGCTTCCGTTCTGTCCATGATTTCCTGGATTATCGCAGGAGTTTTGAAATGACTTGCGATCACACAATCAGGTTACCGGATCGGTATGTAACTTGGGAAGATGATTGGACCGGGGAAGAGCACGGAGAGTGGGAATACAACCGCACAGAAAGTGCTCTTAATGACATTGATTTACACCGTATGAAATGTTCTCTATGCGGAAAGATTGAGTACTACTCAGGCGCAGCGCGTGACTACTATGAGAAGGGTATTCCTTCGCCTTACATAACGGGGTTTAAATGACTGAAGCTCTTGAACATTGCCCTGAATGCGGCGAGGACAAAAAGTCCAAGATTGTAAACACGCCTATCTGGTTTGAATGCAAAACTTGTGGCTATGTGGAAGATTCATTCAAAGGACCTTCGGCAACGTTTACCCGTATGCGTGACCCAGCTGGTCCGCTTAATCAATATCTCTGAATCTTGGTATAAGAAAAGTATTGTGGTAGGAACGCTATCCTATCTTTATCTCTTTTAGCTCCTCAACCAGAAGGTGAAATAATGGCCGTACTTACTATCGGGTCTTCGAACCCCAAGTTTTCCTGGATCATTTCCAAGAACCCTGCAACGATTCGTGAAAGCGCAGAGCCCTACAAGAAATCGATCCGTCAAGGTATGGCGTATGGATGGTTCGGAGCCGATAATCAGAGCTTTCGACTTTGGTTTAAAGACAGTCCTCAGAACTGTTCTTTTGCGGAGGGCATTGGCCAAGAGTTTGAATATCTTGACCGTACCCGTTACGCATCTCCCTACTTGCCGATTTCGCTGATTACGAACTGTCTTGCTACAGCGTTCAAAACTGTTCAGGAAGAAGACGTTACTGAGCCGTGGAGCGCATATCTGGAAACTACGGTCGAAATTCGCAGCGCCAGCATGTTGAATCATCTGAATCAACACTTCAATGGTTCCTTCGGGTTGGACAATGGGTACAGCTTCGTAGCCGAGCATATTGCAGGCTGTGCGTACAAGGTCACTATCTCGGGACCTACCGTTCACGAAATGCTCAATGCGGCAATGGTAATTTTCCTGATGTTCTGCGTTTCGACAAAGAGCATCTATGTCAACCTCAAGGGCGATATCGTTGAGAAGTACATTGCTGCGATCAATCGTATCAATGCACCGTACTTCATTCGTTACCTCTTCAAACGGAATGTATTTTCAAATCGTGACACATTTCTTAAGAACAAATCGCTGCTTGATACGGACACGATCAACCTCTGGCACGGTGACACCCTTGCTCAGCGTAAAGAAGCTATCTTCCCCCACCTGGGAGGAGGAGCGACACTCGTTGACATTGGGTGCGGTGAACTCAATTACACGCTCCCACTCAGTTCGAAATATGAACAGGTCCTTGCGTTTGAAGCGGATGACGAACTCCGCGAGAACATGCTTGAAAAACTCAAGGGACGAGAAGTCGAAAACGTTATTCTCCGAGATGCTGCAACTCCCGAATCGATTGATGAGTGTTCCTTGCTCTTTAGCGGAGCAGACGTGCTCATCACAGAAGTTCTGGAGCACATTCCTCTTAAAGATGCAAAACAGCTTGTTGATGCCGTTCTGAAGACTGACTTTAACAAGTTGGTTATCACGGTTCCGAACAAGGCTTTCAATGTGAATTATCTGATGACAGAAGATCAGTTCCGTCACGATGATCACAAGTGGGAAATGAATGAACAGGACTTCTACGATTGGTTCTGGAAAATCTCTAAGTCCCATGCAGTTTCAACTATCGGCCAAGGTATCGGCGATGCGGTAAATGGCGTTCACACTTCGACGATGCTTGTCGTAACGAAAAACAAGTAAGGATCAACAATGAAAATTCAAACTAAACTCCACACAGTCTTCATTTTGGTTGGCCCTTCGATGTGCGGTAAAACCACATTCTCGAAACAGTTCGAACTTGTGTTGAACTTTCAGTTGATGAAAGCAGGACTTGCTGCAGGTTCGAAGGTTGTAAACTTGAATTCTGATGCTGAACGAATGAACGTCTTGGATGATTTGAGTCTCCATCGTTACGCTCCGGTCATGATGGAAGCTTCGGAAGCAGCTTTCAACGTGATGATGGCGAAGTTTAAAGCGGCAATTGCGTTCCCGATCAACAGTGAATTCGTAATCGTTGATACTACTGGTATGAACGATACGTTCCGAAAGGAAATTCGTAAACTCGCTGAAGAAAACGAATATCGTACTGAATTGATTACGTTTGAATATCCGAACTATCAGTACTGGTCGGAATCGAATGAGGAAGAAAAACGGGTTGTAGAATCGAGCGCCAAGCGATTCAAACAAAGCGTCCTTCCAAATCTCGGTCGTAAAGATCATGATGATTGTATTCGTATCCGTGAACGAGACGCCAAAAAGTGGACAGATCTGGAAGTTGAAATCGAAGATTTGGGCAAGTACGCAGCTACTCAGCTCTATCTCGGTCGAGACATGCAGGTGAATATCATCGGAGATGTACATGAACACACGGAAGCTGCTGAACAGCTTGTAGCTAAGGTCGGTGCAAATAGCATCAATGTTCTTGTCGGTGATTACATTGACAAGGGTAATGACACTGCCAAAGCAATTGCCTTCGCCAGGAAGTTTCACACCGACGGCGGCATTATTGTCCACGGTAATCACGAATCGTATGCTGTGAAGCGTATCAAGGGTGAAATCAAAAACCCTGATCTGGAGATGGAATCGAAGTATATGAGTTCGCTTGACGTTCTGTTGAAAGACGAAACGTTGGCAGCAGAGCTTGTGGACTTGTTCGATCGCTGTTCTGTTCCGTTCTTGAAGATTCACGGCAACCAAGTCCGTACAGTTTACGTAACCCATGCTCCGTGCGAGCAGAAGTATTTGGGTAAGATGAGTTCTGCAGCACTTAAGGCTCAGCGCAATCTGTACGGTGATCGAAAAGAAGACTACCGGAAGGCTTATGAGTTTATTTTCAAGGAAGCTGTTGGGAATTTTCCTTTGCATGTGTTTGGGCACGTTGCTCACAATGCAGCCAAATTGGAACATCGTAACAAGGTGTTTCTCGATACTGGGGCTGTTTATGGCGGCAAGCTTACTGCTTTCTGTTACAAAGGAAATCGTTACTGGTTTGATTCGGTTCAGGCAGCTGAAAAGGTAACGGTTCACAAGGGTCTTCAGAACTTCTTGACGACTCCGATAGCACCTCCGCAGAAGCCGTTCAATATCTACGACTACAAACTGTCGCCGGAAGATATGAGATTTCTGAAGCGTACTATCGCAAACCGAGTTCAGTACATTTCAGGAACTATGGCCCCTGCCCCGTCGACTAACACTGAAATCGAAAGTCTTGAAGCTGGACTTGAGTATTTCAAAAGTCGTGGAACGAAGCGGGTCATGCTTCAACCGAAGTACATGGGTTCACGTTGTCAGGCGTATCTATATCGTGGTAAGCCGGAAGAGTGTTTCCTGGTTTCCCGCAATGGCTTCAAGATTCGCATGACAGAAGACCTTACTGTTATGATTCAGGAACTGCTTGCTAAGTACGAAGGAGAAAGTATCGACTTCTGGCAAGAAGAACTGATTCTTGATGGTGAACTTCTGCCGTGGACGACCCTTGGTAAAAGTCTGGTTGACGAACAGTTCCGTGCGTATGAAGGTTTGGTACGTTACGAACTGGATGCATTGGCTAACGATGAGGAATTTGCCAAGTTGGGATTCAAGACAAAGGTCGACGTCGAAGCTCGTCAGACTGACTTGAAAGTGTTCAGCGAAACACTAGACATCTATGCTCAGGAAGGCCGTCCAGAATACAGTGCATTCTCTATTCTGAAGGTTGACGGTAAGGTGTTTGGTGACAAATTCCAGATTGCAGATTCCTTTGACTTGGTTAACCAGGACGACATCGTAATCATCGACCTTGAAAACGATAAAGAGGCTTTGGAAAATGCAAAGACTTTCTTCAACTGTAAAACCGTTGATGAAAAGATGGAAGGCCTTGTAATCAAGCCTCTTGACGGTACGGCAGATGTTGCACCGTATATGAAGGTTCGGAATGAAAATTACCTGACTCTTGTGTATGGCTATGATTACAAGAACCGTTATGAAGCCCTGTGTCGTCAAAAACGTGTCGGCGGTAAGCTGAAGGTTTCTATCAAGGAACACGATCTTGCACTGGCAATGCTGACAGCAGACAATGGCCCTGCTCTGACTGAACTGGTTGTGAAAATGATCTCGCAACTGAATGAAGAAAAGACGCTGGATCCGCGTTTGTAATTAAAGAAACAAGGCTTTAGTGGTATAAGTGAATTGGAATAACGTATGCTTCATTTACGTCGTAAGTGAGAGGGTAGAGTAACTTTACCCATATACTCTCCCAGCTCCAAGTTCTGAAACAGAACTTTACGCTGGGTTCCGGGCCACGCCCAACGAGGTTATTCCGTAACCAGGCCGAGATGTTTTCGGCTAGCTTCGCAAGTATCTGTTCGTTTTAGATTGTTAAACCGAAAGCCAGGGAGCAACTCCCTGGTGTATAATTCGGGCTCTTGAAATAAAAGCTCGCCCGGAATACCCCTACGTGTTGCGAAGTGACCAACGTAACAAATCAAGGAGAAATTAGTGTCTGAACGTAATTTGGGAGAGATCCGTCAAACTGAACTGGATCTCATTGAACAACTCACTGCAGCTAACGCTGCTGGTGAAGCTATCGTTTATCCGGTAGCAATACGCACGAAGTATTGTGCATGTTCAAGTTATGGAGAGACTGACTGTCGGTTTCATTCCAGACTTGAACCAGGTTGGGAAGTATGTCCGGAAATCACTGAGGCTTCGCAGATCGGAACCCTCAAGAATGGGCGTTGGCTGTACATCACAACCGGTGAACCTGTCAATCAGGATGATCCGACTGAAGCACAAGACAAGGCACTCGCAGATCGCCTGTCAAATGAGCTGATTAAGGCCGTACAGTAAGAGAAGAGGGTGCCAAGCGCACCTTCTTTTTTTAGTCGGATAAAGAAAGCATATATAGCAGCGACGCTTTCTGCTAACGTAAAAAATACCGACGATATCATTGCTAACAGTTTCCCAGAAACCGTTATACTAAGAATTCCCTCCAAGAATTCAGGGTCTGAAATTACGGCCCGCTCCAGCAATGATACAATAATGAACCTAGATAACATCGAAATTGAAGTAAAGCATATGAAGTTTGTAACCAAGAATGATGGCAGTAAAGAAGCCCAGAACCTCGACAAGCTGCACAAGTTTGCAGAGTTTGCATGTGAAGGCGTAGAGGGCGTATCTCCCTCAGAGTTGGAAATGGAAATTTCTCAGCATCTATATGACGGAATTCCTACCAAAGAGATTAATGAACAATTTGTTTCAGCCTGTAAAAGCCTTATGTCAGCAGGTAAGTATCACTATGACAAGGTTGGCGGTAAAGCTCTTTCTTACATCGTACGGAAGGAAGCCTACGGAGAATTCAAGTCTCCGAAACTGTTTGACATCGTGAGCAGGAACGTAGCCATTGGACGCTATGATCCCGACATTCCTACAATGTATACGGCAGAAGAATGGGAACAGCTTGATGCAATGATTGACCACAGTCGGGATGAATTGTTCCGTTTGGCTGGTGCAGAGCAGATGCGTATCAAGTATCTGAGTAAGAATCGTGTAACGAAGCAGATTTACGAAAGTTTTCAGATTCCGTTTATCCTTGTCCCTGTAGTTCTATTTCGCAACGAAAAGAACCGCATGGTAGAAATCAAGAAAGCGTATGATAATCTAAGTCTGTTTGATATCAGTCAGCCTAGTCCGATTATGTCAGGCGTTCGCACGATTCTGAAGCAGTTCTCGTCGTGTGTTCTGATTGACGTTGATGATACAATTGATAGTATCGGTGCTTCGCATCACGCAATTCTGAAGTATGTTTCGAACAAGGCAGGACTTGGTGTAAACGTTGGCCGTAATCGTGGACTTGGCGCACCGATTAAAGGCGGAGAAGCGATTCACACCGGTGTGATTGGATTTATCAAGGATCTAACTGCGGGTACGAAAAGCTGTTCGCAAGGTGGTATGCGAGATGGTGCAGTAACGTTCAACTTTCCGATCTGGCACTACGAAGCTCCGGAACTGATTTTGCTTAAAGACTCGACCCTTCCGGTAGAGCAGACGAATCGTCAAGCAGATTACTGTGTTCAGTTCAACAGGTTTATTTATAAACGTGTTAAAGACAATAAGGATATCTCGCTGTTCAGTCCCTATGAAACACCTGGCCTCTATGAAGCTTTCTTCAGCGATCAGGCGAAGTTTGAATATCTGTATGAGAAGTATGAGGCTGACCTTAGTATCCGTCGTCGTACGATGTCAGCACAAAAGCTATTCAACGACTTTGTTACACAACGTAGTAACACAGGTCGTATGTATTTCAGTAACGTAGACACGGTCAATGAACGTTCGTCGTTCAAGGTACCCATCTACATGACGAATTTGTGCGTAGAGATCACTCTGCCTACGACTCCGCTTGACGATATTAAAGCAGGATTCCCGTCAGAAATTAGTATCTGTACCCTTGGTGCTATTAACTGGGGCAAGATTAACAAGCCTTCGGATTTTGAAGAACCGTGCCGTATGGCCGTCCGAATTGCAGATGCAGTACTCGACTACCAGGACTATCCAGTAGAGGCAGCAAGACAGTCTACAATGGCTCGTAGACCTATCGGTATCGGTATCATCGGCTTCGCTCACTTCCTGGCCAAGAAAGGTCTGCCGTATGACCGTATCTCGCTTGGTCTTATCGACGAGTTTGCTGAAGCCTGGTCGTATTACCTGATCAAAGCTTCTGTTGATTTGGCAAAGGAAAAGGGTCCTTGCCCGTTGTGGAAAGAAACGAAGTATTCGGATGGTTGGTTCCCGCATATGACTCGTGCAGCTGGGCTGGATAAAATCCTGCCGCACAAGACCAGAATGCCGTGGAACGAGCTTAGAGCAGACCTGTTGAAGTATGGTATTCGTAACAGCACGCTGATGGCAGGGATGCCTAGCGAAACGAGTTCGCAGCTGTCAAACGAAACCAATGGCTTTGAAAAAGCTATGGGTCCGGTGATTGTCAAGCCGTCGAAAGATGCAGCGCCTCCGATTGCAGTACCCGAAGTTGATGAATTGATGTATGCTTATGATTGGCTGTGGGAATCTAAAAGTCCCCGTGGTTATCTGGAAGTGACAGCAGTATTTCAAAAGCACATGGACCAAGGTATGTCCATTAATTTCTCGTATAATCCGAAGTTCTTTAAAGATGAAAAGCTTGATACAGAAACTCTTGGTAAAGACATTATGTACGCTTACAGCCTGGGCCATAAAAACGGTTATTACCAGAATACTAAAAAACCAGGCGAATCGGACATTCTGGGCTTCGTAGAAGATACAAGCGCAGCAGGTTGTGAAGGTGGCGCTTGCCACATTTGAGGTGAAAGATGTACAATCTAGTTCTGGTTAGACACTTCGATAAGGAGTGCAGCGACATGTACACGAAAGTGACTGTCGAAATGGATGGTGAAGTTCTTCATGAATTCGGAGACTATTACCACGACAAGGGATATGAGAAGGCGTCGGCGTATACGTTGGCGTTCTTTGATCTCTTCGGAACTGACGAAGTTAAAGTCACAGACGAAGACCGAGTAGAAGATTAACGAGAGCCGGGGAAACCCGGCTTTTTTACCACTAGAAGTTGAGCAATGACCCAAGCAACACCGCTACATGTATTTAAGATTCGAGATAAATCTCCGCTCGACACGAAGCTGTTTCTCGATGAATCAGGAACGGTGGACATTTCCCGTTCCGATATTGTGAAGTATCCGATCTTTGAAAAACAGGCTCAGAAGATGGATGAGTCCAAATGGGAACGAACAGAAGTCATTCTGACCCGAGACAAGATCGATTTTTATGATGTTCTCAGCACTAACGATCAATTCATCTTTACGTCTAATCTTAAACGTCAGATGATGCTGGACACGATTCAAAGTCTAGGCCTTGCAGAAGCTTTGCTACCTCTGGCTTCGGATCCGATGATTAAACGTTGTATCAACATCATCACGTATTTCGAAGAAGTTCATAATATGACGTATGAACATATTCTTAAGAACGTGTATAATGATCCGACGGAAGTAACGGAAAGCATTAAGCATATGGATCTTATCGTAAAGGCTGGCGAAAGCATCAGTCGTTACTACGATGATCTCCTTATGGAAACTGCAAAGTATCGTCTTAATATGACGACGCTTCACCAGTTGAAGAAGAAGCTCTGGTTGGCACTGCAGTCGATCAATGCTTTGGAAGGCATTCGATTCTTTGTTTCATTTGCGTGTAGTTTCTCGTTTGGTCAAACTGGTCGTATGATTGGTAACTCCAGTCTTATCAAGTTGATTGCAAACGATGAACTATTGCATGTAGCGTTTACTACGGCTTTGCTTAGAACGTTGCCAGAAGACGACGAAGAGTTCTTTGTAATTCGTAAAGAATGCCTGGAAGAGTCCATGCATATCTTTATGGAAGTAGTGTCTGAAGAGAAGACTTTTAACAAGTTCCTTTTCCAGGAAGGTTCACTGATCGGATTGAACCAACACATGTTGGACCTGGAAATCGATCACCTGGCCGATAAGCGTATGCGTGCTGTTCATATGCAGTATCCGAATCCCGCGCCGAAGACCCGTCCGCTTCCGTGGATGAGCAAATGGCTGAACGAAGGTGAAATGCAACCTGCACCGCAAGAGACTGAAAAGACTTCTTACGTTAAAGGCATTGTTAACACGTTGAATGAGAATTCGTTCGACGATATCGAACTATAAATGAAAACTCCGGAACAGATTGAAAATCCGGATCTAACAGAACTTAGAATCATGGCTCGGGAGTATATGAGCCTTGTTTCTGGGGAAACGGCTTTTACAAAAGCCACTGCAAAGGATCTGGAAAACGCGCAGGCAGCCCTTGTCTGTTATGCGATTGAAGCGTTGTACGGTAAAGGTATTATTGAGAAGATTGCTTCCGAGGCAATCAGAGTCATGAATGAGATTATGAAAGATGAAGGCTGAGAATACAAACGTTGAAGTAGAAGGTCCGATGCTGGTTCAACTGGCAGATCCCGATTGGACATTGGTTAAAGGTCTTGCGGCACAAGCAGCTGAGCTGACTGCTGAAGGTAAAATGACTCAGGCTAATGACATTTACCAGAGCTTGGCTATCGAAGCAATGCACACGCTGTATGGTCCTAACGCCATTGTTAATTTCATTCAGTATGCAATGGAACAAGAAGCGAAGAAGCAGGTCAGTCGTATTCAGACTCTTGGCGAGTATCGCTTCAAGGCATAAGTTTGGCATACGTTTATAAATGGGTACATACGCCTACTTTACAATGGTACGTGGGAGTGCGATATGCAACGGGATGTCACGTAGATGACGGATACATTTGCAGTTCAGAAAGTGTAAAACCAAGAATTCTTCGCAATCCGAGTGAATGGAAAAGAGAGATAGTAGACGTTGGCGACGCTACCGAAATGCAGACTTTAGAGTTAGAGATACTACAGCTTTCCTATAACTCTAAAGACACTAGATGCTTAAATAGAAATGCGACAAACGCCCCTCCTAGGTATCAAGGTCAAGATCACCCCTCGTTCGGAAAAGAAGCTTCAGAAGAGACTCGTGCAAAGCAGAGCAAAACTCGGAAACGTCTTTACGAAGATTTGGAATTCTACGAAAAAAACGCAGAGAGAGCTAGGCAGGAGGGGTTTAAGAGACGAGGTATACCTACCGGACCCCATCCTGTAGACGTACGTAATAAAATAAGCGATACTTTAAAAGCCAATCCTCAAGTTATAGCTGCTTGTAAAGCACGAGCAGAATTACAGAAAGGAAAACCGAATATTAAATTAGGCAGACCTGTAGTAGGGATCTCTATTTCGAAAGATGAATCTGCTAAATATTTCATATCTGCTGGTGAAGCGGGGCGAAATGGATTTACCCAAAGTCAAATAAATAACTGTTGTAGTGGCAAGAGAAAATCTCATAAAGGCTATACCTGGAGATACGCTACGAAAGAAGAGATACTTGAACAATTTAATGAACACGCAGAAATATTACTCAGTAGGAATTGACCCAGGTTTCAAATCGTTAGGATTAGCAATTCTCAGCAAAGAAATCAATTCAGAAAAAATCATTCTCGTCCATTCATGTACCTTGAATCCTTTCGAACTTGGTGGTATAATTCCTGCGCTTAAAGAAGTCTGTAGAATTGTAGAAAGTAAAATTCCCGACCACGAACAGGCGATGATTTACACTGGGATGGAACGCTACGTTTCGTACCAGAATGTGAACACCGCTGAGGCTGAGAACATCCTTATGATGATCGGGGCCTTGATGGTTGGATTGAACTACTACAATAGTGCTGGAACAAAGATGGTTCGTGCTATTGAGTGGAAAACAGGCCTTGTTAAAGCTTTGTTCAAGTGGAAGAAGTTTACGAATCCAAGTGACAAGCTAGACAAGAAATTCAGCGTGGCTGCTGCTAACTGCTTAACTGATAACGCAAAGCATGAAACTAATCACGAATCTGATGCGATTTGTATCGCAGCTCTTCCGTTCGTCCCAGGCTTCAAATAAAGACACCGAAGCACTTTGGGCTATGCAACAGATCATCGTTGATCATGAGATGGACCGATTCAATCGTCCTCTTGAGCAGATTATCAACGAGGGTAGTCTTGGTAAGATCGAGGAAGAGAAACCCAAAAAGACTCAGGCTGAACTGGATTACGAACTGATGACTACAAAGTTCAATCCGGGCAGGGATTTGATCGTAATGAGTCCAGAGAGACTCGCAGCCATTCTTGAGCTTGGACGCCCCTATCCCCTGATGGCTGGGGTAACGATCGAAATGTTGTTTAAACATATTCTGGTGTTTGACGGCGTTCGAAATATCGGAATCGTAAAAAGCTGATTCTTTGGTATAAGAGAAGTACGGAGAAAAATTTCTCCTTGCTCTTTAACCCATACCCGACTGTGGCGTAATCGGTAGCCGCAACGGACTTAAAATCCGTCGCCTTTTGGCGTACCAGTTCGAGTCTGGTCAGTCGGACCATTTCCATTTCTTCTTTAGGTTGCAAAATGGCACTTAGCAAACAAGACGTGTTTAACAAGGTTTCGTTGCATCTGTTGAAGCAGTATGAGAAAAGCGTTGCCCCTGACGGAGAAAATCCGCATACGGGTAAGCAGATGACGAAGTGCATGTATCGTGGTAATAACGGCCTTATGTGCGCAGTTGGCTGTTTGATCCCTGACGAGTTGTACGATCCGTCAATCGAAGAACAAACCTCAAGCAGTGTAATTGCATGTGACGCACGGCTACAGGAATTGTTTGAAGAAAATGTAATCGACGATGAAGTGTTTTTCTTGGACAGTCTTCAAATGATCCACGATAATACCCCAGTAGATGAGTGGTATCATGAGCTGATTTACTTTGCAAAACTGAGTCTCCTCAATACCGACGTACTTTTTAACAAGGATGCAGTATGAAAATCGTAATTGCAGACGGTGCCTTTGACGGCATTTCTGAAGAAGAGAAAGAAGAGATCATTGCAGAGATTAAAGCTGCGATTGCTGATGGCTCTTTCTTTAGTGAAGCAGAACCTGTTGATCTGGACCAACTTGCAGCAGAAGATCCGGAGGCTTATGAGAAGCTTCTGAATAACATTGATAACCAGAAGGTCGAAGGTGAAGGTCAGACTTTCGAGGTTGACACTTCGTTTGGCAAGACGGTGCATTGATGTTCCTCTACAAACGAAGATCAAGTTACGCCAACGGGCAAAAATACGCTTGCTTCGATTGTAGGGTTTGTTTTGCCAGTACTCATTTCTGTCCGCATTGCAGAAAAGCTACAGTCAATGTAGGGCAGAGATTTAAAGCTCCTAAAAGAACGAACGTCAAAGAGTGGGATATCCTCGCTCTTTGGCACTACCGTTCAGACAGGAAAATTAGTATTGGTGGACGCAAACCGGCTACTCTTAAAGAGGCTAGAGAACGGTATAGTGAAACGCTCAAAGACAGGTTCGATCACAAGATCACTAAAAATGGACTTACACATAACGGGAAGTACGCTTCGTATAGCCCACCCTATGTGACTTTCAAATGATTCGGGGTTAAAATGTCAGATACCATGAAATACATTATTATTAATGAACACTCTGCTGTAGTATTTCCCGCGAGTATCTACCATAGCGATGCAGCTGATATGGTGGGCGGCGAACTTGGAAGTAGACATGTTACTGGAGCAGGGTATCTCGGTGCTGACGAACACGGAAAACTCTATGTGTATGGCCGCTCTGAGGGCTTTAATCTAGACTCCCGGCCTGAAGATTTGGAAGTCATTATGGGAGCGTTGCATAGGCCTTGTAAGCCGATGTGATAAAATTGTTGACACATATAGTGTTTCCGTATTAAAATCATTTTTACCTGTCGGTGCTTTGTTCCGGAATAGCTCAGTTGGTAGAGCAACGCACTGTTAATGCGTGGGTCCCTGGTTCAAGTCCAGGTTTCGGAGCATAGCATCGATAGGTTTAAGGGAAATTCTGGAGGGGATGTAGCTCCAATTGGTAGAGCAACTGCTTTGCAAGCAGAGGGTTATCGGTTCAAATCCGATCTTCTCCAGAATTTTCTTTATGGGCCTATGGCGAAATTGATAGACGCGCTGGATTTAGGTTCCAGTGTCTTCGGACGTGTCAGTTTGAATCTGACTAGGCCTACCATTATTTGTTGCGGTGTAGTTCAATTGGTAGAACACCGGATTTTGATTCCGCATGTTACAGGTTCGAGTCCTGTCGCCGTTACCAGTGTATTTTACGGAAGATTGGCAGAGTCCGGCTTATTGCACTAGTCTTGAAAACTAGCAACCACTTGACGGTGGTTCATCCGTCCAAATCGGATATCTTCCTAAAGTACATTGTCACATTCGACTATCGACTAGGTCAACACCCTTTCACGGTGTAGAGATGGGTTTGATTCCCATATGTGACTCCAGAATAGAAACTTGGGGGAGTGGATTAACCCAGCACCCTGCTAAGGTGCCAGCTCTTATTAGGGCTCATCCGTCCGAATCGGATAGTTTCTGAGTTAATCGATTTTTAATTTGAAGTGTTTGACGACCTCTACACATAGTTGTTGAAATTCTTCTAATGACAAATCGCCTTTAGCAACGTTGGCTGCTTTGCAAGCAAAATTGCAGTTTTCTAAAGTCCCCGGTCCACCTTTAGATCTAGGGACAATATGATCTAGATGATATTCTGACGTTTTGTGTAGATCTATATCTCTTCCCGTAAGGTAACACTTACCAGTAAATTTGGAGAGAAGGTCTTCCCAATTAAAAGAATCCGGAGTAAGCCTGGTTACTTGTCTACCTTTAGAGTCTTTAGTTTGAAAATCTCTAATTTTATCGTGGACTGGTTTTTTAACTTGACCGCTTGCAGCGATAAATCGTTCCTTCTTTTGAAGAAGAGGATTATTCTTACGGAGTTCTTTGGTGCGATCTCTTACTTTTTGTTTTTGCCCATCACCCAAGTGATAGGATATGGTAGCCTTAGAGCAATTAAGCTGTTTTTTAATTTCTGAGTATGAAGCGCCCTGCTCTCTCAGTGATTTGATTTGTTGTTCAAGAGTTGTATTTAACATAGTTCGAATCCTTAATATGAATTATAAAAGATTCGAACCTTAAATGCAAATAGTTATTAATACCGGTGTGTGGGTGAGTGGTTAAAACCAGCAGACTGTAAATCTGCCGCCTCTGGCTTCGATAGTTCGAATCTATCCGCACCGACCAAACAGAGAAGAATTATGTCTTCTAAAACAACGCAGTACAAGGACATGGTCCTGTCTACCAACACAGATCTTTTCAAAGCAGTTCAGGACGGTGAAACTGAAAAAGCTGCGCAGATGTACAAAGATCTGAACGACGCCTTCTATAAAGCTAACCCTGGGTGGAAGCCCTATCCTTCGAAGGTGAAACATGTCGCATAAACAAGTTATCGTAATGCGCAAAGACCTTGGAATGCGCAAAGGGAAAATGATTGCTCAAGGTGCGCATGCAAGTCTTGCGGCGATTCTGAGTCAGATGCGAGAATACATCCACGACACTCTTGAGTTGCAGATGGATGAAAGAACCAAGCCTTGGCTCACAGGCAACTTCAAAAAAGTGTGTGTATATGTAAATTCCGAAGAGGAACTACTCGCACTCTATGCAAAGGCAAAAGCTTCTGGCATAATCACTGCATTGATTACAGACTCAGGTCTGACAGAATTTCACGGTGTCCCGACCAATACCTGCATCGCAGTTGGTCCGGATTTTGAAGATAAGATAGATACGGTGACCGGTGGGTTGCCACTTCTATAGAGGAAATGTATAATGAGTTTTATCCAAACAGTTGAAGACGACGTTAAAGCAGTAGTCGCAAAGATTGAAGGTCTGTTCCACAGCAAGACTGCTGAAGAGATCAAGACCGAGCTTGAAGCAGAGGTCAAGAAGATTCAAGACGCTGCTGAAGCAAAGATCGAAGCGCTTCGTGCAAAGATTCAGCCGAAGATTGACGCAAAGCTTGCCGAAATTAAAACGGATGTTGCAGCAGCAGTTTCGACAGCAGTTGCAGATGGCGTAAAGAGCGCAATCGAAAAGGCTTAAAGTTTCAATGTCGGGATAGCCAAATTGGTTAAGGCCTTCGCCTGCAAAGCGAAAGATTGAGAGTTCGAGTCCCTCTCCCGACTCCAGTTATAACAGGTCCCGCTGCTACCTGATAAAGAAAGCAGCCCAAACACTGGCTCCATCGTATAGTGATTATTACACTCCCCTGTCCAGGGAGATATCGGAGTTTGATTCTCCGTGGGGTCGCCAATACAGTAGAAGCACCATGTCTGAACTGAGTTTGAAGGATCACGTTAAAGGATCCGTAGTTTTGAAAAGTATCACAAAGGTAATCTTTGGTATACTACTTCGTCTGGACTTGAGTTTCCGGTTCCGATTTCAGATACTGGTGATGCTGAGTTTCATATCTCTGATAAAGCGCTGTTATTCATGCGCTGGATTAGAAAGCACCTAGATGAAATTGCAAAAGCAAAGCAAGAGCAAGAAGTAAGCATTGGTTAAAAGAACCTCCTCCGTTAGGTTGCGCAGTGCCCCATATGGATCGCTCCCTCGTAAATGGGAAACGTCAGGCCCGAGTGACGTAAATTCTCGGCATCCCAATTCTAGACGCTGAGCGTTAAAGCTCACTGCCAGAAGTTAAACAGACATCCCGTGTGGGGATTAGATCTGCGGGGGTATGGCCGTTACGACCTGGACAATGTCGCTAAACTTTTGTCCACACGCCCGTATAGCTCAGTTGGTAGTAGCACTCGCCTTGTAAGCGAGAGGTCACTGGTTCGAATCCTAGTTACGGGCACCAGTATTTCCCCCAGGTAGCTCAGTTGGTAGAGCGGCATGTTGAAGCCTTGCGCGTCGGAGGTTCGAGTCCTTCTCTGGGGACCAGTTTAACAATCGCGGAGTAGAGCAGCCCGGTAGCTCAGCAGGCTCATAACCTGAAGGTCGGTGGGTTCAAATCCCCCCTCCGCAACCAAACAACGGAACTTAGCTCAGTTGGTAGAGCCTCGGATTTACATTCCGAATGTCACAGGTTCGACCCCTGTAGTTCCGACCATTAATAACGAGGTAGACATGGCAACCGATAGTAAAGAAATCGTTCGTGTATTCCGCAGTTACAAAAAAGAGAATGGTTGGCCGATGGCTCACGAAGCTGCTAACCTAATCGAGAAGTTAGAGAAAGAAGTAGCAGATTTGAAGATTGGTATTGAAGTTCTCTGCAAACAACTAGGTGAAGCTAATCATAATCACCTTGCATATCTAGTCGATCAACTTAAATAGATTTACCCTGCTTAGCTCATGTCTGGTAGAGCACTCGACCGATAATCGAGAGGTGCCTGGATCGTCGCCAGGAGCAGGGACCAAACAAAGCAATATGAACCACCTAGAAGAAGAAGCAGCCTGGTGTAGAGCGCAGCTTAAAGAAATGGTTGGAGACAGGTTGTACAAGTGTAGTTGCTGGATTTTGCATACAGACGAATGTGAAAGAAGGAACAAAGAATGTTTGATCGATCAGAACGCAGACACCACGTCGAAAGGTTAAAAGAAACACGCAAAGCATACGGTTGGCGTAAAGAACCGTTGACACCCAGGCAACTCGGTGCAGTAGTACAACATCCGCAGATGTGTTCCTGCTCTGGGTGTGGAAATCCTCGTAGACACAAGTGGTTTAAGAGCGAGTGTTTAACTCTTCAGGAACGTTCACAATTAGAAGCTCTTAAAACTTACGAGTTTGAAGGGTAATTTCAACAGTCCGAGTGTAGGCTAGCCAGATTAAGTCGTCTGCTTTGGGAGCAGAAAATCGCAGGTTTGAATCCTGCCACTCGGACCACTCTTTTCACTATGACAACCCTATATCAAATCAAGCTTGTTGTGGATCGTGTTTATCCTGAATACAAAGCCAATAGTGGTTTCATCGATAGTCTTGACGTCGTAGAAATCGTAATGGCTGTAGAAGATCAACTCAACGTTCAATTCGACGATTACAAACTTGAGAAGTTTCAGGCCGATACTCCGCTGGCGGATATTCCTGAAATTCTTTACGGAGCATTGGTTTAATGTTTAACGACGCATACTTTCACAATTGGCATAGTAGACCATATAGAGGAAACTACTATGTCACGCACTTATCGCCGTCAAAAGGGTTACGTTCCTAAATACGTTATCGATGCGACTGAGCCTCTCAAAGGCCCGGATGCAGAAGACGCTGAACGTCTGACCGATCCCAAGAACTTCTACCGTGGAAAAATCCCCGGTTGGTACAAGGGTTACGCAAAGGTTAACGGGCAGTGGTTCCGCTACGGAACTAACAAAGCTTTCGGTCAGCAAATGGCTTTCTGGTTCGGGGATCACGGCTACGCCTGGCGTCGTCTCTACGGAAAGGACACTTGCAAATTTGTCCGAGGGCACACCCAGGTCCAGTACCGTATGGATGCCAAGTTGGAACTCGACAAGTACCGCAAGAACCCTGATTACGAAGTACAAATTCCCCGCAAGAATCTCTTGCCGTGGGACTGAACAACGCCCAGCTTAGGCTGGGCTTTTTATTTGGAGAAATCATGAGCTGGAGCATCGCCCTGCTTGAGAATACTGTCGAAGTTTCTGCAAAGATTGCGGAAGAGTTAGTTAAGGCCCAAAGCTATAAGGGAGAATTCTGGAGCAACGGATTTGAAGTAACTTACAAGGGTAAGCTTTACTTCAACCCCGATCACTCCGAACACATGGACTTTTTAACAGACGAAAAGTTACTGGAAGTACTGACGAAGAACAAGGTTGAAGGCAGGATCTGTTTCGCTTCGCTTGAAGGCGACAACAGAGGTGAATTTTGGGGCTATGAATTTGATGGCAAAGGCGCAGTGCATGCGCTTGTAGGCTCCCTTGTATTTCAGCGTAAAATTGTCGAGCCGGAAATCCAATTTCCAAAAGAATACGTCCTGGTTAAAACCTCACGAGTATACTACGGTGGTCCAGTCCGAGAACCACACCTACCGGTTACCTCTTTGGACGTGGCTATAGCCCTTGCACGGGGCTCGGTTAATCCAGTTGGGTACGATGTATATGAACTGGTTCCCCGAGGCACTGAAGCCCTGCATCCAGTTTGGAGATATGCCGATCGTGCTTCATATAAACAGGCAGTAGATCAGATTGACCCCCTTCATGACGGAGTTGAGTAATGGAAGTCAAAGTTCAACTTACAACAGAAGAAGTAAAACAGGCTATTAAGAATTACGTGAATACACAAGGAATGAGCCTCTCTGTTAAAGAAATACAATTCGGGGACAGAGGTGAAGCTACTGTTACTTGTGAAAAGGCGAAGCACCCAACTGGTTTTGGAGCATACGATCGATGAGCTGGCCTGAAGCTTTCGCAACAGTAGGATGCGCATTTGCGTTCGTAGCGTTTATCTGGATCTTGACACGCTAACTGTGTTTTATTAAACTAGCAGTATTGGGAATATAGCTCAGTTGGCAGAGCAGCGGATTCTAAATCTGAAGGTCTCGGGTTCGAGCCCCGATGTTCCTACCAAACATTTAAAGGAATTACCATGAAGCTCGATAAGCTCTAGGTTACGAAGCCTCCGTAAGACAACCTTACCTAAAAGCACCGTAGTACCTACACTTTTACTTAAGGAAATTAATCATGTCTTACATTTATTCAATCATTCGCAAAGATATTCCCCTCGCAGATCAGATCGTTCAGACTGCGCATTCCGCATTTCACGCTGGCCAAGCCGATCCGAAAAACGGTGCGGCATTAGATTGTGAAATCCCTTCGCTGGTCCTCTTGCAGGTGCCAAACGAAGAAGCCTTGCTTGAGCTTCACAAAAAACTTAAGGCTGCAGGCATCGTTCACAGCACGTTCCACGAGCCTGACGATGACATGGGTTGGACGTCGATCACGACCGTGTCTATTAATCAGGAAGATCGTAAGCTCTTTAGTAATTTGCCTTTGTGGAGACCCTAAATGAACGATAGGATTCTTATCTTCTACAATAAGGCGCATAACACTGATACCTCAATACCGCCGTGGGTCTGCCAATCTAAAGGTCAGACATACAATGTTAATCATATTACAATCGGAAGTGGCATTGGCTTCTCGACCAAGGAGAGGCCCGACCACTCTAGTACCAAGGCGTGTCTCGTTGTTAAAGGTACGTTGACGATCAAGGATGGTGAGGCGTTGATAAATTAATCTTTACAACTTTTCTTTAGATGTATGTTTAGAGTAAAATAGAAATATGAACTCTGACATACTTCAACCCTTGATAGATATGGGATTGACAGCCAAAGAAATGAGTGAACATCTTGGCTGTTCAATTCATAAAGTAAAGTACTACATGAAAAAACTGGGTATTAAAACCCAGCTTGCCCAAAAGTACGATTCATACGTTTCGTATGAACAATTAAAAACTAAAATTTGCCGCTCTTGCAAATTAGAAAAATCTGTTTTTGAATTTAGAAAAGTTGTTATATCTGGTAAAGAAAAACCCGGCTCTTATTGCAAAGCGTGTGTAAAGCAACAAAACTATGCAGCTAAAAATAGTATTAAAAAACAGGCCTTAGATTATAAAGGTAATAAATGCCAGTGTTGCGGATACGACAAATATGAAGGCGCTTTAGAATTTCATCATTTAGATCCTAAAGAAAAAGACTTTCTTATTTCTAGATACGGACGAGACGCTACTTTAAATGACAAAGATTTATTTACAGAATTAGATAAATGTGCTTTACTGTGTTCCAATTGTCACCGTGAGGTTCATGCAGGACTCATTAAACTAGATTGAGTTTGGTATAAGAGAATTGTGAAAGAACATTTCTTTTATAAACAAAATAGCTCAATTGGTAGAGCGCACATACTCTTGTGAGGCTGGGGGCTCGTATCCCCCTTTTGTTAGCTTAGTAAACTTCTTGGGCGTGACACCGTGCGCTGGCAGGTAACGGCCTCATAAGCCGTCGGAGAAATCCCATCGTGGGTTGGAATCCCACCGCGCCCAAGAAGTTTATTGAGAAGCTTTATAACCACCCCTCTGAAGTCTAGAGGGGTTTTTCTTTGCAGCACTTTTTGTAGCCTAATCGATATGGAAACGAAGGAAATCAACGTGAGTGACATTCAAGAACAAATCGCGGAATCGAATGCAGGCGCTGCTATTGGCGAAGTTGCCAAGGCTGATGTACCCGCTGTCGCTCCGGAAGTCGCTGCGGCGGCTGCACAAGCTGCAATGATCGCAGAAGTGGTCAAGGCTGCTCTCGAAAACGCCGGTCTTGGCAAGACGGATCCGATCGCAGAAATCGCGGCGATCTCGATCAGCAGCGACGAAATGCCTGTCGCTTCCCGTCCGATTGCAGAAGTGATTCCGGGCCGTACTGGACAGATCAAGGTTTATGTTCCGTATGACATTCGTGCGGACATGAACAACTATGGTCGTGTCATCGGCAGCCGTATGAACACGTCCACGAACGAGTTCAACTACATCAACAACCCGGCACAGTTCAACGTTGCTCGTGGCGCGGGTATGGTTGGCGGTCTGGAAATCTTCAAGAACCGTTCGAACATCGAATCGTACCTGAACAACCTGGACGACTACAACGACGATCAGGACTTCATCGAACGTGTTCGTTCGCAGATGACCCGTATCCTCGAAGAAGTGAATGCGTTCTACGCAAACACTCTCGGCAATATCAGCAATCTGTCGGTCAACAACGAGTTCACGTATGACGAACTCGCCGTTCTCCTGGCTCAGCCTGGCATCAAGCTGGTTGTCGAAGACGACTTCGCCCTGGTTTGTGTTACGACTCACGCTGCAAGTCAGCAGATGAGCATGAGCGGCCCGTACATCGCTGCAGCTGGGCATATGTACGCACGTAACGGTCAGGAAATTCAGCAATTCACGCATCAGTACTACTTCGGTGGTTACGACGGCAAGAAGAGCCTGAAGGAACTGGGCATCACGCCGTTGGAATCGGATGCTGAACTCAAAGCCCGTCTCCTCGCTCGTGGCAAGCGCGGTGTCGAAGTTACGGCTTCGTCGTCGTACATGCAGTACAAGGGCGATCTGGTTCGTCGCGGCTACTGGAGCAACACGGCTTTCCGTTCGACGGGTCGTGTCATGATCGACTTCCAGGCAATGCGTATCATGGATCCGAACTACCGCAAGTTCTTTGGCGGAACTCAGGATCGTGACTCGTACGGCTACACGGCCAAGGCTGAAACGGTGAAGCTGAGCGATGACGTGTATCTGACGTTCTCGCCGTATGTTTATGGCTTCTCGTTCCTGTCGAAGGTCTGGGGTGAAATGCTGGTCGACAACATCACTCCGATTCAGTTCCGTACGGATGCTTACGGCAAGCTGGTGATGGACGAAGATCAGAAGGAAATGATCGTGTCGCTGGTGGAAACCCAGCTGGAAGGCAAGAAGGTCGACATCATCGATGGCAAGGGTGGTGGCACGATTTTCCTGCTGGCCGGTGAACCGGGTACTGGCAAGACGCTTACTGCTGAAGTTACGGCAGAGCATCTGAAGCGTCCGCTGTACATGGTTGGCGTTGGCGAACTCGGGACGAGTGCCAGCGAGCTGGAAGACAATCTGCGTCAGGTTCTGGATATCGCCGCGACGTGGAATGCAGTGCTCCTGCTTGACGAATGCGACATCTTCATGGAAGCCCGTACGGATAGCAATATCCAACGGAATGCTATGGTCGGTGTTTTCCTGCGTCTGCTGGAATACTATCAAGGCGTTCTGTTCCTGACGTCGAACCGTGCAAGCAACATCGACAAGGCGTTCTACTCCCGTATCAGCATGGCGATTAACTTCCCTGCGCTGACTACTGGTGACCGTGTTCAAATTTGGGAGAACAACCTCAATATGAATTCGGTGCAACTCACCGCGACGGAAATTCTTTACCTTGCCGAAACCTACGAGATCAATGGTCGTCAGATCAAGACGGCTACTCGCAACGCTTCGGCTCTGGCACTGAAAGGCAAGCGTCCGACGGACATCAAGGACTTCCAACTGATCCTCAACAAGGGTCTGGAATTCCAGAAGGCGGTGTTCGAACGTGGTGGCAAAAACGACATGACGTTGCTGGGCATGCACAAGGATGCTCACGTCGTTGCTGACGTCGAGTTCAAAGACGTTAAGTAATCTGTAACGAAGGCCGGGCTTAGTCCCGGCTTTCTCTCGGGAGAATACAATGAGTAAAGTACTGAAAAAGTTGAAGGCTATTCGCCGTCTGGTCAAGAACATTCCGGGCAAGAACATCGACTTGGACAAGTTTGTTACGACGAATGGGGCTACATACACAGACTCTGTGATGTGCCCTGCGGCCTGGATCACAACCGACGTGTTCGTTGGTAAAGGCCTGTATCTCGTCGAAGACGAGCACGGACTGTGGAAAATTACCTATAGGTCCAAAGACAACTTCGAAGCCCTGGCTGAATTTCTGGGTGTTTCAGAAAACGAAGCTGGTGATCTGTTCGGCCCGGTTTTCCACAATGAAGCGTGGGGAGGGTATCTCTCTCACAAAAAGCTCTTCCTTCAACGTATCGATAACCTGATCGAGGCGTACAAATAATGGATCCGATTGAAAGACTAAAGCAACTGGAAGCTGAACTCGCTGCTGTGAAACTGCAGATCGCCGCTGAAGCTCGGGCTCCTGGCTTTAAGAAGGCAGCGGCGGGGGATACGTATCATCGGATCTATCAAGACTTCGACGGTTCGTTCAAAACCTCCGCAAACACTGGCGCTCCTGCGTTTTCGCGTCGTCCTCTGTTTGGTAACAAAACCCAGGCAATGGACTTTGCGAATGCAATCCAGACCATTCTGGAAATGCGTATACAGCCTGGCATGATGGTTCCGGAACCTCATGAAACTTCGGTGGTTGTAATTCCGCAGCGCAATGGTACAATCAAGTACCAGTCCAGCAAATGTACGGACGCAATTCCGTCGACTATCTACGCTCGTTTCAAGACAGTCGAAGCTGCAAAGGCAGCAGTCGCTGCAGTTGGCGAAACGCGTGTCATTGCAGCAGCAAAGACGCTGGCATTTTTCAAATAACAAACCATGAAGAAAATCGCAGCAGTTGCCTACGGGATTTTGGCAACGCTCTATCTGTTGTTCCTGCTGTTGCCCGTAACACAGCAGTTGGTTAATAATGGAGGCGACCTGATTTACTTCGTGCCGCTGCTGTGGTTGACCATCCCGCTAATCGCCTTTGGCGGTTGGTATTTCTTCCTCAAACCAAAGAAACAAAAAACACAATGAAGAAACTTCTTCTTATCGTCGTTGTATTCATGCTCGGTGCCTGTACCAAGGTTGGCGCAGGCTTCGTCGGTGTTCAGGTGGATAACTACGGCAGTGACCGTGGCGTCCAGAACAAGGTTCTCGGCCCGGGTTCGTACTTCACCGGCTGGAACACGACTGTGTACGAGTATCCGACGTTCACGGAAAACTACGTGTACAGCAAGGCTCCGGAAGAAGGTCATCCGGCCGACGAGTCGATCACGTTCCAGGCAAAGGGTGGCGTTGCCATCAATGCTGACTTCGGTGTTGCGTATCACATCGCTGCAGACAGTGCTCCGCTTGTGTTCCAGAAGTACCACAAGGATCTGAACGGTATTACCGACGGTCCTTTGCGTAACCTTATCCGTGACAGTCTTAACGAAATCGCGGGTAAGCTTACCTTCGAGCAGATCAGCAATGACATTCCGGCCTTCATGGTTGCTGTTAACGCTGAACTCGCCAAGCGTGCAGCACCTAGCGGGTTGTCGGTTGAACTGCTCTCGAACGTAGGCGCATTCCGTTGGCCTCCTGCGATTCAGGATTCCATCAATGCTCAGCAACAGGCAAAGATGGACGCTATCACGTCGCAGAACCAGCTGCAGAAAACCCAGGCAGATGCTGCAAAGCGTATTGCCAATTCGGATGCCGACCTGAAGATCGCTGCAAACGAAGCACAAGCTACGGCTATTCGTGGTCAGGCACTGGCCAAGAACCCGGAGATTCTGCAACAAATGTGGATCGAAAAGTGGAACGGTCAACTTCCGACGTATCAACTCGGCAGTGGCAGTTCGGCTCTTATCCAGCTTCCGAAAATGGGTAACTGATCATGTTAGGCTTACTTGCTTTCGTAGCTGCAAAATGTGTTGAACGATACATTGGTCTCGATGATGCGGGCAGAGAAGACGTAAATGAAGGTCTTAAGGAACTCAAGGATATGGTCGTGGGTTCTGACGAAAGTAAGAAGCCTGATCCTGAACCGTGGCCGTTTCCTCGCAGTAAGTAGTTTCAAGTTTCTCTTAACGACTTGGTATAAGTACATTACGGAACACCTATAATTTAGTTGTTCCGTTCTTCTTCAGGTGAAACCGTGTTTCTTCCTAAAGTCATCCGTGACCTTTTCCGCATTGATACGAATCCAGTCGTTTCGATCGATGAGGAACAAATTCCGAAAACCTGTGCAGAACATCGCAGCAGAGTGATTCTGGACAATCAGTCAGCAGCACCAGTACTGGTACACTACCGAAAGCAACGTCGAGTAGTGTCGCAGCAATTGTAGTACTTTGTTTTTCCCTTCCCAAACTCGCTGAAGTTTTCGCATATAAATGGAGAGTATTCAAATGGCAGACAATCGCCAAACCAAGACCAACACCCAAGGCAAGAAGCCTTTCAACAAGGCCGGTGCGAACAAAGCTGAGATCCAGACGTTCATCGATGGTCACAAGCGCACCGAAGTTAACCCGAAGACCGGCGAAACGAAGATTTTCTGGAAGGAAATGCTCGTCACTCCGGAAACGCACAGCCGTCCCCGTGTCGGCAAGACTGCTCGTGACGCAGCTAACGGCGCGGCTCGCCGTAACTACGAGAACAAGCAAAGCCGTGCAAGCTGGATGAACGACAGCAAGCGTACGGCGGCAAACTTCCCGTACAATTCGTGCAACGGCAAGCGTAACCGCACTGTCGTCACCGGCAAGGGCAACGAACGTATTACCCTGACGTACAAGATGGCTGGCGGTCGGGGTAAGTAACATGAAACCCATGCACGGTATTGCTCTAATCCTGGCATTCGCCATCGGCGGTACCGTGCTTGGATGGAGTCTGGGCGAAGGCGCTTCGTGGCTCATCGTTAAACAAATATCAAACCGGAGTTGTAAATGAAGAAAGTTTGGATCATCCGTGGCACGAACGGCGAACACTCGCATGAAGTCAAAGAAGAACTGAAGAAGGTTCGTGATCAGTTGAACAAGGAAGCAGGCTTCGATCTGAACAAGGCAATCGCCGATAACGATGGAAACATCGGCAAAGCAACGGCACTGATGCCCTTCAAGATCAGGAAGGGTCCGGATCATCCCCGTCTGTAACAACTGAAGTAAACGTACTGGAACTGGCTTAGGCTGGTTCCAGTTCCTTAACTCTAAACCTTTCTTTTTGTATGAGCATGAATCAATGTGATGGTTGCAGGGCAAAGATCCCCCTTAAGAAAACAGCCTTAGGAGGAGAACTTCACAAAGGTGACGACTACAACAGCACATTCGGTTGCGATGCGTATCGTTATACAGAAGCTTTTAACGAGGAGTTTCAAAATGGATTTGAGCGAAGCCTTGAAATTTGCAGAAGAATGCAAGAAGAACGGTAACATCAGCACGTCAGCTAAGGCAGCCATTGCTTTGGCTGATGAAGTTAAACGGCTAAGAGAAGAAGAGAATGAAAGAAGAGCGTCAGACACCTTTGGTTTCGATTAACCCTAAAGACCTACGCATCGACTGTTATGGCGGTGCCGTAGGTGGTCAAAGAGTAGGAATGGCTAATGGTGTGAGAATCACGCACATCCCTAGCGGTATTGTGACCGAATGCATTACAGAACGCAGTCAACACAAGAACAGAAACGCGGCCTTGAAAGAACTCGAAGAGCTAGTCTATGTGTGGGAAGGTTCCAAAGTATCGGAGCCTCATCCTGACGATTTCGCAGTAGACAAGTTCGCAGCCATGATGAAAGCGAAGCTTGCAAAGTCTCGTGAGAAGGGTAGAAGCGGTTGGGATGATCCAGAACAATGCAGTACAAAACGATTAGCGAATCTTCTTGTCAGCCATGTCCCCAAAGGGGATCCCGTAGACATTGCAAATCTGGCAATGATGCTGGCGCTAAGAGAAGCCGACCCGGCATTGCTAAAAGACGCCTTTGAAGGCGAAGCTATGGCCATGATGGAACGGGAAGGCTGGTCTTCTGGAGGCTAATTTAAACCTTCATTTTTGGTATAAGAGAGTTGTATAAGAAGTAGCCTTTAATTCTGCATCTCTCTTTTTTGGTTGGTCAAAATGCGTCGCCGTAATACCCTTAAATTCGCAGGCTACGTCATGTGTGTCGTAGTTGGATTCACCTGCGTTCTACTAACAGCAAAACTCGGAGTAACGAAATGAACAACGAAATCAAACAGGAATGGATCTCTGCTCTGCGTAGCGGCGAATACAAACAAGCCAAACATGTCTTGAACGGTGACGGCGGCATGTGTTGTCTTGGCGTTCTCTGTGATCTTTACATGAAGAAAACTGGAGAAGGTGAATGGGTGCCGAGAACCGCTAAGGAGGAAGATAGCAGGGTTTTGCAAAAGTATACTTCCATTGGTACATTTGAAGGGTCAGAAGTTGTACCTCCTGCTAGTGTTATGAAATGGGCCGATCTCGACAAGGAAAATCCCAATACTGGAATTTACCAGGGATTTACAAAGTCCTTTGAAGATACCCCTGGCTACTTGGGGTATTCTTTGGCCGAACTCAACGACGGTGGGCTTACCTTCAACCAGATTGCTGACGTTATTCAATTCACGCTATGAACCAAGAAATCAAAGCAAAGTGGGTAGCTGCGCTTCGCAGCGGTGAGTACAAACAGAGCGTCGGCTACTTGAAAAGAGACGATGGGTTCTGTTGCCTCGGAGTCCTTTCCGATGTTCACGCAAAGGAAGGAGGTCCGCAATGGGAACATGCTGGCTCTGGGATTCAAGAGGTTGAACGCTGTGGGGGGTATCCCCCTCAAGTAACTCTTAATTGGGCTGAATTCGCAGAAACTTCTCTCGTTCCTGGTTTGCTTACCAGAGAAGGGGATGGGGAAGGCTTGGTAAGCCTGAACGACTCCGGTGAATTCACCTTTTCTCAAATCGCTGACGTTATCGAGTACTTCTTCTAATGAACCAAGAAATCAAAGCCAAGTGGGTAGCTGCGCTTCGCAGCGGAGAATATGTCCAAGGTCAACGATACCTGAATGGTCCCGATGGATTTTGTTGTCTGGGTGTTTTATGTGATCTATACGGTAAAGAAACTGGAGAAAAATGGTTCGATGAAGGAGGTGACGGAAAACGCATGCTGGACGGCTGGACTGTTCCTCCGCTACAAGTCCAGAAGTGGGCGGATCTTGGTAGTGATCTCGGATACACCGGCGTAGAAACTCCGGCTACTGACTCTGTTTCGCTTGTCGATCTAAATGACTCTGGTCTGCCTTTCTCTCAAATCGCTGACATCATCCAATACGCACTGTGAACAACGAAGTTAAAGCCAAATGGGTAGCCGCTCTTCGGAGCGGTGAATACAAACAGGGAACAACTAGACTCAAGACTGTTTGGGATGAAGAAAATCCGAAGTTTTGCTGTCTTGGAGTTCTCTGTGATTTGCATGACAAGGAACTCAACTGCGAACAATCGTTTGAAAGCATCGCAGGAGAATTACCTGATCATGTAAAAAAGTGGGCGGGTTTGGAAGAAAACAACCCGTACATGCGTCAACCAGCTTCGCTTGCTTATCCGAAAGAATGGAGAACTCATATTTCTGTTCTTAACGACATCAAGCAATTTTCTTTCAACCAACTAGCTGATCTCATCGAAGCACAACTATGAAAAAGCGTATCAAGAACAAATGGATCAAGGCACTGCGCGGCGGTGATTACAAACAGACTACGGGTGCGTTGCGTGACGACGAAGGTTTCTGTTGCCTCGGCGTTCTATGCAACATCCATGCTCAGGAACATCCTGAAGTTGCGGCGAAAGAACCCTGGCCAGACGAATATATGGGCGCTAGTGGCTTGCTTCCCCTGGCGGTAGCTGAATGGGCTGGACTCAATCCTTCTGTTTTGGACTCGGCTGATGTACCGACCGATGTCAAAGTCACGTATCGTGGGAAAGAAACTAAGCTTTCTACGTTGAACGACACTGACCAACTCAGCTTCAAGAAGATCGCCCGAGTCATTGACCGCTGTTTGTAAGCCTGTAATTCAATTACGTACGTACGACTTGGTATAAGTTAATTAGGAAGCACTATAGTTTATTATGGTTTTTCCTTTTTTCCCTTTTCAAATTTAACAAGAAGAAGTAAGAATGAAAAACTTGATGCTCGCTGCTGCTGCAATGGTTATCGCAACGTCCGCTATGGCTTATGGCGTTTCCGGTGGCCACGCTTCTGCTGGTCATGTTTCCGTTTCGGCTCACTCGGCACCTTCGGTTCACACCGCAGTTGTTGAAGCCCACACTGCTCCGGTTGCTCACGAGGCACCCGTCGCAAAGGCTCCCATAGCCAAGACCCCGGTTATCGTGCCGGTCGGTCATGTTTCCGCAGCAAAGCCTGTAAGCGGCGCTTCTGCCGTGAAGGGTAAGTAACACCTCAACCGTCTGCGTTGAGTTCACACTTTGCGAGAAGGTGTGTTTTACAGTAGCCTACTCTGATACGAAGGCATCCTCTGATCCTGCACGTCGTGCCGGGATTTAGGATATCGCGTCGGAACGTTACCCGACTAGGTGTTTGGACCACCGAAAATAAAACGCAGAACCCCCGTAGTCCAGTACGGGTTTCCTATTGAAGGGCTACTGTGGACCTTCCATTCTGGATAACGGAATGAAATGTGAGTACTTGATCGAAAGGTCGAGAGACAGGTGAATTAACACTAGCGAAGCATTTAGAGGAACTCAACGCTTGAAATGTCTAACTCAGTAAGCTAAAATAATTAAAAAGCTTAATGAGTTAATAATGACAAAACAAGAACTTGAACAGATGACTAAAGAAGGATGGTCAACTAGAAAAATCGCGGCCCATTTTGGAGTTAGCCAATCTAGTATCAGATACCATCTTTATAAACACGATCTTAAAACATCGACTTTTTCATATTTAAAAGTTGAAGGGAAACCTGATTGGAGAAGATGCTCTACTTGCAAACTTGAATTTCCTATTACGGAATTTCAAAAAATAAAAAATACAGAACGATATAGAACTTCGTGTAAAAGTTGTATTTCAAATCACTTAAAGGAAATAAGAGTAAATACTAAAAGTTCGGCAGTTGAATATAAAGGCGGTAAATGCCAACTGTGTGGATACAATAAATCTCATGCTGCCTTAGAGTTTCACCACAGAGATCCTAAAGAGAAAGATTTTGGAATTGCCAAACAATGGTATAGAAAATTAGATGATATTTTGAAGAGAGAATTAGATAAATGTGATTTGCTTTGTTCAAATTGTCATCGAGAAGTGCATGAGCAGTTAAACACAACCAAGTAGTCAAAAAAAGGAAACCAGCAACATGAGCAACGCTATCATTCGTTTGGCGGATTCGCAATTCAGCAAGGAAGTCGAAGACTTCGGCGGTCTGAGCATCGACCTGAAAGACGCTCTCGAAGAGCTGCAAACGAAGCAGAAGAAGGAAGCTGCACAATCGGCTGCACAGGAAGTGATGAAGCTTCTGAACGGCGCAAGCACCAGCATCGAAAACCACGTGCATGCCATTCAGTCGGCGCGTCGTCTCGAAGCTTCGTCGAAGGTGAAGATCCACGAAATCAACAAAGCCAAAGCTTACGGCCTGGCTACGAACAACTTCGTGCCGCTGGGCATTCTGACTGGTGCAATCTTCGCCCATCACGTCGAGAACAAGGAATTGCTGAAGATCGACGAGTCCAAGCTGCCGGAAGGCTGGGACAAGAAGCCGGAATCGAAGTAAGCCGCTAGGTAGAACCCTGCGCAACTCAGGGTCGGGGAGCTTCGGCTCCTCGCTACGCTTATGGTACTCTTGGGAACGACGCCCATCTCATACTACTATTATCCCGAAAGGGCCTAGTTTGAGATTCTAACTTATTAGGCATTCACTGCCGAGACGAAAGACTCTTCTGCACACTACTTTAGCGGAAGAGGGATAGCTCTAAAGTGTGGAACTCAACCTGAGACCGCTAGACGGCAATGTTTGAGGAGGGATCCTAATTGTAAGGGCTAGACCCAAGAGGGTCCCTCACCTGTTTTACCGTTGTTCACTTTTCCCTTTTCGAAGAATCAAAACCAACCTGTTTCAAGGATAAAAGCAACATGATGAACCTGTTCAATTCGCAATCGAAGTTCCTGAATCGCCTGTTCCGCAAGGTCGACGGTCTCGTGTGGGATGTCACGACCGGTAAGCTCGGCATTCAAGGAAACGACGGCGTGATTACGCTCGAAGTCGCTGAAGGCGAAGGCAACCGCCCCGCAACGTTCTCGATCTCCGTCAATCCGTTCGACGGTTTCGGTCTGCCGATCCCGGCATTCGCTTCGAACACTCCGCACGAACAAATCGAAATCGGCGATCTGATCGTCGGTTCGAGCAAGGTCCTGGGCTGGGTTATCGAAAAGAAACCGGCTTCGCTGGTTCTGCTCGGCCAGGACGGCATGCAGAAGCAATACAACCCGCCGAAAGTCGCAGTCATCGGCCAAGACGGTTGCCTGGTCGTGAAGAGCCTGACGGGTCTGCTCGGCGGCTCGGGTGCTCAGAGCCTGCAAAGCTCGCTGCTGCCGCTGCTGATGATGGGCGAAGGCACGAACCTCGATCTGGACAAGCTGCTCCCAATCATGCTGTTCACGCAACAGGGTCAAGGCGCTGCTGGCGGTAACGCGCTGGCACAGATGCTGCCCATGATGATGATGATGGGTGCTCTGAACGGCAACAATGCTCAAGCGGTTCCGGGCCTGCAAGCGAAGTCGTCGGTTCCCCCGCTGCAAGTTCGTCGTTAAGCAGTAAATAAACGGCTGGGCTCCTATAAGGGGCCTAGTCTGTTTTGGAAAGACTTGAAGGTCTTTCTAAAGCAATGTATAATCGTTATCTTTGGGATCGTAGCTCAGCCTGGTTCAAGAGCATTCGACTTTTAATCGAATGGTCGTTGGTTCAAATCCAACCGGTCCTACCAACAGGTCAGTAGTGACAATTGGCTTAACACGCAGGACTCCAAATCCTTGAGATTGCGGTTCGAATCCGTACTGACTTGCCATATTAATAACAGGAGTAATCATGGACGAACACGTTCTGCCAGTAGTGAAACATGAGTTTCCGCTGCAAGTCGTAATCGGTAGCGAAGTGGTGACTTTCAATTCGCCGGAAGAAATCCCTGCCGGTGCGCAGTTCAAGATTTACGTGAAACCCGAACCTGAGGTTGTGAAGGCAGTGCCGAAGATCATCAATACCGGCAAAGCTCGCACCTGGAACAACAACGCAGTGGATTAAGGAGTAGTTGAGATGATGCACGGAAATGGACAACGTTCGGTTACGGTCGATCGCCTGAAGCTGATCGAAAAACTGAAGTCCAACCTTGAAATTCACATCAAGGACTACGAAGAAGCAAAGATCGGTTACAAGATCAAACTGAAGCAGGATCTTGAAGATGCTCTGGAATTCTTCGACGAAAGGCCGTACGAACAGCTTCCCAAGCTCATCGTCCAGAACAATCCTCCGCGTAGCTACGAGAAGGAATACCTCGATGCTATCACGCTGCTCGAATGGCAAGTCGGCGATACGGTGGAACTGGACCAGACGACGTTCAAGCAATTCGTTCAGAACGAGTGGGCGTGGAGCGGCGGGTTCGAAGCGATGAACACGACCTATAAGAGCTTCGCAGCAAGCGCCGCTCGTCGTTAACAAGTTTCAGTGCGGGTTTGGTATAGATGAATGTGCAGCGGTTTTCCAAACCGACGAGACGAGTTTGATACTCGTAGCCCGCTCAAAGTATCTAAGGTAGAAAGTTCTTAGAGCCACTGTAGGATAATGGATTAATCTCCGGAGCTTCTACCTCCGTTTATGCGAGTTCGACCCTCGCCGGTGGCTCTAAGTTCTTTCCCAGGAGTAACATTTTGGAAACCAATCATGAAACTCAGAGCAATCTTCCTGTTTGTAGTAACGATGATGACGATGGCCTCGTGCGCAACACAGCCGAGCCCCGCGTATTACGCAAAGGATTCTTTCTTGCATGGCGTCTCAGCGACAACGAATTAGACCTCCCCGACGAGAAGGTTTGAACGAGGTTCTTGTCTCCAAAGCTAAGGGCGGCGGAGAGCATAAGAACCGTAAAGACAAACGAACGTATAAGCGTAAGCTTGACAAAGAGTCAAAGGAAGAGTTGGAATGATCAAGCAAGTTAAAGACCTGAAATTCGCCGACATCGGCATTGCTGGAAAGGAAGAAACTCCTATTCAAAAGGCTAACCGTCTGGGCGTTCCCCTGATCCCTAAGAAAGAACGTGTTCCGTTTCAGGAACCCAATCCGATTATCGCTGTGTGCGGACAATGCGGACACGAAGTTCGCAGTATGGAATACAAATCATGCCCTAAGGGCGAATGCCCCTTCGGTAGCTCGGTTACGTTGAACTGATTTTGGTGGCGTTGTAGCTGTTCGTGGTTCCCTCCTTTTGGTGCTCGATTTCTGAGCACCTTTTTTTTGATTGTCCAAGATGTTATTTGGTATAAGAATAATGGAAATAAGTTGGAAACTATACTTATAACAGAGGCGACTCTCACTCCTACTTACAAGTCAAAGAGGTAACCATGAGCTGCAAACTGAAGAAAGAGACATCGATCGACGCAAAGAACAACGCTGTTAGACTGTCACGTTCACTAAGAAACAGTAAGCCTAAAGACGGGACTGAAAAGAGTCAGTTCAAAGCGTATTATTGTGAAGAGTGCGATGCCTGGCATGTAACGAGTAGTCCAGTAGCACAATCCAAACCCCGGCACAAGCATACCAGTGCCTTAATACCAGCCATAACATAATGACCAAGATAATCCTTCATACCTGCGATAATGCGGAAGACAACGCAATGCTCCAGGCGTTGTACTCCCGCAGCGCAGAGAGTGTCACGACCCACCTTGAGAAAATCAAGGAGACTGGGTCGGGGAAGTTTATGTCCCAATACTACCTGGGCTATGGCCACGCGTCCATTGGGGACTGCGGCGGCGATACCCTTTACTTTGAGGGGATCTCGATGCTGGCCGCAAAGGCAATCGAGGACAACCCTCTTTTCGTCGGACAGGAGTGCAGCTCTCGATACATCGATTTCAGTACCGCCGATTTCTATAATAACGGACGTACGTTAGCAGAACTCAAAGCCATTGAGGATCTGTATGCTCGTTACCGAGCATTCTATACGTCTTCAATGGAGCCTTTGAAGATTGCCCTGCGTGAACGATTCCCCATCCAGGAAGGAGACAAAGAGGCCGTTTACGAGAAAGCTATTGCTGCTCGTGCTTTTGATATTCTCCGTGGCTTTCTGCCTACAGGTGCTACTACCAATGTGGCTTGGACATTCCGATTTAGCAACGCTGGTGAGCACCTCACCTGGATGATGCACCATCCGCTGAAAGAAGTAAAAGAGCTTGCGGTGGAAGCGTATCGGATGTTGTGGACTAAGTACCCCAACTCGTTCAGGTTCGATCACGCTGGGTTTATCGACAGCATTAACGTCGACGGTGCTTTGCCGGAAATCGAAGGGGCCGAGAAGTATGCCTTCGAAAGCGAAATGGACAACTTCTATACACAGATCTGGGTTCCTGAAAAAGGTCGTAAGCTTTGTCGTACCGAGGATCTTCTGATCGAAGTGGAACTGGATGACGAAACTCCCAGTCTGGCCAAGTTGTCGAGCGGTTTCGTGAATCGGACGAAACGTAGCAAGCTGCATAAGCATTCCCTGTTCAGTAAACAGGACGTCTACGTTTCGGCGACTCTGGACTTCGGATCGTTCCGGGATATTCAACGTCATCGTAATGGCTATTGTAGCATGCCTATGGTGACGGATGAATTCGGCGTGCATCCCTGGTACTACGACAACCTCACGGAAGATCTACGTAAGGAAGCGTATATCCTTCTGAATGCGATCGAAGCAACTTACGCTCTGCTTGTCCCAGATGGTACTGACGTTAATGCCCGGGCTCAAGCTCAGTACATTCTTCCGATGGGTAACGTGGTACCGGTCGTGTTGAAGTATGACATCAGGCAGTCTGTATACGTGGCTGAGTTGCGTTCCAGCAAAACGGTACATGCTACGCTTCGCCCGGTTGCCCAAGAAATGGCGAGAGTGCTGGGAGACTTCGGTATCCCTATGTACTACGACAGGGATGAAGATAACTGGACTGTACGTCGCGGTGAGCAAGATATCATCAAGAAGAGTTAAACAAATTTAGGTATTATGGTATAAGCAAAGTGTCGGGGAAATTACTTCCTTGGCACTTTCTTTTTAGTCTAGGAGACTTAAATGTATCAAGCAGATAACGGTCGTTACACCCTCATCCAGATCGAAGCTTTGGCATTGGTCCTGGAACGTACAGAAGATGGCAAGCTGGTTCACCTCGGCGCTCCCGCCCATCTCTCGCTCGAAGAGAGTCTCAATGATATCCGTGCTGGTATCAATGAAACGCTTGTCGACGTTAAGAGAACCAAGGAGATGGTCCTCAAACAGTGGAACCGTTTCCAGGCAACCAAACCGTTCATGGAAGCTCGTGAACTGGAACTTAACGAAGTGATGTGGAAAGGCTTCGAACTGCAAAAGTACGAATCCAAAAAGACCAGCGCAATTGCCGCTCTGGAACAGGCACTGTACGAACTTACGGACATCATGCTTGAAAACGACGTAACGTTGAAGAGTCTCGAGGATTCTACAGGGACTGCTGAAGTCAAACACGTAAGTCTGGATGACGTCAAAAATCTGTTTGACGGATTCGGAAAGAAAGAGTAACATAGGTTTGTGCGGTAACAGAGAGTTGCCGCTTTTCTTTAACTTCGAGAGGCTCGAATGTCAATTATATCCCTTAAGCACGAAATCGTGCAGCAGTATGAAATCGTTTCTACGGAACGCAAACCCAAAGAGTTTGATCTTGCAGTAGTAATGGGTCGTTTTGAACCCTATCACGTTGGTCACCAGATTCTCGTCAACAAAGCACTTCTGATCGCAGATCGTGTTCTTGTATTGATCGGGTCTGCAAACGCCCCCCGCACTATCAAGAATCCCTTCACGTACGATGAACGTGCGACGATGATCGCTATGTCTCTTACGCAAGAAGAGATGGGTACCTTGCACGACAGCAGATTCTTGACGGAAGCTCTTGTAGACAACATGTACTCTGACGATGACTGGGCAAAACAAGTCCAGGAAAAAATCTCCTACTGGACTCCGAAATATGATGCTTCAACTCCAGTTGAAAAACGTAAACCAATAAAGATCGCAATCGTCGGCAATAAAAAAGACGAGAGTTCGTATTATCTCGATCTATTTCCGCAATACGACTACGTCCCGGTAGATGAAGTAAAACTTGGATTTGACGCTACGTCTATTCGTGAAATCATCTTCGAAAAGCCGGGGTTCATCGATCTGCTGAAAAGCCTAGTTCCTTCGTACACTTTCGACTTTCTGAAAGACTTTATCAAGTCTCCGGAATACTACCGTCTGTCTCGTGAATACCAGATGGTTAAGAAGTATAAGGAAGCCTGGTCAGTGGCCCCGTATGCACCTACGTTTGTTACCGTGGATGCAGTGGTGAAGAAAGCTGGACACGTTCTTTTAGTCAAGCGGAAGGCGGCTCCTGGAGAAGGACTCTGGGCATTGCCGGGTGGATTTGTAGAACAGAATGAGAGGCTCAGAGATGCGGCACTTCGTGAACTCAAAGAAGAAACAAGCATTGATCTGCCTTCTGGTCTTCTGCTTGGTAGTATGGGCGAAGGCGTTGTTTTTGACCATCCTAATCGCAGCTTGCGTGGGCGCACTTTTACCCATGCTTTCCTCTTTGATCTTGACCGGGCGGATAAGAAAGCTGGAATCCCCAAGACCAAAGCAGGAGACGACGCAGCAGATGCCAAGTTCTTCACGTACGACGAAACCCTGAAGATGGCAGATAAGGTCTACGAAGATCATCTTCCCATTATTCGCAAGCTGGTCGGTATCTGATGAGCAACACCATTTCCGAAGAAGATTTGACCATAAAGAATCTAACCGCTAAGTACTACGTTTATTCTTTAAGGGCTGAAAATGAACACATGCCGTTTTATATCGGTATAACTGCTGTTAATCGTAGACGTTTTAACGAACATATGTGCAGAGCTAATAAGGGAGACAGTAAACTTGTCTATACCAAAATTAGAAAATGTATAAATGAAAACGTTAGAATAATTCACGAAGTATTATTAACTTCAGAGTCTCAGAGCGTAGCCCTTGAAATGGAAAAGTTTTTAATTCAGTCGTATGGTAGGCAGGATATTAAAACAGGTATCCTTAAAAATCATACGGCTGGGGGAGACGGTGTACATGAGTATCGTCATACTGAAAAAGCCCGTGAGAAAATGAAACTGGCTAAGCTTGGCAATAAGTTAAACGTTGGGCGTAAACGACCTGATGTTGTTGAAAAATGGAGTAAGCCTATTTCTATGTTTAATCACAAAGGCGAATTGGTTAACACATTTAATTCTGCAAGAGAAGCTTGGAAAGAGACGGGTATTCATTTTGGCGGTATTTCAGCCGTATTAAGTGGTAAGAATAAACGAGTCAAACAAAAACCAACAGGTGATTATTTTGTATTCAGATTTCGAGAAGAATCTTGTACAAGTATTGAGCCTTTTAAAAATCAAAAATCTGGTCGTAGCCCTAAGCAATAGATGCTTAGTATTTTATTTAGTGAGGAACTAAAATGTCAAACTTCAAAATTAATCCGTTACTTAACGTCGATAGTTATAAAAATTCTCATTTCTTGCAATACCCACAAGGCACTTCTGCCCTGTACTCATACGTGGAAGCACGCAAGGACAACAGCGGGTTTGGGATCAAGAACTCAACGTTCTTCGGTCTCCAGGGTTTCATCAAAGACCACTTGCTCAACGCAATCACGGCTGAGCATGTCGAGTACGCAATGAAGGTCAATTCTATTCACGGTGAGCCCTTCGCTAAGAAGGAATTTGATCGCCTGGTGAAAGTGCATGGAGGTCATGCTCCGATGGTGATCCGTGCAGTCCCGGAAGGTCTGCAAGTTCCGATGTCGAATGTGCTGGTCGATGTAATGTCTACTGACGAAGAAATGCCTTGGATCGGTTCGTTCTTCGAAACCCAGATCCTTCGTGCAGCGTGGTTTGGTACTACGGTAGCTTCCATTTCGAGGCACTGTAAAGAGATCATCTTCAAGTACCTTGTCGATACGTGCGATAGGCCGCTCGACGAAATGCCCTTCAAGCTTCATGACTTCGGTGCCCGTGGCGCAAGCTCTACGGAGACTTCTGCAATTGCTGGCGCAGCGCATCTGATCAATTTTATGGGTACAGACACCATGCTTGGCATGGAGTATGCACATCAATTCTACGGAGCTGACTACAATGGCCTGGGTTATTCTATTCCCGCTGCTGAGCATTCCACTATTACTAGTTGGGGGCGTACGCACGAAGCTGACGCTTATAGAAATATGTGCGAAAAATTCGGCCAAGGCCTATTCGCTGTTGTCAGTGATAGCTACGATATCTTTAACGCTGTTAAAAATATCTGGGGCGGAGAGCTTCGTGACTTTGTCCTGGCCCAACCTGGTACTCTTGTGGTTCGTCCAGATTCTGGTGAACCTGTATCTGTCGTTTCTACGGTGGTCGGGCTACTGGCCGATGCGTTCGGTTACAGTGTTAACTCGAAAGGCTTTAAGGTCCTGAACAAGGTCCGTGTCATTCAAGGTGATGGTGTAAACCCTGAAAGCATCGAGAAAATTCTTGCTGCTCTTAAGTTGGCTGGATTCAGCGCCGAGAACGTTGCATTCGGCATGGGCGGGGCGTTGCATCAGAAGTTGGATCGTGATACGCTTTCGTTTGCAATGAAGGCTTCGTCTGTCTGTGTTGATGGCAAGTGGCTTGACGTATACAAGAATCCTATTGCTGGCGGTAAAACCAGCAAGCGCGGACATCTTGCACTAGTCGAAGATAATGACGGAGTGTTGACCACGATTCGTCGTGAAAATGCTATGGGTCGTGTAGATCTGTTGGAACCTGTATATGCGAATGGTGTTTTGATTCGTGACCAGTCTTTTAGCGATATTCGTCGCAACGCAGCAATCTAACCTCAAAGGGGAAACACTATGAAGTAATTCTATTTATGGAGGTTTCTCATGAGTTTCGATAACAAGTTTTATCCGAACCGCAAAGACAATCGTCGACCTTACCCAGATTGGGTAGGTTCAAAAGGGTTTGACAGATCCTGCCGCAATCACGGCGGTTGTAATTACTGCGTTTCGAATAGACGAATCCACTGGTTACGTGAATTAGCCAAAGCAGACGACAAACTCAAAGAGTTTGGAATCTAGTGTACACGGGGCTACGGCCCCGTTTCTTATTGGAGAAAAAGATGACTACTGCTTGTGATGGTACGTTTCCGCGCTTGGAGAACTGGGAAGTTTATCCGTATTTTCCAGGCTCACAATCTGAAGTGTTAGTTGCAGAGGGTGACATCTACAACGACAAGCGTTGGCCGGATGGTACGCATATTTACACGTCCGCTGTGAAGAACCTGGCTGATGACGAAACCTCGCTTCAGACTCGTAATACCCTTTACCAACTTGGCAAGAAACTGGAGACGGCATAATGAATCACGCTATGTGGGAACTATATTGGTTGACCCGCTTCATCAATATCCATGATGGTGCTGGTACCGTTTGGGGTGTCCTTATGGGTGCTTTAGGTATAGGTACTTTCCTCTCTATCGTCACTTGTATTGACGTGAGGGATGGTGAGAAAAGTGCGCATGTTTATAAATGGCTTAAACGTACGTACCTAACCTTCGGCATTCCTTGGTTGATTGCAAGTTTGCTTTACACCTTCACCCCAACCAAGGAAGAAGCTGCGTTTATCGTAGCCGGTGGAGCGGTGGTAGCCGCAGCACAGAGCGATGCCGGTCAACGGATTGCTTCAAAGTCTGTAGCCGTGCTTGAGGGTAGTCTCGACACCATTCTCGGTAAGGAAGCTGTAGCCAAGGCTCAGTTGGATGTTGAGAAACGCGTTGTGGATGCTGTGAAAAACCAGATGGGGATTAAAGGTGAAAGTCAAGGATCTGAAAAAGATGCTGGAAACGGTAAGTGATGACGCCGAAATCGTGATAGGTGGCAGTGACCATCAGTACCTGATTGCAGAGATGGAGATTAGAAAAGCGGAAAAGACCAACTATGGTCTATTCGAACCTGATGCGCTTTGTACGAATACGGTGGACGTTTTTCTAGTGTGGTAATTAGAAGCCGGGTTTTACGACTCGGCTTTTTTTACTTTTCTGAAGTATTTTTGGTATAAGAGTTTTGGAGTAGAGTAGTTTACTTTTTCTATACTAACGTCAAGGACTTATAAGAATCATGTTGACCATCGCTTTGTGGGTAATTCTCTGGGTAGCAGTTGGCGTTGTAATCGCCGCTTTGTTTTCTATCTCGAAGGAAAAGGACCGGGTCTTCGTGTGGAAAGACGAAGTAGCAACTGAACTTTACGAACAGTTCAACGTTGATTATCGTATTGCATTTCAGATAGTCGACGGTACATTCTCCACATGGAGTTTGATGTACAAAACTGGTATGGCGGGTATTCCGAGGGCCGTTGCTTTGCGTCTCTTCTGGCGTAAGGCAGACGAATCGGGTTGGATGCCGCATCATTTCAACAAACGGATTATGCCTGACGAACTGTATCATCATCATTCGTGGGGCGGCATTATCGTCGAGGCTTGAATGTCTGAAGTAAATTGGGACAAAATCAATGTTGCAATAGATTTGAAAGTACGCCCAAAAATTTCACCCTTACCGTGTCCTCTCTGTAAGTCAGATCAAGTGCAAGTCTGCATGGACACTAACAACCCTATTAAAGACTTTGTCAAATGCAGGCACTGTCACTGTCAAGCCCCTTTCAAAGCTTGGCAGGATAGGAAGTAAAAAGAGAGAAGCTTCGGCTTCTCTTTTAGTTTGGAGAAAATTTGAATAGCGATATGATCAATGGCTTGCTGGAATTCGCAGGCTCTTTCTTTATCCTCGGGCACTGCAAGGCGATGTATAATGCCAAGGACTCTCGTGCAGTAAGCCTTCTTGCTACACTGTTTTTCTTTACCTGGGGACTCTGGAACGTTTACTTCTTTCCAAGTCATGGATTGTACTGGAGCTTCCGAGGTGGACTTTTTATGGCCGCTGCCAACATTCTGTGGGCCTGGCTGATTATTTACTATAGATGGATTAAGAAATGAAACAAAAACTAAAAGCCTTCTTCAGCAATCGCTTTATCTTCCTGGCAACGATGCTTATTTTTGCGATGCTTGTCGGCTACGACCTTTCGACACATAACTGGACCTGGTTTATTATCGATTGTATTTTCCTTACATCCGATGCTTTCATTTTCGCTGACCACACCAAAAACTGGAATTCGTAATGGCTGACGCTCTCATTGAAAAATTTGACCTACTCATCGACATGGATGGGGTTGTAGCAAAGTGGTATCCGGGTCTTCTGACATTATATCAGGCGCAGTATCCAGATCGTCCATATGTCAAACCTGAAGATGTGACCAAGTTCTACGTCGAAGAACTGTATCCGGAAGAACACCGTGATGACGTTGTGGCAATTGCCCGTCAGAAAGGTTTCTACACGTTCCTGCCGGTGATGGAGGGGGCGAAAGAAGCCCTGAAAGACATTGAGGAAAACTGCCTGGACTTCATCAATCCTTTCTTCTGTACTTCGCCAGAAGTCGAGTACGAAGACTTGATGTGCCATTCAGAAAAGGTCCAGTGGACCAATCTTCACTTCGGACCTTTCTGGGTCAAGAACACGATCATCACGAAGGACAAGACGATGGTTATCGGCGACCTTCTGATCGATGATAAACCGGCGATCAAAGGTTCACGTAAACCGGTATGGGATCACCTGCATTACGCACAGCCCTATAACAAGGGTGGGCAATTAAAGAAGCAAAACCCGGAATTGGGTTTTACGTGGAATGAATGGCCTAAACTGCGTGAGGCTATCCGCGTAGTTGTTTATGGAGAACAGGAATGAGTTTCGCTAACCGCCTATTTGTAGTATTGGCTGTGATTAACATAATCCTGTTTGTTATTGCAGTTCACAGCGAATATACCGGACTTGCGATTGCAGAAGCTTTTACGAGTCTTCTTTGCACCCTTGGCGCTGTATCGAAGTTCAAGTAACGAAAGCTGTTTTGGTATAAGAGTATTGGTAGTAACAATACTTTTATGCCTACACAAGGAGAGACCATGAATGACACTGATTTGAAACGCAAGAAGTTCGCTGGGATCATTAAGATCGCAATCGGAGCTATAGCGATTGCATTCCTCGCACCTGCTATCATGCTTTTAGTCAAAGGACTAATTGGCATCGCTATTGCTGGACTCGTGAGTCTGGCGATTGTTAACGGTGCGCCCGTCATTTCGATGAAACTTGCGAACTGGAAGGTCAAAGAGATCGTCCAGGAAGCCAAGACGAACCCCATCGAGACGATGGTCAATGTTGCAAATGACCGGGCTGACCGATTGAAGGAAGCCCTTCAGCGAATCGGCGATCTCTCTGCGAGTGTCAAAAACTTCGCAGACAAGGTCGTTGGCTTCAAGAAGCAATGGCCCAACGATGCAGCAATGTTCGACCAGGCCGTTACCAACGCTCAAAAAGTGTTGGCCAAGTGGACCAGTGACTACAAAGTCGCCAAGGGGGCGTTGGAAGCTTATCTGTTGGAAATCGAGAAGTGTCGTGCTGTGAATGAGATGGCCGTGGAAATGGCAGCTCTTAACAAGATGGCGCAGATGGACTCCGACAAGTTGATGGAAGAGTTGAAGTCGAAGACTGCCATCGATGAAGTAAGCCGTCGCATGAATAGTGCAATGGCTCAACTGGAAACGTCACTGCTGGAAGAAGTCAACTTCTCGGTTACGCCGGGAACGGCAATTTCCAATAACCCTACTCCGGTCGCAAACTTCGATACTGTCGACGCACATAGTCCGGTCGTCGCAAAGGTAGGTTGACATGCCTAAAGTAGTTGGCCAAGACACTTCCGTAGCTAAGCGCGTTACGTGCTCTCACTGCGGAGCCATCAACGAGTATCTACCCGACGAAGTCCGGGAGCTGTATCGTGGAAAAGATATGAGTGGCTGTAGTGAAGGCTACGATGGGTTCAACTGCGGTCAGTGCGGTAAAGAAATCCATACCTGGAGTTTTTAATGTACACGAAACAACCTGACGGCACTGGTACTTGGGATATTCTGGATCCTGACGGTGATTACCTCGTTACGATTCAGGATGAAACCTCAGCGGATATTCTACTGTCTCATCTCAACCGAGGGTAAACGTGCCTGTTATCGATGTTTACTGTAGTCATTGTGGTCAAAGATTGGAACATCAGTCAGGGCGTATCTGGCATGGTGAACACGATATTGCTCCGCAGTACTGCTGGATTGATCCGATGCACGGCTCTCGGCTTCACGAGCCTGTAATTAAACTTGAACTTTCTTCGGAGTACACTAACTGTGTATAGACTGATTGCCAGCCTCTTGGTGGTCCTGGTGTGCGTGAGTGGCTACTTCGCCTTTGACCACACCACGTCGACCGCTTCTGTGGGCTCTGATGACTCCACAGGCGTATCCCAGCCCTCGGCTCCGGCTGCGGCCCCGTCCTCGGACGATAACAATCTCAAAGACCTGAAGGTGAACTAAGTGGACATTACAAATCTGCTGCTTGACGCAGCGGCAATTCTGCTTGCCGTAGTTTGTGTGTTCGGCTACACCGAAGTTTTCTGCATCCTCTTTCTTTCCAATACCCAGGAGAAGTCATGATTTGGTCCCGCGTTCCCCGTATCCCTTTGATCATTCTCACAACGTTGCTCACATTTCTCGTGTGTCACGCTGCTCACGCTCAATCTCTCGCCGTAGCAACTGGCGGGCCTGCAGGTACGTATCACGCGATGTTCAGGGAGTTGAATGCGCGTTGCGGTGTCGATACCGGAAGCGGTATTGACATCAAGGAAGTACCGTCGTCGGGGTCGAACGAAAACGTCGACAAGATGGTGGCCAATCAGGTCAATGGCGCATTCGTTCAGACCGACGTGCTGATCCTGCGTAGCAAGACCGAAGATCTCAGCAAGGTCAAGACTCTGTTCTCGCTTCACTCGGAACAGGTTCACCTGATCGCTCGGGCTGAAGGTGTGAAAGAAGGTGGGGTTATGGGCTTCGGTGCCAAGACCATTCACTTCAACACGATTTCGGACCTGAATGGTCGTAGCGTCGGCGCTGCCGGTGGTTCGGTTCTTACTGCGAAGGTGATCAAGGCTCAAAGCGGGGTGAATTACAATGTTGCCGAATTTCCCACGAACAAAGCTGCACTCGATGCTCTTCAAGCAGGACAGGTCGACGGTGTTGTCATTGTCGGCGGAGAGCCGATGGCTGAAGTTGCAGCGTTGCCTGCCACGTACAGGCTCCTGCCTATTCAACCTGCAATCCAGGACAAGCTGAAGGCGGTATATCAACCTGCGCGTCTGTCGTATCGTAACCTGAACGCAGCGGGTGTGCCGACGGTTTCGATCCGGTCGTTGTTCGTGACTCGTGAATACAAGTCTGCACGCTTCGTGTCGGCTTTGACTTCGCTGCGTGCATGCTTCAACAAGAACATCGACGACTTGCAAGAAACCACAAATACGAGTCCCGCCTGGCAATCGGTTGACGCCAAGGATCAGGGTAAGTGGGCGTGGTATGACCTGAAATGAACTGGCTAACAGTTCTTTCCCATCTGTACGTTTTAGGATTCGGATTTCTCTTCGGAGCGTACCTGATGGATATTTTGAGTCATGCGCAAGGCGAAGCAAAAGATCTGCTTAAGGTATTTGTGGTTTGCCTGTTCTGGCCGATTATTCTTCCGGGCTGGATATTCCTTGCATTACTGATGGGTTGATTCAAAGGGCGCTTTTATAGGCCCTTTTTCTTTAGGCGAGATAAAATGAACTTCTGGGTCATATACGCATCGATAGGTTTTGTATTTCTTATGTTCGGACTTGCGTTTATAAGTTACGAAGAGGACGGACACGTAGACGAAGGCGATATTGGGATAGCCGCATTTTTCTCAGCAGTTTGGCCACTCGTGTTGACATACGGGATTTTTAGTTTTGTGTTACATATTCCGATTTGGATAGGCGGGCATTTAAAGGAACGTAGGAATGAACAAGTTAGAGAGAAACAACGTCAACGAAGCGATAGCTAAGACCTTGGCTCAAGTCCGTTCTGATTTTGAAAGTCTGGGCGGTATCAGCAAACGTTTGAAAAAAGAACAGCATAAGGCTAGAATGAAGGCCTTCGAGCAAAACGCATTTAATAAAGGAAAGAAAAATGTCTGACGCAACATACGAAAAGATTGAACCGACGTTGAACCTGGAAGAATTCAAGAATTCGACTTCTGACTACTGGGAATATTTCATTTATAGGCCTGATGTCGACCCGGCTAAGCTGGCGATGGGCATCCATCCGGTCGGCGTACCCTTCCATTCAATAGAATTCGGAGGCAGTGTTTTTTACGTAATCGAAGGAAAACTCTGGGAAAAAGGTCACGTCGGGGTTGACGATAAAGGCGTCTTCGTCGAATTTCATAAACAGAAAGGCGAGTTCAAAGGGTACGGGATTTGAAATGGGTTTTCTATATTACCTCATAGGTACTGTGATTTCGTACTTTATTCTAGTTATGCTTCTAGGATGGTTTCTGGGTGGTGAACTAGACCTTAGTGATCCAGACGATGTTGTTGCTTCACTTGGATTTCCAGCAATAGCTGCGGTATTTTGGCCTATTACGCTCCCTCTTTCGCTAGCAGCAGTTGTAGCTTACAAAATCCTCCAGATTTTTGAAAAGAAGAAATGAAATGACTACCTTGTATAAACATCTGCAAGAAGTACGCATCGAAGCAATGAAGGCTAAAGACACCTTCACTTCGACCAAGCTTGGCACCATTCTCGGTGAAGCGAAGCAGCTCGCTACGAAGAAAGAGAATCGAGATCCGACCGATGATGAAGTTCTGTCGGTGATCAAGAAAGGTCTTGAAGGGCTTGCAGAAATGCTTAAGCTGGAGACAGACGATTTCAAGAAAGCCAATCTCGTGCTTGAGCGTGACATGCTGCAGAAGTTCATGCCGACGCAGTTGTCTGAGTTGGAAATCAAGACGCTCATTGAAAACATGGCGTTTGACAAGCTCGGTACAATTATGGCCGTATTCAAACTTAACTTTGCAGGTAAGTACGATGGTAAAACGTTGAAGAGACTTGCGGACGAGTATCTTGCTAAATACGACCGAGTTGACTGCGATGTAGGGAGTTAACATGACTGGCCTTGAATACATTATGAATCTCAATGAGGTTTGTCAGTTTCGTAGCACTGAGCGTAAACCAGGGCCATGTTCAAATAGTGAACTCAGACGACTGCTTGACCAAGGCGCATTACGTGTCAATGGTCAAGTGGTGAAGTCTAGGGACGCTATTCCTTTTCCCGTGGCAAGCGCGGTGATGTTCCCTAAAGCAGTAAATGGAAGGATAACGTTGTTATGAGAATCAAAAGTGCTGCTACCTCAAAGCATTACGAGCCGGGCACGTTTACTTATGATCCGTTCTATCGGAGATTTTTCTATAGCCCAGATCTTAAGGCTTATGATGATGTTACTAAAAGCGGATGGAAATTCTGGAAGAGAAGACGTGCTATCGAATGGACCATACATGAACGTGAACTGTTTCGCAAGGAACATGGAGTTTGGGTACCTTACAATGTAACCGGTTCGCTATTTGGTTTGTTCTTCGGTTATTGATTTCAATTTTTACGTAGTTTGTGGTATAAGCAAATTGTGAGGGAAGTCATAGCCGCGTTGACTTCTCTCATTCTACTATTAGCGGCTTTTGTTTAGGTTCTACAAAGATGTCTACTATTTCTCTTCAATCAGCAGCTCGTACTTTCGTTCGCAACGCAACCACTCTCCGTCAAGAAAGCAACATCAGTTTTGCTGACATGGCCGCAGCAACCAAGCTGTCGGTGTCGACGCTCAAGCGTATCGAACAATATGCTCGTCTCGGCGCTCTCGCTGGTAACTACCGTCCGAACATTGCTACAATCGTGAAGATTGCTAATGTGGCAAATGTCACGCCAGATGATCTTCTGCAACGTGAACTCGAAGTTGAGTAAATAATCGCTGTGTAGTATACTTGGGGCATAGCCTCTGAACGCTGTGTCCCTTCTGTTAAATCTCGGAACAACAGAGGCGATCATGATGAATGAAGTTATTAGCGTTGCAGAGTACGAAGAAGGTTTTGCCTTGATCGAAGATTCTCAAGGCAAGTACATGGTTACAAAGGACAGCCCTGAGATCACTGAAATACAGTTTCCTCGGTGTTACCTCACAGATCGTGATCGTCAAGCCCTTCTGACGTAACACAAGAACAAGTTGCATGCGGAAGTAAGGTCCGTTCTCCTGCCCGGAATGAGCAACCTGGGTTACCTTGCAGAATTGCTTCCATGACTTAGTATTTTGTAACGACAACGTTACTAGAAGTTTGTAACAGGCTTCAAAGTTGTCTTCCGCCCAGCTTGCAGCTGGAGCGGAGACCCGAGATGTCTTCGCCGAGAAGAAGAACATCTTGTCCTTGGCCGCCGGCGCCGAAGGTTCCGGAGACGGGTATAGTAATACACATGAGTTAGTCGTGGTATAATCGTAGTAGAAGTAAAGCAGGGCTCTCGTAGCTCTGCTAAAGCAGAAGTTTGAAGTATCAAACTGTCATTGTGGAAGGCCATCTATTGGTTGAAAGCAACGGGACAGAGAGTATCTGTAACAGTGCTCTACGCTTCTCGCTACACAACGCGAAAAGCAAAATCTCTACCCAGCTGGTTGCTGGGTAAAGGCAAATTCTGGGACGTCGTCGAAGCAGGTCTTCTACCCTGGTAAAGGTACCTTTATCAGGCTGGAGCACGAGGCTTCGTAGCAGAATGAGTTCAAACTAAAAGAGCCGACGAATTTGGGTTACCGCCAAAATTGACTCCAAGTTCATAAACTTGCTCTTTCAATAAATTTCGTTTTAGTGGTATAATGTTTATGTAGAGCCGCATTTAACTAGGTTATCTATTGCTCAGAAACCTCCTAGTTATATTCTTTGTTCTACTTCCGCTTTAATCCTGAAGCAGTCGTCAATGACTGTTTTGGTATTAAAGTTCATGGGCCGTAGAAATGGATTATCTAATCCCAAATCGCAAGTCACAGGTTCGAGTCCTGTAACCCGCTGCAGTTGCGGGTTTAATTCAGTTGGCAGAATGGCGATTCCTGATTCTATTTCGATCTCTTGCCTATCTCAGTTTCACGAGCCGAATGTTCAAGGTTATCTACTAAGCCAAAGTTAGAATAAAGCGTATTACGCAGTTTCCGGAAACGGGATAGTACCTAGGTCTAACACCGTTGTACTCTGCTTGAGCTAAAGCTATCGCGGGTGAATCCTGCATCTCCTTGACAATCCTTGCTCGTATCAAGTTTCACGACGAACCGAAAGCGTAGGGTTATCTACAAACTTCAATTGGTGAAAACTGTTAGGTCGAAAGACCATCTCCCTTGCACCACTTGTTCGTCTTCCGTTTATGCTGAACCGCTAGTATTGTGTTATCTCCATTATCAGGACGTATTTCAGGTTCGAATCCTGACGGCACAATTAAGAGCATTCTGTGTTCTTGGTTGTGCTGTAGTTAAACTGGTATAACGCGTAAAACGCGCAGTACACTCTTTGTTCAGCTTCAAGTTTGTGAGCCGTTCAGATTTGGATTATCCTTTTAAGATTTCCTCCAGATCAATTTCATTTGCTCACTTCAGTTTTATACATTGCTAGTATTTAGCATGTCAACTAATTCAAATTCTAAAAAATCACAACAGTTAGGTATGCCGTTTGGTACCGCCACAAATAAGCTCAGAAAAAAAGTAATGTTTTCTCTATTAGTCAGACACCGAGAAAATATATGTTTTAAATGCTCAAAAGATATTGAAACAGAAAATGAACTTAGCATTGAGCATAAAAAAGATTGGTTAGATGTAGGTTCTGAATTATTCTGGGATATAGACAACATTGCATTTTCACATCTCAAATGTAATAAACCTAGAAAAGAATTCTACGAGAGTACTCGAAAAAATATAGTAGATGGTAAACAAGAATGTTTCTCGTGTAAAACGTTTAAACCAATTTCTGAATTTTGGAAAAACAGAACCCGACATAGTGGGATAGACAGTCAATGTAAAGATTGTGTAAAAAGATACAGACGCAGTAAAAAATGACCTTTCGTATGTAACCAAGTAGTATGTTGGTAGTCAGGGAGCAACTTCCTGGTTAAATCTGCCACCGGTCCGTTCCGCTACGTTCGTTACGTGCTTCGCACTACACGACCTACGCTGCACTACCCGGAGGCGATGAGGAGATCTGCCCCAGAACGGGCAATGAGGTTAGGTCATAACCCCGCAACACCAAGACTTACGTATTTTGTTTCAATGAAACGATGATAGAGTAACTCTGTCAGATATCGGTTCAGCTTCGCTGACTGGGATGTGCTCCAGGAGCACGAGCTGGGGGTACCCGTCGTACCCCGGGGAAGAGCTGCAGCATGGTTCTTCTTAACACCACATGAGGTAAGTCCAAAGGTCTGTTAGCTTCGGCTTTCAGACCTTCTTTTTTTAGTCAGTTAAACTTTGTTCCTCAAGGAGCCTTAACATGTCTTTCAATTCCCTCTCTAACAATACCAACACCCGCACTCAAGCAAAGACTACGGTTCAGACCAAACCGGCTGGTAATGCTTCTGTCGCTCAAGTAAAGAACAACGCTGGCGGCTTTGTGTTTGAGGTAACGCCTCTGCAGAAGCTCGATCGTTTCCTGATCATCGGTACGAGCGGTGGTACGTTCTATCAGTCCGAGAAAGATATCACCAAGGCCAAGGTCGACGATATCGTCAAGTTGATCCAAACGAATGGTAAGGTTGTGGTCGACCGTATCGTTGAGATCAGCCAGGCTGGTCGTGCCAAGAACAATGACTACGCGTTGCTTGCTATGGCGTTGGTCTTCACTCACGGTGACGTGGCTACGAAACTGTATGCCAAGGACAAAGTGAACCTCGTGGCTCGTACTGGCACACACTTTCTGCACTTCGTGAACTTCGCTTCCGGCCTTCGCGGATGGGGCCGTAGTCTTAAGAACGTTGCTCAAAAATGGTACTCGGATAAAACGGTAACAAATCTTGCGTATCAAGTCGTTAAGTACAAACAAAGAGACGGATGGTCGCACCGCGATGTTCTTAGACTCAGCCACGTAAAGCCTGGCGAAGACGTGGTTCGTCAAAACCTTTACAAGTACATCGTGAAGGGTCCGGAAGCGCTTGCTATAGGTGACCAGGTTCCTGAGCTTCTGATTGCAGTAGAAGAGGCTAAGACCTGCAACAAGAACAAGCTTGTACAGCTTATCGGCGAACACAGGCTTACGCATGAAATGGTCCCGAACGAAATGAAGTCGCATCCTGAAGTCTGGGAAGCACTCGTTCCGCATATGGGCCTGAATGCATTGGTTCGTAACCTGAACAAGCTGACGGCTGTTGGACTGATCAAGCCTTTCTCGGAAACGAGTAAGCTGGTCACGACCAAGCTTCTGGATGTGGAACAGCTTCGTAAGGAACGTCTGCATCCGATGTCGATTATCGTTGCTAAGAAGATCTACTCTCAAGGCAAGGGCGATAAGGGTTCGCTGGTTTGGACCCCGGACAATACCGTCAAGGATACGCTTGAAGCGGCGTTCTACCTTTCGTTCGACGCGGTGGAACCGTCTGGTAAGAATATTGTTCTGGCGCTTGACGTGTCAGGTTCAATGGGTTCGGCTATTCCGGGTGTTCCGCAGTTGACGTGTTGTGAAGGTGCTGCACTGATGGCTATGGTTTCGGCTCGTACGGAACCTTGGACTGAAGTGTTGGGCTTCGCTAAGACGTTCAAGCCGCTGAACATCACGAAGCACGATACGCTTGAATCGGCTACCACCAAGGCGCATGACTGGAACTTCGGTTCTACGAACTGTGCTTTGCCTGCTGAACATGCGCTTGCACACCGTTGGAACGTAGATGCGTTCTGTATCTATACGGACAACGAGACGTATGCTGGTAAACAGCACCCGTTTCAAGCAATGCAGAAGTATCGTCAGGGCATGAACAAGCCTGATGCAAAGCTGATCGTAGTCGGTATGGCAGTCAATGACTTCAGCATCGCAGATCCCAAGGATCCGAACATGCTTGATGTTGTGGGCTTCGATACGCAGACGCCGCGTTTCATGTCTGAATTTATAGCTGGACGTATCTAACAAGGAGTCAACGTGAGAGAAGAAGATTACGAATCGCTCAAGAAATTGAGCAGAGAAGAGTTTCAAGAGTATCTGAAGGCTCTTACGGTGACTCAGCAGTTAGAGCTGCTTGAGCTTGGCATGAAAGACCTTGAGAAGTCTGTCGAGGCAGCATCTGAAAGTTTGCAAAAGAACTTCTCAAAGCAACTTGAACTTCAAGACTCTTCCCGGAAGGAAATGGAAGCGTTGCTCGTGAAGGTTATGGTTCGTTAAACAAAAAGGCCGGGGTTTCGACTCGGCTTTTTTTAGCCTTGAAAAAAACTGGACAAATGAGGAATCACTGAAAGCCTTACTGGTATTGGGTTGCTGGTTACGTGTCCAATTTGTCCAATTTCACTTTGCACTATTGGACAGCCGCAAAGCCTTATCTGGCTTGAGTTCT